CTGGTCGGCAATCACCGAGAAGTATTTCCCCTGCTCTTCGATACCGTTTTCCACCGGTGCCGATAGGTTCATGATAGGGATATACAGCTTTCGGAGCTCTGCCATATCGTGCGATCCGGCATCGAAGAACCCGTGAATCAGCTGCCCCATCTCCTCTTTTTCCTTGGCGAACGCAATGAACGCGTCAATGAGGTCGCCGGCATCCGAGAAGGTTAAGGCATCCGAGTAGATCAAATCGAATGGAAACTTTATAAGATAATCCCACGCCTTTTGAAAGGCATTAGGTTCGATCCTCATGAGATACACACCCGCGCAGTTTCCTGCGATGGCGTCTTCAAGCCGGTCAATCAGCGGGCCTGAACCAAAGATCGCTTTCGCTGCGGCTGCAGACGAAATGGCTACGGGATTGTAAAACTCGCCTTGGGTTGATTCTCCGATGAAGACGATCCGCTTTCCAGTCGGAAGGTACGTAGAGAAGTAGCTGTTCGGCAGCGTGGTATACTCAATGTTGGCTGAGGGCTGCATCGTCCTCACCTCCCTTGTAAACCATCCGGGTGTACGTCATGTGGAACTCGACGCGCCCGCCGGTGCCGCGCTTGGGCTCGTTGAAGCTAATTTCCTGCTTGTCTTTAATGCGGAGCGGGACATCCCCTTGCCATTCGATCTCTAAGATCAGATCGTTTTCGGATGGATTTATGTCATGCTCCAGGTAATAAATGAAGGCGCCCGGAGTGGTCCGGCCCGCCGGCGACTGTTGGTTAACGCCGGACAGAGACAACGGTACCGCGTTTGGCTTTCGGTAGGATCGGATTTTTTCGATCGTTACGACATAGCCGGTTCCATAGCACTTCGCGCATCCTGCCGTCGATTCCCCGCTTCGCTCACTGTAACACTCGCACCGAAATCGCGGATCCCGCCGAACATAGACCACGGGGTAGCCCACTTGATCCAGAAGCTTGGAGAGATCAGCCCGCAAGTCTCGCATTAGAATCCGCCCCTATCATCAGGAGTCGCGGTATTCTTCCGGAAGCTTGCGGAGAGCGGTGTCGTATAACCGCGGCGGTCCCGGTTCATCAGATGATCCATCCAATACTTGCATTCCCTCTCGACCTCAGACATCATGTTCTGAATAACTTTCAGAACACCGGAGCCAATAACTTGAGGATCAGTCTTTTCTTGAATGGTCAGATCGCCGAGCGTTGCCGTGGATTCGTTGGCAATTGCGACAGTTGGATCGCCCAGATTCATCTTTTCAGAAAGACGAATGTAAAGCGTTCCAAGCAGCATCTTGGCCGCCTCATACGGCACATACCGTGTGACGCCGAAGTATTCGATACGCGAGTCAAGGAGTTCCCGGAAACGTGCATTGTTGACGTCAGGGAACATATTCAGCAGGATATACGCTTTCTGGCCGGCATCGCGAAGCGCCGCGTACACTTCATGGATGGTGAAGTATTCGTAGAGGCTTTTCATGATGCCATGGACCTCGATGGCTTGGTCGCCGAACAGCGGCCCATACTGACTGGTGAACGTCTGCCTCGCGGTATCGCCCAGGCTGAGGCCTGATTCCGACTTGATCGATTTCTGCGCCACCACCGTATAGGTCGTATTGTACAAGAATCCATCCCGCGGCTTGAATACGAGTTTCCTCGCTTTGACTCCAGCTGCCTTTGCTTGATCTAATGTCATGCGAGTGCCATCTGCGGTTTCAACCGAAATGGTGCCCGTCATACCATAGACAGACGGGGGCAGGTAGTTCTCAATAGGAATGTTGACCATTACTTCACCGCCTTCTCTAACGTTCTCAGGATCGTCCCATTCGGATGCACAAACTCGAATTTGTACGTGCCCGGATAGGCCTGCGTGCTCCAATGTCCACCGCTGTCGGTCGAGGCCTTTGCCACCAACTCGCCCGAGCTGACTGCATAGATATTGACCTTCGCGTTTGGCATCGGCAACCCGTTCATCATGACCGTGGTATAGCCGCCGTTGGACGTGAGCACCGTGATATCGGATACAAGTACAGGCGCGCTGGGAGCAGCGCCGCTTGCGTAACCCGATCGAACCTGAAAACGCTCTTTGGTGGTGCTTGTAACACCATTCAAAGTGGCTTCGTAAGTGACGAGATAATCACCATAACCCCAGTCATCAGACACAAAAATTGCCTTTAGATAACGGCCTGGGCCTATTGATTCCAGTGTAACATGCTGTACGATAGTAAGACGATCTCCGTCATAATATTCAAGCGATGCGGTGGGAGGAAAATCAGCTGGGATCGGGGCATTATCCTCATCTATATTCAATAATTCTAAAAGAATCGTTGAGTTCTTCGTGTATACGCCAATAAAATCCATCGCATCCACCCTCTTTCTTAATTATATGTAATGCCCCCCAATAACTTGGAGGGCGGACCGCTAATTCTTCTGCGCAATAACGTAGAAGCTCTTGCTGTCAACCGTAGAAAGATCCAGGTCTTCATCGAACTCCAGCACGATCTCACTAAGCGGTGAACTGGTGATGCCAAATGATAGCGGCACATTCACTTCCTGATCGGCAGGCGTCATTGAAGCAATGCCCAGCGTGTCTAGCCCCTGTTCCGGAGTGCCGCCCAGCTGGTCCTTCAGGTGATCCAATTCATCCTGCGCATTTGCTCCCGTGCCTGCGGTGTCCGTAGACTGCGCCGTGACCGGCGGCCTGACATGGATTTGAATAATGCTGGAGTATGCACTGCGCGTGCCCGCGTCGTTGACGCTTCGGATTCGGGCATAATAGCTGCCCTCCTCTAGCGCCGTTTCCGGCGTCACTTCAGTTCCATATACCCGGCTGTCGCCTCTTGGCCAGACGAGCACATCGAACGTGTTGCTCCTCGAGATTTCAAGCTCATAGAAGTACGCACGTTCGGCTGCGTTCCATTTGAAGGTCACAGGATTGGCAACGGATGACAAATGCGATGGCGCGGTTACGACCGGAGGCTTGATATCCTTTATATCTGCTGTGTAGAACTCCATCATGAACGATTGGTCGAGCAACCTGCCCATGATGTCTTTGAGTCCTTCTTCGCCACCGACCAGCTCCACCTGGTAGTGAGCCAATGGGCTGAGCTTGGCGGCTGGCTGGATCAGCAGAACCTTGTTGCGGTATTCATAACTGAAGGGCTCCCCTTTTTGGGCGTCCACATTCAGAAGAACAATCGTTTGCGGCGATAGGGTATCGACGTTGATGTCGATTTTGAAGTAGACCTCAAGGATGATATCCACCGGCACTTTTTCAGCGCGGTGAACCGGATTCGTTCTTAGGACAATGTTCATGGTTGATCCATCGTCCGGTACGTAATCGCTATGACGGCCTTATCAGAAGGTGCCTCCGCGAACACGATGGTCTTTCCATTGATGACATAATCCTTGGCTGCGCCGCGCATCATGAACATGCCATCTTTGAAAACTTGCTCGCTTTGCGGGATTGGTGTCCACGACAAAACGAATTGCTTATTGACGGTATCTTTTGCGCCCAGAGGTTCCTCCTGGCTGATCGTCCGCGCGCCCGAGAACTCAGGCATCACGCCGACCTTGACCCGATATTGTGGAAACGTATCATGCGCTTTGACTCGTGCCATATCCTTCCCTCCCCTATTTCCACTGCACGCAGAAATCGTAGACGACAGGACGGACCGTTCCCGTATACAAGCAATCTACCTTAATCTGTATGAACTTTGATGCCACAGGCAGGTAGATAGGCTCGTCGATCTTACACGAAACCCAAGAGCCTGAGGAGCCGGTCCGATAGCTGAACTTGACGGTGGCTCCACTAGCTGGATACTCCTCGTAGTTGGCCAGCAAGTAAATCTCACTGGTCACCGCGGGAAGCTGCAAGAGGGATGTGATCCAAGAGTCGGCATTCATGGAGTACGACAGTGTGTTTAGCACCGCCGTACTCGCAGCATCCCGATTACTGGTGTCTACGAAAGGTTCGGCAAAGTACGTTTGATATGGCGAAACCAGCAGCAACATGTCGTAGCGCTCATACATGGTCTTGAGCTTGATCGCCTGCGCGATGTTGGCCTGCATGGTGTTCAAGTGAAAGTCATGCAGGACTTGTCCATCGAGGAAGCTAATCCGCTTCATGTAGTTGCCTGTTGCCATTTACTTCACCGCCAATCTTAGAAGGTTACCGACCAGGTGATTCGCATGCCCGTGTTCTTGTCTTTGGTGACCGGGCCGATGCCGGAGATGTTGAACATCTTGCCGAGCGTCTGCTCCGTGAACATCGCGACTTGATAGATGTCGTGCGTGTCTTTGTACCATTTGTACGAGATCGACACCGTGTCGCCCGTCGCGACGGCCACCTTCAGGATCAGCTGCGTGCCGTCTGCGGACAGGTCGTAGTCCGTGCCGGCAACGAGATCCGTTGCGCCTTTCTTAATCGAAAGGACTTGGAGTGCGCCAGCACCGTCTTTGGCGACCGGATGCTGCAGCGAATACGTCGTTTGGCCGGTGTTCATCGGCAGCACTTCGTCGTTCTGTGTGAGCAGCGGGCCCGGGATACCTTTCGGGAAGTCGGCGACGAACTGAACCGTCGTTCCGGAGTTGATCCGGTATTGGAACGTCAACTGACCTGGCGTCTCTACGCCCGGAGCCGGATTCTGCGCGTCCTTGCCCTTCGGCGAAGTCGAGAAGCCGACGATTCCTTGGCTGGGGTTAATGAGCCATACGTCACCATCGCCGTTGACGAGGCCGCTGTTCGTGATCAGGTACTCGGTAACTTTGTTGTTCAAATCTTCGTGCGTAACGCTGACCAGCTCGAGCACCGGACCTTGCGACAAGGTGTAGTGCGTGTAATCCACGTTGTCACGTACCTTGTAGGCGATCTCATAGTTGTTGCCTACTGCAGGCGCCGGATTGAATTGGATGGTCGCCGTATTGGCGTCCTTGATCGTCACGTTCAGCGTCACGTCAACCGGATTCGCTGGATCCGTGATGTCTCTTGCGCTGACCAGATCCGTAAGCGGCTTGCCCGCTGCTCCTGGAAGTGCATAAGTGTCCGTTGCTGCACCGACGATTGTATTCGTGAGCGAAGCTTTGGCCATAGGCTGCGTTGGGAAGACTTCAAGTTCAGGCTCACCCGTACCGATCGGAGCCGGGTAGCGGATCAGCTGGCGGCATCCTTCAAACTCGGCGTCCATGAGAATCTTCATTTTATCAAGGCTCGAGAACTCGACCGGCTTGTAGTCTGGGTGACCTGCCGGCTTACCCCCAAGGCCCATGAAGCCGAGGCTGAAACGAACCTTGAAAACGTAGGCAACCGATACAGCGGCCTTCGCTGTTTCAAAGAACACCTTGCCCGTGCCGTAGTCGATCGTGTACGTTTTGTCTGCGTCCGAAGGAGCTGTACCGCGGGTGAAGGCTACGCCGCCTACCGTGACCGTCTCCGTGCCGGCGACGAGCTCCACATAAGCGTTGTTCACGCGGCGGAACTCGATAGACACCCGGTTCTTTGGCGCCACCGCAAAGTGCAGCAGGCCTTGATCCGCGTCCTTCAGGAACACGTCTTTGTCGATGACAAGATCGACACCATCTACCGTTACTTTCTTCAGCGTAATGATGTTCGCTACATTCGTCATGACCAGTTCCTGATTGGCATTCGTCGATCCTACGTCAACGGAGTAGCTGCCGTCGATTTGCGGCTGCAGCGATAAGTTGAAGGCATAGGAGCCATCGGCCCCGGCCACCAGATCGGATGCACCAGCATCCGTCTGATTAGCGCGCACTTTCTTCTTCGGATCCGAAAAAGCAGTGCCGACGATTTCATTGGCCGAGAGAACGACCAGGTTCTTCTTTTCTTTCGTGAAGGTCACTTCACCTTGCTCGTTGTAGAGCTCCAGCTTCACATGACCCTTAGCGTTGATGTAAGCATCATCTCTTAGCATAGACATGGTTTTCGTCCCCTCCTCTATTAAAATCCACCGGTAAACGGTTGGCCATCTTTGTTGAGCAGCGTGATCGTCCACGTTACACGAATGCCCGTGGTAACTTCTTTGCGAGTCTCACCGACGCGAACCAAGGAGAATGCATCAACAGGATAATTGCTGAAACCTTCGATCTTGTCGTCAGCGCGTGGTCCGTCAAAGAGGCCCATTTCGCGGATCGTCACTTGGCTGTTCGGCGTATTCTCTGGGAACTCCGCGATGAAGGTGACCGAGCCCTTATCGAGCTGATACCATGGATACGCCGTGCCAGCCTTCGGCTTCTCGATGACAGCGCGCGTATAGCCGGTTGGTACGCCTGGTACTTCATCAGATTCGTAGAACACTTCGTAGCTCATGATGGCATTGCCGGCGTTGTTGCGGTCGCTGACGATGATCTTGTTGTTTACGGCATCCAGCTTGTACGTGCCTTTGCCGAACAGATTGTCGTCCGTCACAACCGTCAGTTGGACACCCGTGCCGTACTCCAGCACTTGAACCGTCTTCGGTGCATTCGGAAGCGTGATCTCTTTTGCAGCCGTTGTGTTGTTGTAGTCCACGAGGATTGCATCCCCCGTTACCGGTTGCTTGCCGTTTGTGAACGTGATTTTGCCCGTTACCGAGTCCACCGTGTAGTCGATCGTCGGTACAATGACTTGTGCGCCGCCGGATGGCGTTTTGTGAACCACGACGCTCGATGCAACCACATTGGGTTTCGAAAGCTGGAATACCTTGTTGTTGCCATCGATGACACCGGTCGGCACTTCGTTTGCAACCGCGCGGGTCACCGTCACGCTCGTCAGGCCGGAAGCTTGGCGAGCCAGATAGATTTCGCCGGTCACATTGAACGTCACGAGCAGATTGGACAGCGCTCGGTTAAAGTAGACCTTGCCGTATTTCGGATCAACGAAATACTTGCCCTCTGCCACTTCGCCCAGCGTTTCAACCGCCTGCAGCGTGCTCGTGTTGTATTCGATGACGAGGCTCGCCGGATCAATCGGGAAATGCTCCAGCTGAATCATGAACGGCGCGGATGTCGTCGTGCTGTAGAAGCTTTGCGTGTCGAACGTCTTCGTGAAGGACTCGAACTCATGGATGAGTGCATTCATGTCCTTACTCAGCGCGTCGAAGCGAATACCCGCTACAACAACCTTTGGAGTAGCGACCGAAGCGTCTGCCCCGCTAAACTCGATCGTAATTTCCGTCTCGACCTCGTTGTTCAGCGCTGTGAACGCTTTGCTGGCGATCTCAGGCGCCACCAAGGACGAGTCCAACGTTTCGATCGTGTCTTTCAGAACGCCGTTAATGTACACGCCGATTTGACCGCCTTCGTTGGATTTCTCATACTCCAGGACGAAGTTGCTGATCTTCTCGTGGAACACGATCGTCTCATCGGCGTCGACAGCCACTTTCTTTCCGTCTTCGTCGGTCCACTTGGACGTGTAAGTCAGGCGTGCGTCCGACAGGTTGACCGGATAGTTTTTGCCATCGCCGAGGCCAATGAACATGTTTGTGTGCGTGCTGTAGATTTCAGCGCCGAGCGGGATGCAGCCAGGGGCGTCGTTCTTCGTGTGGACCGTGAAAGCCTTCTTCCCGACCTGGGAAGCATCTGCAGCTTCTTCTTTAATAAAGACTGTGTGCGGACGGTAACTGTAGAACACGTCGAAGTCTTTGTCGTCAACTGCACGCCAGAACACGTTTGGTGCGAAGTTCAACTGGTCGACGCCGCCAACGGCTGCCGAGATATTGTCGGATAGGCCGACATGATACTTCGGCGAGACATCACCCTTCGGCATGCGAACCTTGTACAAGATTTGATCCGGGTCGCCACTGAATGCGCGAAGCAGGATTTCTTCAGCGCCTTTGACAACCAGGTTCGCCTGATCGGCCAGAATGCCGAGAACATGGCCGTCATTGTCGATGGACTCGATCCGGATATGACCTTTTGGCGCGAACTCGAATGTGTCGTGCAGGCCGCTTTTTTCTTTGCCGCCGACTTTTTGATTGAACTTGGCAATGAGCTCCTGTTTCTTCTCGCCTTCAGGAAGCATGCCGATCAATTTTTTGATGACATTGAGGTTCATCACGGGTTCACTCCCTTTAATGTATTGGTGCCAATTTTGAATTTGCCGATTGGCGAGCCAGTCTCCGATACATCGCCAAGCGCATATAGCACCCGCTCCTTACCGTTTAACTCGAAAGAATCGTTCAGGTTCGGCTCGATGAGCACGTCCTTGGATTCCCCTTTATCTCGACCGTAATCATCTTTCGGATGCGGCAAATACGTTGGATTTACGAGGCGTGAGAACGCCACTTGCAAGCTGTCCTGCAGACCAGGCGCAAGGTCGAATCTGCGATCCGCCAGCTCGCCGGCCGCAAGGCCAAAATATTCGTGCAACTGCTGACTCAGGTCAGACCTTGCCGCTGCTTCATCTGTCATGTCCATGCTCTGCTCATCACGCGCAAGCGAGCGCAGCGAAGGAGCGACGGCGAATGTATCGCCAAGCTGAACATCGAGATGATTGAACAACGCATTGGCCAAATCCGGCTGCAGCCTGGTTACGTCGCAGCTTTGAATCGATAGGCTGTCCGCTGCGCCTTTTAACAGGCCAAGCGACAACCATGAGAGATCGAGCGCCGTGACATCGAGCGCTTCTTGACGTTCTGCAGACATCATTTTGTAATGCGTCGCAAACTGTTCACCAATAAGCGCAAGGCCATCGAAATACTCAAACACATCATGAAAGGTGCGGAAATCGACGCTATCGGTCATGATTCGCATCAACTCGTCAAGGAGCGCCGCTTCAAAGTCCGTCTCGAGCTTCAGCTCCCCGATGATCATAGCCCTCGCCATATCTTTGAGGAACATAGACTTGATGGTTGCGCCATTTGTCTCCAGATCAAATTGAACCACGGCGTCATCCTGGCTGATTGGACCTTTGGCATCTTCCAGATCCACGCTGACTTCGGCAAAACGCCGATCGACAATGGCATGTGGGAGATATAGATCCTTCATCAGCAGCCGGAGATACTTCATAATCTCCTCGCCCGGGCTCAGATCCACGACTTCTTGGACCAATTCCCTGAACATTGTCAGTGTTTCCCGCGTCGAATCGAGCATTTTCACGCCCAGATCCTCTTGGAAGGCAGGCTCTGTTAACAATTTTACCGTACTGCTTGCGTTTAGGAAAAAGCGATCCTCGGGCATTAGGTCATAAGAAACCCGCAATAGCTCACCTTTTATATCGAAATTGTAACGTCCTTCTAAATAAAGCTGCTTATTTTCACCATTATCTAAAAAGACTTCGATATTCGCCGCTGTAACCACTTTCTCGATGGCGTCCGCTAGATAATGCTCCATCAGGAGGCCCACGAAATCCGCAGGATTCTGTGTGAAGGTGTCCATTTCTCGGTACATTTTGATCAGCTGCGAGTCCTCATTCAGTCCCGCCGAGAAGCTTTCCTTGAGGGATTGCCCCAGCATCGTGCTGACATAGCGTATCGCGCTCTCGACGCGGGAGACAAAGTTCTCGTCGATGCCCGGCAGCGCGCTGCTATTCATGTCCAGGTTTTCCTGCAGATAAGCCGTCAGACTCTCGAGCGAGTCGAAGCCAATGGAGTACAGCGGTGTCCCCTCCTGGAACAAGATGGCATGGAAGGTGTCCTCCACAAGCGTCGTCAGGAATGCCTCCAGCTCATCATCATGAACCATCGCGACCAGATCAAGGACATCATGCAGCAGCTGGAACACTTCGAGGCGGTTGTCGCGGTCCTTGAGCTCTGAATAAACCCAGTCCGTCTTCCACCCGTTTTCGGATACGCCGCGCACTCGATACTGGTTATGGTCCTGAACGACGTCGGCATAATCATCATGATGCAGGGTCAGCCAGTACGATTCGGTTATCCCTTGTACGGGCTCGGTCAGTACCGCCTTAATCCGGAACAGTTTCCCGTCAACGTCAACCATGGCGATGCCGGTGTCTACCGATCGCTGAATCACGGAGCTTGCGATTCTAAGGCCCTGGCCTTCTGCGCGCAATCGGTAGGTGCCGGTTGTGCCTGGGAATGTCACCTGTCTAAAGAGGCGATCTTCGGAAACATCCTTGAAGTCAACAGGGAAAGGCACGGCTTGAGGTGTCGCGCTCACCGCTATGGAGAGTCTTGATTCAAGCATAGCGATCCCTGCCTTTCACCGGATTATTTGTTGCGGCTGCCGCGCTTAGCTGCTGCCGGCTCTTGAGTCGCGGATGGATCCATTGCGTCTGCTGCAGGCTCATTTCCAGCGCTCAGATCGAGGACCAGCTCCGCTTCGCCTTCGGATTGTGCCGTAATGGCATCAGCCGGATTCGCTTTGACTTGGCCGTGGCCGCTCGTATCCACTTCCATTACCGGACCGCGGGTTGCACCAGCGATTTGGTCTGCGCGCGTCTTCGCCATCTTACCGGCAAGATCGTACTTTGCTTTCCATGCATCAACAGCTGCCTGCGGCAGGTCGCCTTCATACAGGTTGAGTGCCGGCGCGGAGCCGAGGATTGCATGTACGATGCCGGAGAGATCGGTATTGGCGTCGAAATTGAGCACCTGCACCGGATTACTCGGCGTGATATACATGTTGGTCTTTGGATCGTAGAAGCTGCCCATTTGATTGGTCAGGCCAACTTTAATCTCAGGCATGGGAATACCCTCCTTGGTTCATTTTGAAAGTAAGAAAAGCGGGCGAACAGACATCTATTCGCCCGCTTTGGGATCAGATACAGTATTAGGACACGATTTTGATGCGGTCCGGAGTTGGGTAGCTACGTGCGAATGCCAGGTTGCGGGCAGTTGCTACGGCTTTACCTTCGTTCAGGACGCCGATACCATAACGCTCTTTGACCTTGATCGTTTGGATATCGCGCATCGGATCGTCGAACTGCTCCGTGGAGAGCGGATCTTTCACGAGCAGAATGCCGATGTTGTTGCGGTCCACTACGTACATGTCGAATTTCTTCGTGTCGAAGTTGAACGGCGCGAACGGCGTGAAGTTGATGTTGATCGCGAACGGGATCCGGCCTTGAACCGTCTCTGGCGAGATCGACAGGTTCGTCACCTGGCTGCCGCCGAGTGCTGCATGGGAAAGGGAGTGGATCAGATCGTTCTTGAAGAATACGCTCCAAGTGAGCGGGTGCATGATGATGTCGGTCGGATTGAAGCCGTTCATCATGACCGCGATGAACAGGTCGATCATGTCTTCCGTGCTCATCGTGTTGTTCATGTTGCCGTCGATGTCGCGGCCCGTCGTACCCGCTTCCGGATATTTCTGACGGATATCGTTGTCGTAAACGATGTGACCGTGTTTGGAGAACTGAATGAAGATTTTTTCTTCTTTCAGACGTGCCATTGCTTCGCCGGCCTTGCGAACCAGGATGCCGATGACGTCCCACTGGGAGTCGTTGATCATTTCGTCGGTTACACGAACGACCATACCGGACTTACCAACCTTCACCTCTTGCGTACGGTGGAGTTGGAAGTCCACAGTTTCTTCGAGGTACGATTGGCTCTCGCCGATGTCATGCGCACGCATCGCACCGATCGATGGGAACTCGATCGAGCGGCCTTCCGTGAGGCGCACCGTTTGGAGCAGTTGGGAACCGATATACATCGGCTCAGCCGCTTCGCGCATCATGCCCGTGATGACGCGAGGGATCAGAATGGAAGCATCCTGGGTGGTCAGTGCTTCTTTGACGGACACGAGTTCGTTTTTCGGAATCTGTGTCCAGTCTTCAGAGACGTTCAGCTGGCGCTGCATGCGCTTCAGCACGCTCATCGATTGCTCGTTCAATTTCAGGTCGTTTACGTTAAACATGGTCCCTCAGACCTCCCTTATCCTTATTTTTGAAGCAGGATGCGAACGGCGCCTACGGAGCCCTTCCAATCCCAGTTGGTTGGTACGCCAGGGATTTGACCCGTCGCTTTGAACGTCGCCTTGATGTCTACCGGAGCGCTGCCAGCTGCGTTGTCGAAGTTGACCGTTACAAGACCCAGCTCGTAGTCCACATAAGTCGGCTGGATTGGCGTGCCATTTGCAGTCACGACGAGCGATCCTTCAACGATCGGCACCTGCCAGATGCGGAGATCGTGGCGGCCGGATTGTCCCGGCTGAACCGTACCGATTACCAGGTCGGTGAATGGTACTTCGATGTTTGCGCCATTCGTCAGACCAGGGATCGCGCGAGGGAAGTATTTTTGACCTTCCATGTTGCGGTACGTTTTGTCGTAAGGGTATCCCGGGAAGCCGTCAGTTGCGCCCATGTCTTCCGGACGGAAGCCGCTGTTGTTGATCCACTTGTCGTCTTGGCGCATGTCTTCCGTGCTCCACGTCACCCATTTCAGCCAGCCTTGTGGCGGCAGGTTCGTTTCAACGGACCATACTTGACCGACCACCTGTTCTTGTAGGCGGCCAAGCTCTTTGACCTGTACGTTGTATTCCGCGAGGTCGCCGGCAGTTGCTGCCGCGTCGAGCGCTGCGTATACCTTCTCGAAAGGCGCTTTGATGAAACGACCGTTCTCGTCGGAGATTACGAAGTCGCCGTTTTTAACGAAGTCAGCGAGGTCGGCGTCGTAGAAAGAGCCCCACTCGATTTCTTCAGCGTCCGACTTTTTCGGAATGTAAGGCAATTCAATGTAGATTTCGTTTTCGATCGTCGGCTGCATGCCGTTGAAACCGTCAACGAACTCCTCATAGAGGTTGCCGTAAGCAACGCCGATGGCCCGGTTCGCTTTTCGAACGTGGTTCGTGCCATCTTTGCCGACTTCCGTTACGTCCTTGCCGCCGTTGGCCAGCGTCAGAACCGGGCGCTTCACGTTGCCGTCGAAATCGTTGATTACGCCGTCCTGGGATTCGCCGAAGTTGTCCGTTGCAGGTGCAACGATACGGCCTTTCGGGATAACGACCCAGCCGTCGCCGCCGAAGTGATACCGGAACAAGCGTTTCAGACGGTTATCGACCAGAAACTTCTCGCCCGGAGAGTCGTGTGTACCAGCTTGCAGCTTGGTATTTGTGCGCATGTATTGGTCTTGGGTCGATTTGATTGGACCCGCAATACCACGGAACATAGCCATTTGAACTCAACTCCAATTCGTTTGATGTATTAACGCTTTTTTTTCTTGCTGCTGAACATGCCAGCGATGATGCCTTCGGCTTCCTCGACGGTGTACGACTTGTTGCCGTCCTCGCCTTCTTCGCCGGAGTAGCCTGGATTCGTTACGCTGCCTGGAGCTGGACGCTGATTCTTCATCTCAGCGACAAGATCGGAGAGCGTATTTTCAAGCGACTCTTTCGTGCGGGCAGCATGTGCAGTCACCGCTTCCGCACGATCGACGCCGACCACATCCGGCTTGTTCAGCGTGCGCTTCATGTCCACGACCTTCTCGGCCAAATGACGATGAAGTTGAGCTTGCAGGTCAGCATTCTCGGCGAGTACGCGCTGAGATTCCTGTTCCGCAGTTGTAGCGCGGCCTACCAACTTCTGATTTTCGATCACCAGGTTGGTGATAGTGCGCTGCATTTCAGTGACCTGGCCTCGCAGTGTTACGACTTCGCCTTCTTGAACTGGCGTTGTCTGTGATGCTGGCGGCTCAGGTGTCGGCGCAGTTGGCGTATTATCGCCCTCTTGCACTGGCGCTGCAGGCGGCTCGGCTGCTGGTGCAGGCGGCGCTGCCGGCGATTCTTGCCCTTCTTGAACGGGAGTTGCCGGCTGATTCTCAGGCGCCGGCGCTGCTGGAGGCTGCTGCCCCTCTTGCGTCGGAACTTGAGGATTCGGATTCGTTTCAGGCTCAGGGTCCATGCTTCTAACGCTCCCTTCTGCGGTCACAAGACCTGTAATGAGTTGCCTTACATTTTCGTTCAGTTGATGATACAGGTTCACATCAGGCTGACGTATATTTTGGAACAGCCCTTCAGCGATCTGGAAGATTTCCATAGACGCTGATTCCTGCGAGCTGGATGGTGTCTGAGTTTCATCGCCTTCGACAACCGTTACGCTCGTGTTGCCGGCATTTTGGTCGGCAGGCACGTTTACGTAGGAGACTTCGCGTCCAAAAGTGGTTCCAATGATGAAGTGCGCGGTTTGGCCATCATGTTCTTCACCTGGATAGTGATCACACCACTCTTGCGTTCTGTCTGTACCGCAAATGTTGCACGTTACTTTATCCGTCGTCGCCCCAATTGAGACAGTTTGGTAACGGCCATCCAGTACCTTCTCGATTGCAGTCGGATCGGTGATCTCGACCGTGAATACGAGTCCGGCACGACCGGATTTGGTCATATCGTGAAATTCAGCTTTCAGGATACGACCGATCGGTTCACCATGGTAATCATCGTGATGCGTTAAAACCGGTTTGTTGTACGGCGTCGTCCAACTTGCAAGTCCTTCACTAAGCCCCTCTTTAGTGTAGTACGTGTAGTTGGCCGTCCGTCCGACATGGATGGCTTCCATTTGGACAATCAATTTGCGATTCTTGCCCTTGGCAGACTCACTCAGTTTGTTCACCGATTCCTGCGTCAGCTTTGGCACCGAGCATACATACTCGGACATGCTGCCAGCAACCAGCTTTTTCGATTGGTGTTCCGCGAGTGAATACAGATTCTTCAAGATGTATCACCTCCTTTAGTCATGACCCCCAATCTCCTCTCCCCCTGTTGGAGTTTCATTGGAGTGGATCGTCAGATCGCACTCGCAATTGGTATGAAACGGCGGAATCTGATGAAACAAGGTTGCTTCATCGACTTTGCCGGGATTGGAAATATCGATCGCTGCTTGCGCTTTCTCATGGCAGACGGCACATTCGGATTCCGAGGCGATCGGATGCAGCGAGGATTCGCCGTACCGGACCATCGCCAGCGCGTATCCGTAATGATAGGTCTTCATCAGAAGTGATTTTGAAATTGCCGTGAGCCGGTGTTTCAGCGACTGGAACGACCCCTTCACAGCAAGGACAGCATCCAGGAGGTTGTCCGTTCCCTCAAGGCGTTTGATGAGCAGTTCATGCAGCGTTTTTTCCATGAGGTCGAAAGAATGGTTTGCTGATTCGTTCACCAAGCGCAGCGCCATGGAGCTGTCGATCGCGGCCATCTTTTGACGGCCGGCGTCTTCCATCGCCTTTCGCGCGCCATCCATCAGGACCGTGTAGGTGTCCTTCGAAATGTACTGCTTCATCTTCTCTTTGCCAAAGTAGATCGAGGATACCAGGTTCTTCACGCTGTGGAGCGGGAATGCCTTGCGATCTTCGTAGCGCTTGAGCTCGTTGATCACGTCGGACTCCATCTGCGCATAGATCGATTCCAGATTGGTTGTGAGGTCGGAAACAGCTTGCTTGGAGAATTTATCTAAAGCCGCCTCTTTCATCAGTTCGATGTCAAGAGATTGCGTGCTTCGCTTAGGTCCGCTCCGCGTACCATGCTGGTTGGCCGGCTTCTGCTTGTTATTCGTCTCTGCTGTACCCGCCGGCGCGCTTGCTGCTTTCGCCTCGGCAGCTGCCTCGATCTTCGGAATGTCGATCATGTTCAGGTACAAGCGAGCTTCATCGGCAGTCGGCTCAAGCGACATGTTCTTGCGGGTTTCTTCCCAGGTCTGCAGGTTGTGCTCGAACTTGTAAATCTCGTGCGTGTCGAGCTTGATCCGCATCTCCGCTTCAATTTCGTTGAAGACGAAATTGACGGCATAATCCGGATTGGCCACCGGATCGAATCCACCCTCCACCAGCAGTTCTTCGATGATGTACTTGTTGATCTGGTATTGGATCTGCTGCTGCCAGCCTTTTACGCGGTCTGCTTTGATGCCGCCCATGGCGTCCGCCGTATTGCGGTTGGCCGTGTCACCGCGGCCCATATCGACCGTAGACATGCCCATGCCGGAGAAGACGCGCTGCTCGAAATAATCGAGGTACGGCTTTCCGTCAATGGCTGTCAGCTTCACAGCTTCGATCTTGTGTCGTTCTGGAAGAACGATGGCTCCGTCAGTCGGCATGCTCTCTACGACCTGCTGCAGGCTTTGCAGCTCGGTGTCGGTGGCTTCGTAGCCAGGCTTGTCCAGTCCGACCGTGTAGGATAGGAGCGGGAAGATATGCCGATAAAGCAGAAGCGCCGCATTTTCTTCAACCTTGCGCAGGAGCCGAACATCATCAAGTACCGGCGCAAGCCATGGTAACCCGAAGGCTTCCCCTGACGGCACGTTCACTTTAATGTGAACCATGTCTTCAGGTTTGAAGGTCAGCTTGTTGTTCTGACCAGGCACCTGCTGTTGATAGCCGGTAATGTTACCGTTCGCATCTCGCGAGACTTGAATCGTGCTTGCCGGAAGTAAGAAGTAGCCGGCCACGGGATCTTTCGCTGGAGGAACAGCCGTAGCCGTTATCCCCGGCACCATCCCTTTGCCGCCTTTCGCTCGCGCCTTCACAATGAAGGCATTGGAGAAACGGACGACATCCCGGGTAATGGCATGCCATAGATCTTCAGTTGGCATCTGCGTTGCGATCGACATCATATCCAAGCGGAGCTTGAGATATTGTAGTGCCTGATCATTCTTCGTCTGCCAGTTGTAGCCGGACTTAAAGATCAATTCTTCGTATTTCATCACGGCCTGCATGATATAGGAATCACGCTCGATTGCCGTGGAGATCACCGTTAAATCAACCTTCGATCCTTCAAAGTTTTCCCGGCCGCCGCCTCCGCCTTGGGCATTGGACAGCTGATAGCCAATACGCTTGAAGCCAATGGCTTTCGGGTCACGATTGATTGCTCCACCGCTGCCTCCGCCACCGCTTTTCTTCGGGGTCGTGGGTGCATTTTTGAAGCCAAATCTCTGGATGAAGCGGTCGAATAATTTAGCCAAATGCTCTCCCCCTTCCCCAAACGCGCTTGTATATCTTAACCAATTATAAACCGAAAATGTAACGCATTACACTTTCAGTCAGACATCATATCCGTGGGCTGAAACATACTCGTCTACCCAATCGGCAGTGATCGTGCTGGCCTCTCCCAAATCCTCTAATATGCTGAAGAATTGTCGAATTTGCTCCTTCTTCTGAATCATCATGAGCTGCTTTTCATAAAAGATGGATTCTTGCTGATAGAATTTGAGCATGTCCGTCGTGCTGGATTCGTATTTCGTCTGATTGCTTTGGATTGAATCCACCATCATGCCGGCGAAGGCATCAAAGGCCGCGCTGCCGGGGCTCTGGTTGTAGAGCCAGGTGGTCATCTGGTGCGTACTGCTGGTCTTGATCTGCTGGCGCATCCACTGCGCCCGGCTGACGAACTGTTCCTTCTGATCGTCGATCATGACCATCTGTCCCTTGGAAGCCGTATGCTCCTGCTTCAGATCGGCAAATGTCAGCATGAGATGCGCCTTGGCAGCGGTCGGGTCACTGATCGTTGCCGCACGCAGGATGAACTCCTTCATGCCCGATTGCATGACGACGGCCGGCGCCTGGACGATCATGCGTATCGTATTCAGGAGTCCGGCAAACATCAGCGTCCGGTTGCGATGGACATAAGACGTGTCAGCCAGCGTCGTGTGGAAGGTATCCAGCGTCTTCTTGCTGACTTCCGTGCTCAGCAGCTCCTGCTCTAATGCTGCCGCCGTGGAACCGCCGTCCGACTCTTCCTCCTCATCATCTGAATATGATTCGATGAGCTGCGTCGAAAGTGAATTAAAGTCCTTCTCCAAGCTGAGCCAGGTGTCAATGCTCTGCTTCTCTGCCGCAGCGATCTCATTCGTGTCGGTTCGGTCCGTAATCTGCGTTCGGTAATGGCCGTCCACGAAATCCCGGCGCAGCTGGCAGGATGCCTTCATCCGGTAGAGGATCGTGTAGATCTCGGTATCTCCGGAGCCGGTAATCCCACTTGCCGCATCCTCGTCGGCCATGACGTCCTTTAGGCTCCCGGTGGTCAGATGCTGCAAATAGACCTTGAAAGCATCAGTCTGATTACGCTGCGCAATTAGCTGCATGGTCGCATCCAGGTCTGCGATGAGCTGGTCATAGTCGGTCAGCGTGCTGGTTATCGTAAAATCCTTCGCCCGTTCGATCTTTAGAATGATCGCAGGGTCGATCGTGTAATTTTGGTTATTGGCGGTGCGCTTCAGCTGCGGATGATAGTCCACTTGCTCGCGCTCGTAAGGTGTGTCTATGCCCTTGTTTCCGTAGAGTTCCTCCACAAAATCAGCTCCCGCATAAAATATGTAAGGCGCGGATTGCTCCGCGCCCCCCAGGGAAAGAGAGATGAAGATGAGCCTAGCCATAAGAAGGATACAGGGGATTTTTGCCTTCCACCTTCTACGCCGTAAGACGGCATATCCGGGACAACGCATTATCTCAGGCGTTCCAAACCTTCTTTGTTCAGTTAGGTTAAATGATCTTAACCAAACTAAAACTTTGCTCGCATCGGGCGCTGCCGCGTATTGCCCCGCCCCCACGGGGATTCTGCACGCGACTGCGAGTAACCAAGCGGCACTTTGTTTAAATGCCAATTCGGATTATCTCTTGCTTCCCGCTCTCGCTGCTGTTGCTGCGGCTTGAACACGTCTCGGTTCCCGCCGAATACTTTTTCAGCAATCTTTTCCTCGGTCTTATTTTTGATTGGAATCGTCTTCCGGGCCACTTTGATTTCTTCCAAAATCTTCGTGATGTCCGGAAACTCCAACGTGAATCCAAGAATCGTAAGCATAAACGCATCAAGCGCGTGCTCATTCTCGGAGGTGTAGACGGGACGGCCATTCTGCGTGATTTTGACGACCTGGTAATCCATCATCTGCTTCCAAACCATATCATCAAACGGCGAGAGCAGGATCTGATCCCGGTCCAGCAAGATGGAGGCCTGGTTGACCATGAATGGCTTGACGTCCTTCATATCGACTTCACGTGTGCCCGGATCCCGCACTTCGATCTTGGAGCCGAAGTGGATGCCCTTGACCTTACGGTCGAGCCCCGTCAACGGATACTCCCGGCCATGCAGACGCAGCATTTCGATCTGATACTCGCCGAAGCCGCGGTCGATATAGATGAACTTCGGATCGTAGATCTCGTTCAGTTCGATGATCTTCTTCACGGCATTATCCAGCGTGAACTCACCGCGGGTAATCTCCGCGCGCATGCACACCCTGAACTTTTTGTGGAGCTCATCAAATTCCGTGACGATAATCTGCGTGGCTGCACCGTACTTATCCCAGTCAACGCCGATGATTCGGTGTGCTGGAGGGGCAGGCTTTCTTCTAGTATAAGGCCCGAAGTATACAATGTCATCCAGGTTCACGCCCTGTGTCTTGTACTGTTCCTTCTCCCACGCATTCAGTTCACGATAAGAATACAGATATTGCGATTTTGCTCGTTCTACCGCAGCTTTGCTGAAGACACCGACCGTTTCTTCTCCAAACTCTGCCATTACCTCGTGGATATAGGCCTGTTCGGTCATCGTCGCCCGCATCTCGCCCTCGAACTTGTCGTCCCAATCCGGGTTGACCATCGAAGGGAAATAGTAAGAATTGTAGCCAGTCTTCGGGTTCGTGCAAACCTCGTAGAAGAAGTCCCGCTTACCTGTCGGCGTCGAGGAGCACCAGATGCCGATTCGCTTCGGATCTTCGTTGGCAATCGCCGTCGTTGCATCGATACCGCCGCGGTCCATATAATCGATCTCATCCATGAAGATCCAGTCCGCCCGCTGACCCCGGATCGATGCGCCGGCATTGCCGCTTGTGGCACCGACCGTAAAGCCCATGATCGTGGAGCCGTTGTTGAATTGGATAATGAACGGGTTCTTTGTCCGGGAAGCCTGGGAGCTCAGCAGTTCCTCGGAGCCGTCAATCATTTCAGCCAGCCGCATGAAGATCAAACGAATCTGATTTTCATATGGAGCCGCAATGATGAGCCTTGCATTTTCGTGATGAAAAGCATACCACAAACAGAAGACAACCATCGTTTCGGTTTTTCCAACCCGTCGCCCCATGCGAACAGCTAGGCGCCGATTGCCCTTCATAATGTCACGGATCAGTTTCTTCTGATACCATCTGGCCTTCCATGGATTGCCTTTGGGATCTTTCAGCTTCCAGTACGCCCATTTGACCGGATCGGAGCGAATATCCAACTCCATCTGGTCCATTTGCTGATCGTTCATCGCTGCTGCTGTCATAAGCTACACCTTCTTAATCGCTCATGGCATCTGCCGCAGCACCCAAGATACCCATTCCCAGAGCGCCAGCGCCATAAGCTACCGCCTTGCCCTTCCAGCCTCCACCGAATGCACCGAATGCTTTATTGTAGCGTCCGCCCCACTTCTTGGCGTCGCCGGCATAACGATTAAATCTGTCCGAATACAGATTACGTCTTGTTTCCATCTTGTCAGATACGGCATTAGGACCATGAGCTGCGGTCTGGTATCGAACATCGGCCTGGGCATTTCTTAATTGACGCGCTGCCCCAATTGCCTTGCCCTGTAAGCTTCCAACCATTGCTGCTCCACCATATTGCGCACCGGCGACAACAGCAGAGCCGAGCATGGCTCCGCCGACAAAGCCGCCGCCAATGCCATCATCTACTTTGTGATACGGTTGATTGCTTGCCATCATGACAAACGCCTCCTTTACTCATTTGCGGCCTTATAGGCGACCCCCGCGAGCGCGCCCGCCAGGACGCTGCCGCCGACAATTGCGGCCGTTCTTCCTTTCATGCGATACAGCTTGCTGGCCATCTTATCCGTGGCCTCGAAGATCTTGTTACCGACCTTGGTGTTCCCAAGCAGCTCATTTCGGGCATGCGCTGCAACGGCGAGTGCTTCATTCGTGCCTTTGGCGGCGCCGGAGCGAAGATTCTCGTATTGATCCAGCTTCGTAAGCGCGGCCGCCTGCTTTTCTGCCGAGAGCTTCGGACTGGCTTGAATCTCGCTTCTTTGCTTCTGCAGATAGTTATCGAGCGCGCCACCGTCTTGCGCAAAGCTTTTAAAGACCTCGGGACCGTGGCTCATGATTGCTGCGGCTGGTAGTCCCGCAAAGGCGCCTGCTGCGACCGCGCCGCCGATCGCGCCCCGAACATACTTGGCGCTCGGATCCGTCGCTTCATTGCTGTTAATTTTGTTGTGCGGCTCATTGCTTCGGAGCATGTGGATGCCGATCCCGCCGACTGCCGCACCGCCGACCTGGACGCCATAATTAAACATGACGCTTTTCACCGAGCCGTGCCCGGCCTTAAAGCCGTGAAGCAGGCCGCGCGAGACAACGCCCGCCTTGGTTTGGGCTATAGGCGCGCCGATTGCCTTCGCGGCACCAGCCACACCGGCAGCGATTGCGCCACCACCCAGGAAGACGCCGGCCTGCTCGACGAGTGTGGAGGCCGTCTCGATCCCCATGCCGATGCCCATATCGCCAAGCAAGCTATGTCCTTGATTGTCTGCCATCATCATTCACTCCCCGCTTAATAGCTTTTTGCTGCGCCGCGGGCGTGGTTCGCCATGATCGAAGATGCATTCTGACGAGCTGACATGGCATTGTTTAGTCCCATCTGCTTCATGTACTGCTGCCCGTCGCTTTGCTGGAACCCGCCGCCGAATGAACGGCTCTTGGCGCCAATGCCGGCTTTGACCTGATCAAGCCCGCGCGCGATCTCCGGCGCCATCTGCAGCGCCATCACACCGAGCATCGTGGCTGCTCCGCCTGGCACCGCCATCCACAAGGCATTGCTAACTGCCGCCTTGCCGATAGCAACAGGCATGGATTCCCCGTCCTTCATGCGAGTATAGGCGTCCAGGCCGATGAAGCCGTAGCCGGCCACCCCGCCCAGAACGCCTCTTGCCTTGGCTATGCCGCCTTTAGCTGTCTTTGGAACGGGATTTTGCGTATTGGCATTTGAGTTTGCAGCCATCGCTCATCAACCTCCATGCCGGAGATTATGCAGTGCAAACACAAGATCTCCGCTTGTCCCAACCGGGTCGAAGGTGGTCACCTTTTGGCCTTGATCCTGCGGATGCGTCTTGTAGCTTGCATCGTACGTCATGCCGTCCCCTTCGGTCTGCGGCAGCGAGTAGATATTCGGATCGAGGTTGTACATCAGCGCCGTCTCCCGGTTGTATCGATTCATTTGGTGAAAGCTCTCGTAGCCGGCATAAGCCGCGATCCCGCCTATTGCGACGCCCTTGCCTTTTCGGGACAAGCCGGCGCCCGTAAACAGGTTATTGACGCTGCGAGGCTTTCCTGTCTCGAATAAGCTTTTTGCGAATTTGCCTGAAAATCGTGGCATCGTTATCACCTACCTTAGATCAATGGCACGCCGACCAGATCCCGCTGGCCTTGCGCGTTTCGGCTGATACCGCCGCCGCCGCCTATGCGGCTAACGGTGTCTGCAACGGCATAGCCGCCAAGACCAAGCGCTGCCGACCGCCCCATGCTGATGCTGCCCGGTTTCCACTTGAAGCCACTCATGGTGCCATTCTTGCGGTACCAGTCTTCGGCTAATGCCCGGTCAGGCGCTTTCCGCAACATCGTTGTCAGTGGCGCTTCTGTTCTCCACGTCGATTTCGCATCTGCATACAACGATTTGGATTCTGCTTTAAGCGCGCTCCATGCGTTGAGGGCAAGATTTGCCTTTGGCATGTCGATCATTCCTTTCTTTGATTTATTTATGAGAAATGGTTACTTCTCATCGAACCCGATCGGCTCAACATCGATAATGGTTGGCGTGTTGTTGCCGGCCATTCGGCGATAATACGCCTGTTCTGCTTCATCCTCGTCGTCCTCAAGCTTCTTCATATCCTGCTGCGTTTTAATCAGCTCTGCAGCCCGCTGCGAGGCGTCAAGAACAAAGGTGGTCTTATTACCTTCCTTGTCTTTGCGCGTGCTGTTGAGCAGCTGGAGCGTCTTGTGCTTGGATGCGAGAAGCTTCTGCTTGTATTCGACAGCCGGATGTAGCTCGGAGCGGGTCATGGCATCCCCGTCTTCGTTGACGCTGATGGTATTCTCGATAATGAAATCCGCATCGATCGCCATCTTGTTGTCGCATCGCAGCATCTGGATATCCAGATCTACGACTTCCTTGACCATGATGAGATCGACCGTATTGCCCGGATCGTCGCGATCAATCTTGAGCGCCGTGATATAACGGTCGAACAAGTCTTCAATCGCCGCGATTTCTATTGGACATTTTTCTCCATGAGGCGCCAGCTCCATTTGGTGCAGCTGACAAGAATCTTTATAAGGGCAGCCGTTCGATTTGCAGATAATCGGAACGCTGGCATAAAGACCATGCTTGGTATTACGCAGCCGTTTGGCCACTTCGATCGCCTGGACTGCGTTTGGATTCTGCGTCCACGCTGTTGGGTTCAAATTCTGCGAAACGACCATCTTGCCGGCTTCTGTTTTCGGACCTGTATCACTCATGCACATTCTCCTCTCTAAAGACCAAAAAGAGGTAGCACCAATGCCCCTTCATTGTCCGAATCGGTGCTTTATGGGCGGTCTACCCCTTATGATTATTGTACATGCAAGGCGTCTGCGCCCTGAAACGCAGCCAGATCCGGCCAACAAAAAAGAGCCCCCGCCTGGGAGCTCCTTCTGATCGAATCCTATTCAGTTCCGTTGTTTTTCTCAATATCCCTGTTATTTCCTTGCAATCTCTGCGCCTTGTCAATTTCCAAGCCTAGCAAGAGCAGGCGCCGCGCCTCATACGCCTGATCACCCTTGTTTATCGGCTCGAAATGTTCACGCAGCTTGGTGTCCGCCTCTCGAAGCGTGACTTGCAGCCTCATGCCGCATCACCCTCGAATACTGGCAGCACATACTCCTCGTAAGCAGAGGTTTGGCCAATTTGATTGGAAAGCAGCAGCGCGCCGACCATATAGAAACCGATGACGTTTGCGAATTGCGGATTATCAAGTGCAACCATGATGTCGATGCCCTTCTCGGCGAACAGCTTCTGAAGCGCTTCGGTGAAGATATACGCGCCGCCGCCGGTCAGATAGATCGCATTGAGACGGTACACTTCGTCGCCCCATGCATCGAGAACGGCCTTCGAGATAATCGGCGCCACTTCGTCCACGGCCTCCTGGATCTCGGCCGAAACATCGATCGGCCTGTTCAGGTGCAGGATCTCTTTCGTTCGGATCGCTTGATCTAAGTCCTCATCGGTTACCTTGATCCGCTTGCCCATCGCATCGAACTTCGCGACGATCAGCTTGCGCAGCGCGTCGTAGACGGCCGTGGTGGCCACTGTCGAGATAATATGGTCCTTGCGGCGATCATCTAGCGTCCCATTCACGAACAGGGCTGCGTCAGTCGTACCGTGACCAATATCGATTACGCCAAGGTTTTTGTATTTCACGTTGTTAATCAGGAACCTCACGCGGTCAAAGAGGAAACTGTCATATGTAACCGATCCTTCCGGCTGGCGAAGCACCAGGCAGCCGACGATGTTGATCTTCTTCTTCACTGTGATGGGCTTCTTGCCATGACGATCGTAGCCGACGTGGAAATCAATCTCGTAGCTGCCGGTCAGAAATTCTTCGAGGTCCGTCCGGATATTCAGGTCGTAGTCTGCGTTCGGAACACCGGTTACGATGAACACGTCATACTCGCCTTCTTCATGCGGCACCGACATTGCTGTTGCTGTCTTAAACAGTACGCGGCTCACGGCATCCTTTGCACGGTTACGGTCGCGGGTCCGGTTCGACGCGCCCATGTCCACCTGGAGGGCCTGCATGCCGACGTAATGCGTCTCGCCTTCGATCGTAACCAGGAGCTCGTCCTTGTTGATCTCACCGCCGAAACCAACGGCGCCTTCTGCCCTGCCGGACATAGCTGTGCTTGGAAAGCTGTCTCCTGCATTCAAGAAATTGGACAAGAGTTTCGTAATGCCAAATCCGATATCGATACCGACGAGGTACGTCTTCTTCGTTTGCTGAGCTGGAGCAACTGCTGCGGCCTCTGTAGCCTTGGCTTTTCCTACTGGCATTTAATTTCCTCCTGATTACTTGATTATACTCACATTTACTCATTTCTACTATCAATGAGTAAATTCTACCACTATTAATCTATGAACACAAGCAAAACTTTCCTTTAATTTTCTCTTAATATCTCCGTTTTTCTACAAAAAAGAACAGCCTGCAGGTGTGCCTTCCTGCGGGCTGTTCTTTGATTTGATATGGCGTCACAAAAGGGCGGAGATCCTCGTGCGTGACAGTATTTTAAGCCTTCCGGCCTAAAATTTATTCGCTATCAGCCGGTCGTTCTTGATAGACGCCGACGCGGCAGTCTTGACAGAGCTCGTGGTTCAGCTCCTCCGTCGTTTTGGGTGAGCCTTGGCAGACGTCGTTAATGATCCGCATCTGGACTTGGCAATCCGGGCACTTCACGATCCGGCGCCACGGCCACACTTCGATGGGCATTACAATCACCTCAATAGATGATGGCCTCAATCCCCTCGCTGGTCGTAACCAGTTTAAGACAACCGCGGAACTGCAGCGATCCTTGGGTATGGGGACTGTCAGGTGTATTTTTCGTCGAAAACGGGACCGATGAGGTGACGTTCATCACGTAGTGCGTCTGCCCTTTGCACTTGACGACCCAAGGTGCAATGCCAGGATTGCCGATGCTTTTCTTGTTGAAATGAAAGACGACCCTGGTGGTTACGTCACTAACGATTTCCTCGATCATCGGTTCACCGCCTATGCTTAAATTTGGAGCGGGATGATGGATTCGAACCACCGTCTCTCAGTTTGCAACCGAGTGCCTTAACCACTTGGCTAATCCCGCAGATGGAGCGCAGAGAAGGATTCGAACCTCCGAATGGCCGGCTTGCGAGCCAGCTGCGTTAAGCCGCTTCGCCATCTGCGCATGATGGTGGAACGAGCTGGGTTACTCTCCCCAAGCATTTCTCGGTAGGGCATTCCCACCCGAGCCGCGCTGATCCATAGGTATGGCTCTCCAGATGGGACTCGAACCCATGACATCGTAGGCATGTTATCGCCGGCTTCTACGTGCTCTATCTTCTGAGCTACTGGAGAGATATGGCTGACCGACCAGGGCTCGAACCTGGGACCCACGGATTAACAGTCCGTTGCTCTACCGACTGAGCTATCGATCAATAATGAGAAACCTGTTCACCAGTCTCAAATTGAATTGGCACCGGTGAACGCCAGTTCCTCTTTTTTGCGGTGATACAAGTACGCCTTCGAGCCACCGCGGCTTTAAGAGAACACGCACAAGTTTCAAGAAAGATGTCGCCCTCGCCCGACTGCTGCGCGTATCAGCAACCAGACGAGAACGACGGTGCCAAAGATTGCTCCAAAACCGAGAGAGGAGAGGCTATCATGAACAGCCCAGGCATCGCTGCCTGTCTCTTATTATACACATATTGTAATGCATTACAATATATATTTTCGATTATCTTCACTTTCCTCTATTATCTTCATGTATACCATGTCCCTTCGTCTTCTCCTGCGCTCCAATCGCACATGTATTCCATGCGATACACACGATCGGTCATATATCTGCGCATCTCTTGAACGCTTGCCAGACGCTCTGGGAATGACTCTGCCGTGATTGTGGCCGTATATCCACTCTGTGCTGCCGCATAGGCATGGAACTGCTTAAAGGTCGTGTCTTCCGGTGTACAAATGGATCCTACAAAGACGACATCGCTGTTCATACGATTGTAGTACCTTGCGATCGTGTCGATGTTACCAATGTCGATCCGGGACTCCGGCTCATCATAGAGCAGCTGCTTGTTGCTTGTATAATCCATGACGTATCCCAGGAGCGAGTGTTCGACGCTGATCGTATGACTGTTGACATACAGCTCCATCCTGTCGTTGCTGTCGCGCGTAATTTGCGCGTCAAATCCGAACAACTCTATTGCAAGATTACATAGCTGCTCGAAATACCTGCGCTTCATTGACCTGTGAGGTGCCATGATGATCGCATCTTTATCACGCTTTAATATGGCTCGTTTCAAGAGCGCGGTTGTCTTCCCGGTTCCCCGTGCGGCGATGATACTGATAAGCCGTGCGTCGGAGTGGATGAATCTTTCCCAGGAATCATAGCCCTCTGCGAGAACGACCGACGGCAGCGGTTCTGGATGGGCTTCCAAATAAGGGGCCAATAATTCCATTAGATTCACCTGCCTCTATGAAGCGCGGCCCGACGTAATTCACCTTGTGGCCATCCACCTCGATCATCTCATTTACTTCCTCGAACCAGAGTTCGATCTTGCGGAACCAGAGCTCGCCCTCATTATCGACGTAGGCCACCTTCGTCTCTTGCGTTGCTTCGTCCTTGCCGATGCCGGCCACCCGGTAGATTTTGCGATTTCGGAAATGGCGGTATAGGCCGTTGATTCTTGGTGTTTTCATGTTGAGATCCCCTATCCCCTCATATAGGCCGAAGGCCGTCAAAATTTTTTTTAATTTAGCGCCGAGTTCTTATACATTGTTTACGTCTATCGTCCCTCGCGTAATATAGTCACCGTAGGTTGCACAAAACGCATCCACGATAACAATATCATTCGGCGATAAAACGGTAGACTTTGCGGCATAAAAATTGATCTTGATGCTTGTTCCCGTAAAAGTCTCAGGAATGATGAATCTATCTACGTACATCATTTGTTGCGCACCAGATAACGTAAGAGCTTTTAGGGTGCCTAGAACTGTTCCCATGGAGTCTGTAACTTCGACTGTGCCGTCAGGCGAATTGTATGTCCTGTAGTTTGCAGCGAGATAAATGGGTGCCCCTCTTAATGCCACGCTTACAGGTACGGTGTAAGTGATCTTATTGCCAGTCATCGTTCCATTTGCAGACTCACTAGGTAGCAGGTTTTCAGCCAGCTGCTCCAACTTCCCGAAACGTCTGATTCCATTTACCTTTCCACCAAATACCACTCCTGCTTGCGGGCCATCGGTTAATGTAATGGTGGCATCAAACGTATTGTTTACAGTCAGATTTTCAGGTATCTCGTCCACTGTTACATCCTTGTTGTTATTCGCAACAATTCTATTGCCACTATACTTAGCGAGATCAACCACGGTATCGTCCAAGTTGTCGTAGAAAGCATCCGTGTCGATGGATGTTACAGATGAAATCCAAGGAGAGGCAGAATAGATGATACTTCCGACACAAGCATTGCCATCCGCATAGCGATTCCCCCTGAAACTGAATCTACGGGTAGAGCCAATTCCCTCTAGGCAAATGACATGCTTCGGAGATATAGGCGAACCAGCCATATCGCTTACCGTGCCCTTGATGAAATGATTGTTATCTATTTGCATGTTGCCTTGCTGATCTCCGTATATTTGAATGTACCCTTCATACGATTCAGACAAGTTCATTTTACTTCCGCCAGATGTTAACAAGCTGCCACAACGACTGAACGTGTTGTCAACGACCGAAATATCTTTATTCAATTGCTTTAGCTGAATGCCAACGCCAGAAACCCGATCAAACCAATTGCTTTGGATCATGTTGTTGTCACAGCCATATAAACTAATCGCCGCTTCACGATCAATCCACTCGAAACGATTATTGAATATCCGGCTTGCTCTGGCTTGCACCAAATCAAAGCCTTTGCTTGCAACAAAGATGTTAAATGAGAACTCACAGTCGATCATGCGTCCAGAGAAGGCTACAATGTTAACCGCATTGGGAGATTGATTATATAGCGTGAAAGCACAACGCCAAAAGTGGAAGTTATGGTATTGATCCGTAGTATTTGACGGAGCATCCAATACTCTCATGTTTTTAAATGAGCATTCCGTTATGTTCGCTGTACGAGGACTACAAGGCACGAATAATCTAGTGAATCCAGTAAAAGAAAGGTTTCTTAGCGTAAAGTGCCACCCTTGATCTGCCGCATCGAAAAGTTCTTTTGTATAATCCCCTTTTAAAACAGAACCCCCATTTTTAAATACATCCCCGTAGTTTGATCCAGACCAATAATCCTTTACCGTAGACTCTCCCACAAAGGTCAAATTGTCGTAACGCTCCAATCTGCCAAGAACGAGCCATTCACTCGCTGGAATGTAGATGGTTTTACAGAAAAGACTATCTTGCGCCATATCAATGGCCTTTTGAATTGCTGCGGTATTATCAAACGTACTATTCTGCGAAACTGGTGTGGCTCCGAAAGTGGTTATATCAAAATAATTGCCATTCATTTTCCTTGCATCTCCTAATCTTCTTCACGTAGTTTGTTTTTTCTTGGTGTCGTCCGAGCCCAGGCTTTAAAAAAATAGTCGTCGCAGGTCTTGTCCCGAAGAACGACTTCCTTGTGCTTGCAGCAAAAGCCGAGCGCTTCCGGCGCATACCGGTCACGGTAGAGCTGTACGCATGAAATGCATGTCCGTTCACTTCCCTGGTTCATACAGTTCACCCGCCATTCCAAGGAGCTCGCGGGCAAGCGAGAACCGGCCGAAGTCATAATCACCGTCCCGATCTGCCAGCTCTGCCTTCCTCTTTTCTTCCTTAATTCGATCGATTAGTGCCTGATGGCGCTGCTTCTGGTTCTCCATGTCCTGGATGCCCATGCTATACCCATGATTGAATCCTTCTGAATAGATGGTGGCATCTGCTGCCTTCTGAGACTCGCGTAGCGCCTTCGGCAAATGTTTTCTTTTGGTCATGGGTGCATGCCTCCATTACTCGTCGTCGTCCTCATCATTATCATATTCATCAACATCAACCAACTGAATTTGCGGCCTGAAGTCATTTCTCTGGTAATCGCGAAGGCTGCTTTCCACGTCATGATACACGACCCAATCCTCGGCCGTCAGATCTTCGCTGTCCGCAAGATACTCGGTCGGATCATGACCTTCACGCAGGATCTGCTCCATAATCACGCCGGTCTGCTCGTCCTGCTGCAGATAGAAGTCTCTGCTTCCGGCGCGGGTGACCTTCCATCCGGACTTCACTAATCGTAATGCCACACAGAAATCGAAGGTTGATGCGTAATGCAGATCCTCGTCGCTCGGCACGATGATCAGCACCTTGCTGTCGCCGAACTGCTCGTGCCATGCTTGTGCCAGAGACGCCGCGCATTCATACGTCATGTCGCCTGCTTTGAGTGCATAGACGCCCTGCACGTACTGCGCTTGCTTAATGTAATGCTCCAGCATCTCCATTATGCGGCCCACACCTCTCCGCTCTCTGGATTCACCATCGACAGCTTGCCTCCGAAGACACTTCCTGTATCGATAAACAGCTGATCGTGATGCAGCACGACGTTATCCACCGGCGTATGCCCATGCACGACGATCTTGCCGACATCGCACTTGCCCATGAATCTGGTCCAGATCAGGTCCTGCTGCCGCTGTTTATGAAGCGGGATGCAAGGTATTACACCTGCATGAACGAAGATGAACTTGTCCGTCTCGTGATACCATTTCAGATTCTCCTGCATCCAATTGATATCTGAATAGAATGATTCGTTTTTCCCGCCATACGACTGAATGGTCTTATCGCCGCCATTGAACGTCCAGACCTCACCGTATTCCTCATGATGAATCATCATGTCATCGTGATTGCCGCGGAGCGCGATCGCTCCCTTTTCGACTAATTCCTTGACCAGCTCGATGACCTGCCTGCTGCTTGGTCCCCGATCCGTGTAATCCCCACACAGAATCAGTTGATCATTGGCAGGATCGTAGCTGCATTTCTCGAGTAGTTCCACCAGCTGCTTATGCTGGCCGTGTATATCGCTACATGCAAGTAGACGCTTCATGATGCCCTCTCCCCCGATTCTAGTCGTTCATCAGCCACTCCTCTGTCGTCGTCATTCCACGAGCTGCACGCTTCTCCTCTCGGGCTTGGAACTTGACCAGCGCCTTTGGATCCATCTCCCACTCATCGTGCGCCATCGGGCCTCCTGGCTCGTGAAATGACATCATCTGACGAGCCTTCTGCCCCGCCTGCTTCACTTTCGAAAAGCCACTGAATGCATGCTTAAAGATTGGGTTTGCTGTAACTGCACGGTTGCTGAGTAACACCGCGATCACCTCCTTTCGGATTAGTCGCGGGTGCCTGCCTTTCGCTTCATGCGCGCATTCTTCTTGTAGATGCTGCGCCTTGTGCCGCAGGCTGCGCAGTATACCGTCTCACGGTCATTCTCTTTGCCACACATGACGCAGAGTCCCTGATCCAATCGCTCGGCATATTTCTTCCTCTGGAAATGCTTCTGGCACAATCCCAATCCGTAGAGCTTGTTGCCACAGCCTTCCTCGCTGCACGTTCCCGCTTCCTTGCGCATGATCGCATTCGCATCCCCATGACGAAGCTCACGCCGATAGTGCGTCCAGCACTTGCCCCTGGCCACTACTTTTTTAGTACATCCCTCAATGCTGCAGCTCATTTACTTCCCTTCCTTTCATTATCATATTGTAATGCATTACATTGTTGTTGACAAGCTCAAGAGACCCTATAGAAGCTTGAAACTTGGATAAAAAAATTTGGCCATCAGCATGCCCAGTTGACACTTGCCACATGACCCTATAAAGGAGCAATTTTTGCAAAAAAATTGCGGGCGGTAGTAGGTATCTATGCGTTGCAGCGCACTGATCGTTCGGTGCCCCACCCCTTCTCATATGAGGGCATCAACGCACACATCTGGGTTGGCAGTGATCCCATAAAACTGACCATCGAAAGGAGTCATACCATGACTACAGCAACGACAGCAGCAAAGACGAGCATTACGGACCGGTTTAACGCAGCATACCAAGGCGCAACACGCGTCCTTGGCAGCGCAAAGGTAACGGCACACGGTTATGCAACAGCAGGTGCAGTGGCAACGGCAGCCTATGCGGGCAGAGCATGCAAGGGCATCGAGTCCTTCTTCTCCAAGGCATGGGCATACACCAAGAAGGCCGTGACCTTCCTTGGTATTGATGCGCACACGGCAACGATCGGTGCAGCAGCAGCGGCAGTAGCAGGCGCAGTCGTAGGCTATACAGGCGCAGCTACACTTCTCGGCGCAACGGCAGCGGTAGCCGGTTATGCATCCTTGATTGCCATCCCGATGATGGCCCTGTACCTCGTACTCAACAAGTCCTACCGCAAGGATAAGGGATGGCTCAAGGGCATCTTCGGTGCCATGAACGCAGCAACCCTTGTTCCATTTGCTGTTGTCTACGGCGCATACTACGTGGCTAAGGCGCTAGCCTATGCCGGCGTATACGGCATGACTGCATCCAACATGGGTGCAGCATTCCTGGTCCTCTAAGAGGCGCACAGGATGCGGGTATTCATGCATCTCCCTGACGTGATGACGACGGATGACGGGATGTGTAGGGGATACCAGGCGCGGCTACTGGCATGCGCGCCATACAAGTACATGAGCGGTCGTGATGATACCTACGTAGTGGTATCCGCACTGGTAACTAGCGCATAGATACCCGGGTATATGCCAGCCGCACTGGTGTACGTGATAGCCCCCATGTATAGGGGCTTGTTGTGGTGCGCATATAACACCCTTTGCCGTATAGCGGGAATCACCCGCCGGCTCTGGATTTACTGAGGTTTTATCCTCTTGGCGGGGCTCATGCAAGACGATTCGTGCTATATAAGCAAAATCCTATTTTCCTATTTTCCTATTGATTCCCAAATTAACCGGGCCGACGTATAGGCCACAAATAACCGATCTTAAAGGAGACTATCCACATGACAACTCAATCCGCAACCAACAACACATTCACTTCCGCAGCTGACGTACTCGGCGCACTGGCTACATTCCCGGGCATCCGTGAAGGCGGCAAGAACTTCGATGCAGTGATCAACGCAATGGTAGAGGGCAACAGCCTGCTGAACGTGCTTCATGATCCAACCGGCATTGCAGGGATCGCGCCACAGCAAGCTCACCACTTTGCCCGCTTCGTTGCAGCACATGAGCTGCCAGATCACCTAAAGCCGAAGAAGCGTGATGCCATTCAGACCCTGATCGCGGATATCAACTTCATGACGCGGGATGCCGATGGATGGCTGGTATCGACGCTTAAGTACAATGATCCAACTCGCGACAATGGCTTTGATTTCAAATCCGAGAATCAAATGGCAGATACCTTCGCCTCCGAGCCGGTCGTGCTGCAGATCCGCAAGAAGCTGAGCAAGGGTGAAATGGTTGTTGAGAAGCGGGCCCGCCTCATGCATGACATCGTAACGGTGAAGATGAACTGGATCCTGGAAGAAGGCCAATCCGAGTTCACGGCAGAGCAGCTGTCGGTTCACAAGGAGCTGAATGAGAAAGGCTTCAAACTGATCATCAACGGCCAAGAGAAATACGCGAAGATGATTCAGCAAACGAACAGCCAAGCACGCCAAGTGATGGAGAACTTCCTGGTGTGCGATAACGAGTTCGATGCGGTTCCTGACTTCTTCATGAAGCTCGGCCACAACCTGATTGCCTATGCCAAGAAGAACGCTGATGGCACCATGACGATCGATTGCACCAAGTACATGAGCCGTATTGGTCTGTCCGGCACCAGCTCCGTGAATACCCGCTCCATCTCGATCGGCAGCGATATCCAAGAGAATGACGAGCTCTACAGCGTGGTGGGCGGCAACTTCACGATGCGTATTCAACCCGACGTCCATGTGAAGATCCGCACGGGCCAATACAAAGTCATGAATGCGCAGACACACGAGTTTGAGGTATTCGATGCAGCGAACCATCCGGTTGATATGGTTGCCGGCGACGGCCTGATCTTCGTAAACGAGCGCGTCTATAAGGCACTCGTAGCGGAGCATGGCGTAGACGTTGACGCATGGCAAGTTCGTATCACGCCGTTTGGTAAGGGACTGGCTGTCTATGTCCCTGGGCTTGAGAAAACATTCGCAGAGGATATCGTCGCATTCAATTCCGCGATCAAAGGCGACTTCCGTGATGTTGTAGGCGCACACAAGATCCAATTCCGTATCGCGTTGTTCAACAAGCCGGCGAAGAAAGTGAAGAAGTTTACGGAGTATCCTTACCAATTCGTGCATGGCACGTCCCTGACGGCAGAGGACATGATGGAGCTGGTTCGCCCGCATGTCGATAAAGTCGTTGAGATGCTGCAGGATGCAGATAAGCTGAAAGAATACCTCGGCATGGATCACCTTGATGGCGCATCTGATGAGCAGCTGGACAAGGCTCTCGTGACGACACTAATGACATTCCTGCATGAGGCACCATTCACGTATAAGGACGTGCAAATGAAGAAGTTCGCCGTGCAGCATGTCATGGACATGATCAAGAATTGGGTGGTCGGCTCCATCCCGATCCGCGGCAACTACAAGTTCATGGTGCATGATCCTATCGCAATCGTCGATGCGATTGCCTTGGACCGCAAGCTCCCAGGCAAGCTGCGTGATGAAGACGGCAATATTTCGATTCCTTCTAACCTGGGTCTGTCCGCCGGCACTGTGGTCGTCCGTGACCTGAAGGACGCTTATATAGAAGGTGAAGTCGGCATGCAGCGGAATCCACTCATCGCTAAGAGTGAATCCGCATTCGCTATGGCCGTGAAAGACGTTAAATATGCGCGTGCCGGCCACTACCGTAACCTGTGCATCATGAGCGTGCATGACTTTAATACGGCCAAGCAAGGTGGCGCCGATAATGATGGTGACAAGACGCTGGTGGTTTATGATCAAACGATCATCAAGGCAATCAAGCGCAATGCTCACCTCCCTGCCCTGCTCGATGTGCATGTCGTGGAATACAACGACGGCGAGCCTGTGTTCGACAGCGGCTGCCCGAAAACATGGAGCAAGGCACCGGAGAACGTCTACGAGATTCCCGCTTCCATGATCGTGAAACAATCGGGCTTCAAGGTAACCTTCAACAAGGATCAGTACAATGATGCGCTCATCAATGAGCTTCACAAACTGACCAAGAACTACATCACTCGCACGCTGAAGCCAAACCAAATCGGCATGCTGACGAACTATGCAACCAAGCTTGCTGATGCTGTCCGCGCCATGGGCTATCAGTATGCACTCGGCGTGAATGCAGAAGGCAACGCCCTGACGGCAGAGGACAAGAAAGAGCTGCTCGGCAAGGTCAAGCAATTCGAGCAATGGATCGACCTGCTCCGCCTGTGCCAAGGCTGGGAGATCGATGCCGCTAAACACGGCGGCGCATTCTGGGATGAATTGGCCAACGAACTGTCCTTCATCCAAGATCCTCCGAAGGAAGTCGGCTACGTGAACAAGAAGGGTGTTGCCGTATGGTACACGCCTGACTGGATGGGTGCACGCAACGAGAAAGAGCATGCAGTGGCAACCGGCTCCGTATTGTCCCGCGTGTTCACGGATATGGTGAAAGAGCGTGCTGGCATCCAGGCATCGGTTTCTGAACTGGACAAGCGGAATGAAGGGACCAACATTTTCTACGAGTTGAACGCAGCGATTGCCATGACGCCAGAGCGCATGGATGCTTTGAAGCCATCGATCGTCGAGATCGACCGTGAATATCGTCTGGGCATCAAGCAGCTGATGGAGAAAGAAGCAGCTGCCAAGGAGCGGGCGATTGCCGCGGCGGACGGTAACAAGCAAAAGCTCGAATACTATCTGGAATTGGTGAAGCAGCAGTCCAAAGAAGAACGCGAGATGCTGATCGAATCCTGCGCTGGTCAACTTGAGCGCCTGGAAGATGTATTCCTGCCTGAAGAGATCGGCTTCGTTGCTTACAAGGTGGCGTATATCGATAACAAGTCCGAGTCCACGACTTTCCCATGGACTGCAGCGAAGCGTCAGCTGCTGGCGGCATGCCAAGTAGCTGCAGGCACGATTCCTACTCGCTTGCCACAGATTGCTACACGCAAAGCGGATGTAGAAATTAAGATGCAGCTGGTTAACCCACGTTCGGCTGATCTGATTGCGAAAGCGGTCCGTAACGGCTACATGGACGTGAAACTGGTTGAAGATCAGCTGACAGGCATGATGCAATACGCTGTAGGCGTAGAGAATGTGCTGCTCGGCTATGTGTACCACAATTCGGCTATCTGGTTCAACGGCATGAACCTGGGACGCGTACACTTCACCACTGGCCGCAACCTGTCCGATAAATCGGTAGCCATTGCAGCAACTCACATTCAACTTGCTTAATCATTGATGCATGGGGAGGGCACTGTCTCTCCCCCACCCTTCGGGTATGCATACAGCTGATAAGTCATCGCTGCACCTGCGTCACGCATGAGCCTCGCCAAGAGCATACAACCTCACCTCTGCCCCATCGGCATCCCACATGCCCATGCCTGTCCCATGACCATACCCATGCGAACACGATGCGGCCACCTCCACCCTGTCAACTTGGGGTAACTCAGCAATCTTTGCCCAGCGACATGACACCATGCCCAGAGGGGGCCACAGCAGGTTCGTTCCCGCTTCATGTGTCCAGCTCACCGAGCATCCTGGGGTTGAAAATTGGAAATTCGCATCCCGCTTCTGCATCCGGATGATCGTGCTTCTTTATGGCCATGATGCTGATATGATCATGCCTTCGGATAGGTGCGATGAGACACGCTAGAGGGGCGCCTGACGGCGCTGTTCATCTCGATGTATCATTCGTGCATCAAGAAGCTATTGACGCTATACGTGGCACAGGAGAGCGGCTGACGCCGCATTTCATCTTGAGGCTAAACTACGTGCAAGGAGAGATGTTTATCATGCAAGCGACTGTTAATGCGACTATTACCGAGATCAATAAGCTCACCTGGAAGGTTGAAGGCGTGCATACGGTTTATGTGCGTGCAATCCGTGATGCTGTGGATCCATGGTTCAACTACTATATCCTTGATTCCTTGGAATCTGAACGTGTCCTGCATTCTGTTGATGACCATGATTCCTTCCCTGATGATCAGGCGATGAATGAGGCACTTGCATGGGCAGTGCTCTATGCAGAAGGTGGTATCGAGGACGATAGCATCAATGAAAGTGCTACGTGCGAGGAAGGCGACATGGACGATTACGATGCTCGTGAGGAAGGTCCCTTCGGTGGTGCCTTTGCTGACTGGGATGATTACTATCGTTACATTGGTGCTATCTAGTATCTATGCTCTAGTATCTATGCTCTCTATATGCTTCATGCGTATAGGGAGCTTCTTTCCTTTCCCGCTCCCCCGCTTGCCCCTGCTGTGATGGGCGTCTGACGCCGCTCTTCATCATGATCGATCAAAATCGTCCATCCTTCCCCCTTCCTATTTCCTCTGAATGGAGGCTTGTTATGAAACCGAATCAACCTGATGCGCTGGCTTTGTTCAGCAGCATCGTGCGTTTAATGCAGATGAGCGAAACGAATGAGGTGCCTATCGCTACATGCCATGCTATGCATTTGGAGTTTACGAATGACCGTATGTGCTATGACGAAGCAGTTGCTCTTATGGATATGCTTGTTGCTCGTAACTATCTATCTGTGCGTGTTGGGCAATGGGGAGTCAAGATGTTGTCTCCTACTTCTTATGGACATGAGCGATTAGCTTTGTATTCCTCTCCCGCTTCCCCGCCGCCCCTTCGGTCTTGATATGCCTGACGGCATGATGCATTCCGATGAATAATCCCTACGTGGAGGTATGCTTGATGAAACTTGAAAATATGCAGTCCCATGCGGATGCCCTTAATAATACGATTGCAAGCACATGCGACTATTGCGGTGCATGTGATACGTGTGCTGAATACATCTATCTTACGCAAGACATCGCTTTTGAGAAGCAGGTGCAGCGTGCTCCTTCTCATGTTCGCCTCGATCTCCGTCGGTCATATCATGAATCAGATTGGGTTCTTCTATAAGTGCCTGACGGCATGATTCATTGTGATGTAATGTGCTACAATGTGCACATGGGCATATCTGATTATTAAGTTTCATCCGTATTGCTTATTGCCTGATTATCATCCAGTACATAATGTGAGGTGATTGGCATGGAGATTAATATGTATTCTGTTTCCGCCGATATGGATGCATCTGATTTGCATACCGCTGCAATGCCGTATGGTCAAGCGAAGTTTATGTACGATCGCTGGAAGGCTGATCCGGAAGTGTTCAACGTTATTATGTATCGGCATGAAGGCGACAAGAAGATCATGCTTGGACCAAGTGAGGTTTAATTGTGGAGCTCGTTTCTGAATACTGTCATGTGCGTCAATCGTTTATGCTGCATGATATCGAGGTGCGTGTTGGTGACTATGTAGGTTTTACCTATACTTCTCCTACTTCCTCTACTCGGATATTAGGCTATGTTCATGGCTTTGATCTTTCCGCCGGCCTGATGTTTGTGATCATCTCTGGGAAGCATGCTGTGTATGGGTATTCCTTGGACCAGGTGAAGGATCTTTACTTTCCAGAGGAGGACGAATAGTTGGGTAGGCATCAAATGCGTAAGAAACTCCGTCATGGCGGAGAGTTATCCATTTTCTCATGGATCGGCCTGCTGGTTTTTGCATGCATCGCTTTATCGTTTCATGCAACGCGCCTCGTTTTTATCAGCTTATTCGGAAGCATATTGATTTGCACGCTACTAGAGAAGCTGTATAAACGTGCGTTTCGCAAGGATCCCCCTCAAGCTCTCTTCTATACGTTATTGGTTTTATGCGCGGTTGGACTTGCGATTGCGTATATGGTGATTACGGATATGGATTCCTTGTTTTTGTAGCTGAGTCACACTGCTCTTATCTAGGGCAGTGTGACTTTTTTTATTCCCGCGCCCTCCCCCATTAATCGTGAAAGGTTGTGACCACATGAACATGAAACACCTGAAGGATCATGGCGTCTATATCGGCTTCTACCGGGAGCATGGTTTCGTCTATGGTATCCCCAATGGCCAATTCGACCCTGTTACAAGAGAGAAACGTTTCAGCTTCTATGGGCTGCATAATGGCAAGATCAATCATATCCGCAAGGATCAGCTTCATACGTTATTTACCGAAGAGGTTCTTACGGCCGGTTAGGACTATACGTTGCATTGATAGAGTGGTAAAATGTCCCTATGTCTTTTTGCCTATACTTTAATTGGGAGATGTTTAGTTTGAAATTCAAGATGATCGCGGCTGCTGCATTGGCGGCTGTATTGCTTGCGGGTTGTACGTCCAGAGAGGATAAAGCGGAGCAGTTCGCTATTGATGGCCTTATTGACTTCAATCACGGCGACGTGGAATCCTTCACCGTAGAAAGCTCCGGTATCGATCGGGATGATTACCTGATGACACGCTATCGATTCTATGGCACCGTCGTCTATAAGGGTAAGACGATACATAATGCATTTGCGATCGCCCAGTACAATAAAACCACCGACGATCCCCGCTGGGCCTTTGGTGGATGTAACTGTGTCCAGCTCGAAGAAGCTTACGAGTCCGGAAACAGCACTGCAAGTAACCGTTAAGGCTGGGTGTATAATCATGACGGAACAGCAACGCATTTCCCTCGATGTTTTCCGCGCCCTGGCTTTTCTTTGCCGTTCGCTATATCCCCTTTACGATGGTGTGAACCGGTATGCATGGCGACAGCAGCATCTGCTTGATGGTACAGTAAGCATTAGCCATGATGACTTCGGTAAGATTGTTTATTCCCTCGTTACACATGGCTATGTGGAATACCATGCAGGCAAAGGCTTGTATCGTCCTGCTACTACAGCCATTCAGCGTATGGAGGAGATCGATTCTGGAGCTCATTGAGTCATACTTGGCCTTTATCCCCGGCGAGCTATACTACTTCGTTTGTGACAATATTGCCTATCGTGCTGTATACGTGAACTCGTTTGATGAGAATGATGGTGTGCCTTGCGGATTGCATCATCGCTTCTCCCCGTGCCTCCAGTTCGACGTGGGCCAGGACTATATGATCGGCAAGCAGTCGGTCATGTTCTTTCTCACGTTTCAGCTGCAGCAATGCTACATGGTTTCGCGGCCAAATGAATGGGAGCCCTATATCAAGCGACTATACGGAAGGTATGGCTAGGAGGAATCTGCTTGGAACTTGCGTCTGTCTATATAAGCATCAGCAGCTATGTCATTGGTGCGAATTATCATTTCCTCTTTTACGGCGCCCCTACTGCGGGCCGGCTGGAACGTGTCGATGGTCCATGCTTATATTTCAGCAATGTCTCCATGCATCATGAGGCTGAGGAATATGAGCTGATCCCTTCGGATTGCTTCCATCTTGATACGATTACGGAGCTGGAGATGATCGGCGATCTTCCTATCGATTACGGCCTGATCCGCGGAGATTTCTATCGTTTTGTGCATGCCGGCTACATCTACGAAGGCGTGTATACGCGCGAGCAGAATCGCAATGGCATGGTTATGTACGAGTTTCGGAAGCTGCTCTGCACGGATAAGGATGAGCGGACATCCAGCATGCAGACGTGTACCTTCTTCCCTCATGAGCTATTAAGTCTTACGCATCTTGGGGCGGCCCGTCCGAAGCCATATATCTGAATACGAAAGGTTTGAATGATATGGAAGGCATTGGTCTCTTCCTAGCGATCGTAGCATGGATCGCCTTTATTTGTATTGTCGCTTCGGCCCGCCAGGGTCGTAACTTCGAAGTTATGAAGCCATGGATTCTGATGATCGGCAGCGCGACGTATTTCTTCTGCGGCCCGTTTCTGCTCGTGGTTAATGGCTGGTGGATCATAATGATCATCGGCGGAGGCATCTGGGGCTTGATCTATTTCATCAAATCTTCATCGAGAGGAAGTCGTTAATATGTGCGCATGTGGAACTCCGTTTCCTGTTGATTGCGATTGCCGTCCGGACTATGGGTATATCCCTGCTCATCTGGATGCACGCGCAGATTTTGATTGGCATGCTCCTGAGCCTACGGATCACTTCTCCGAAGATGATGTAACGCCTGCCATCTTCCACGCCGCCTCATTGTTGGAGCAGCCGGCTGAAGATCCTTCGTTCTGCACATGCGGACTCGGCATTCAGCACCAGGACTGCTTCTGTCTCCCCTTCTAGTAATAGATCGTGTATCATGATGCTATGGGGGTTGAGAGATGGCAGATTGGTATTTGGAAGATATTCATGGAGTACGACATAAAGCAGTCATCGCAGCTATGCAGCCTAATCAAGCCGCTAAAGCAAGATGGACGAAGGGCCTCAGCTGGCACAGGGAGCTCAAGGCAACGGACCGAGAAACATTCGTCCTTATTGACGATGCTACTGGCACCGCTCAAGGTGCCATTTCCCTGTCCGATGCTGGGGATCACGTCTACATACATTTGCTTGAGAATGCGCCACATAATCGCTCTGTTGCAAATCCAAGGCAATTTGTGAATGTATCACGGATCCTTATTGGTTTTGCCGGAGCAATCAGTAACTCCTTCGGATACGAGGGCTTCTTGGCTTTGACACCAAAGTCGTCGTTGGAGGATTATTATGCCCGCCTGTTCAAGGCTTTCCCGCTTCCCGATCGTAAGATGGGCATACATGGTGTTGTCTCAAATCACTGGTACAGGGTATACTATACGTAGAAGGGCGTGATCTTATGGCGCGTAAAATATTGCACGGTGTCCAAAATGCGAAAGGACAACCTATTCGAGTAACGGTTGGAACTGCTCGTGTAAAAGAGACAATCGTTGATCTTGAAAGGCTTGAGATGATTGACCCTCGTGGTATCCATACGGATCCAAGTGGTCGCGATGGCCATACGCCTGAATCTCGGGCAGCTATGACCGAGTTCATCCGTAAATGTAAATCCGGCGAAATTGAAATGAAACCAATCGAACTATAGTATTTCCTTGAAGCACTCACATTATGTGGGTGCTTTTTTTGTTGTCCAAAATGCCTCCATCGGGCAGGCAGCTGAGACTTAATACCACTGGAGGTATTGATGATGATTACGAAACATAAAATGCCCATCGCCGTTATTGGCCTGCTTATCCTATTCTCCGCGGTCATCTGGCGCAACGTGCAGTCTGATTTCAACAATGTCACCTGGAAGCAATACATAGTCGGATCCGGCGACACCATGTGGAGCATTGCGCAAACGTCAACGGTGGATACAAATACGCGCGACATTGTTGCGGTCATGCAGGACTATAACGAGATGCATAACGTTAATCTTCATCCCGGTGATGTAATCTTGGTCCCGATGTCCAAATAACCTGACGGCTCGATTATTTACGATATTAATTTCGGAGGTTGATATTCATGCATATTAAATTGACATGTTGTTTCGAATGCGGCCCGACCAGGCTGATCCCGCCCCATCTTACTAATAACGAGATCAATTGGATTCGGTGTGCCGGCTGCCGCGAGAAAAATCGGGCGTTCTATCGCGACTTCTGGAGCGAATATGTTGATGCCATGAATAATGGAGATCGTTTAGTTGATGACGGTCGTATTGTTGCTCGCATCAATGGTGAGCATTACGTGATCGGATTCGAAGATGAAAAAGGCTATTTCCGCGGTCACGGCGGTAACACTTTCGTCCTTCGGTTTACGAGCGGTCCGCACGCCGGACAGACCTATCGCACGACGAATCTCTGGGCTCAAGGCAAGATCAGCCATGGGTTCGAGAAGATCCTCACAGATAATGCTGTCTTCGTGCCGCAGGTCTTTGCCTCACTTCTTGAGGCGCTGGCCTGACGGCCTATTTCATTTTAACATGCGGGCCCCTTCCCGCACTGTAGCATGGTAGTGCCATGCCTGATGATGGCTTCTCTAAGCCGAAACAGTAATGCAAGGGGCTGGTCAATATAGATAAAAAGATCAAAAAGACAAAGCTGTCCCTGGACGATCGCCTGTACATTCTTCAGACGAATCTCCTCCCGCCTGAGTTACGAATCAAGCTACACCAGGCTGATACCTTGTATTTTCAAAATCAGGACGAACGTGCTGCCGCTCTCATAGCAGAGATCGAGGAATCCTGTCGTGAGAAGGGCATCACTTTGCATCGCCCCCCATTCTTTCCACTTGGAGACTAATACATATGCGTGAAATTATTTTGGTTCGTGTAGTTAATGAGGGTAAACCTCGTCCGCGTTTAGCTTTGCCTGCTCTCCCTCCTATTCAACCGTTGAAGCTTCTTCCCCGCAATCCGCAGTCTAAACTGTTTGCGTACCAACCAAGCGACAACTCTCATATTGGCCAACTAATCGATCTGAAAGGATGATTCTCATGATACAACGATTCTTTATTCGTCCGGCCGGCGCCGACTTCGCGATCATTGTGGTCGTGGACGGCGCGGAGCAGGAAGTCGAGCGCGGCGGCAAACCTCTGATCAGAGGCAAGTTCCTCCACTATGTGAAGGATCGGAATGCCCTTATTGAGAAAGTGGGGGCTGTTGCATCATGAAGTGGAAATGGCGCATTGGGATCGGGCTTCTACTCCTGTTCACGATGCGCTTCTGGTTGCATTGGATACTCTTGCTGGGCCTGATCTTCATGATCGGCTGCATTGTCATCAAAGTTCTTGGCGATGCCCACGAACTGCTCGGTTTTATCAGGCGCAAGCGATGACGCTTCTCCCTTGCCCCCTCCAATGACCATACTATGAGTCCCCCCGAAGGGGGCAATGCCGTCCGCTAAATGGACAGACTCCGTGCAACCTATGTAAGTATGTATCATGGAAATGATCGACCAATCAGTGTTACTTGATTGACTGTCATGCGGCTTTATTCCATAGTGGAACATGCATCTTGTCATGGATCATGTTTCTTTGGGCTCCTGCCCTTTTTCCAATTCTGGAATCTTGTTGCATGATTCCTTGATTCTTGGTGGTCTGACATGATGCTTGATTAAAAGTGCCACTATATATATTACATAGTGGCAAACTTGGGGTATTTGAACCCCAGTTTTCTTCCAATTGATGATTTCACATAATTGTCACATGTTGTTCGTATTTGTTCTGGCTGACGCCAAGGTTCATTTTGGAGGTGGTTATCCCATGTTCGTCGTACAATATCGCGATCATACGTCCTTCGATGAACTCCGTGTGGATCTGGCGCAGACTGAATCAGATTTGAACAGCTTTTGGCACCATGACGCATCGGTAATCTCAATTCAGCATGTCTGGGAGATTCCAGATGATGCGCAGTTATTTCGCCTGATTGTTGCAGGCAGCCGTGACTTCAACGACTATCCCCTACTCCGCTCCAAGCTGGACTTCTTTCTCCAGCATCAGCCGTATACGATCATTGTGTCCGGCGCGGCCCGCGGTGCTGATTCGCTCGGTGAAGATTATGCTAAAGAACGCGGCTTGCCGATCGACCAGTTCCCTGCTGACTGGAATCCCCTCCACTTAAAAGGCAAGTTGGATCGCAGTGCAGGGTATCGTCGGAACGAACAGATGGCGAAAGTTTCACAAGGGTGCGTTTGCTTCTGGGACGGAACTTCACGCGGCACCGAGCATATGATTAATCTCGCCAACAAATACAAACTGCAGACCCGCGTGGTCAAATATGAGGAGGAGCTTGTTTGAAAGAGGTAGCGATCTATACTGATGGTGCGTGCAGCGGCAATCCCGGTCCTGGTGGCTGGGGTGCCGTTTTAATTTATGGCGATATTATCGGTAAATTTAACGGCTGCGAGGCATATTCCACGAATAATCGCATGGAGCTGATCGCCGTGATCCAAGCCCTTCGGTTACTGAATGAGCCCTGCCGCGTCCGGATTTACAGCGACTCTGCCTTCATCGTAAATTGTTTCAAGCACAAATGGCACGAGCATTGGGTGGCCCACAACTGGCGGAACACGCAAAAGCGCAAGGTTGAGCACCGCGAGCTATGGGAGCAGTTGCTCAACCTGAACAAGCTGCATCAAGTCACCTATCATAAAGTCGACCGGGATGCCGGCGTGCAGCATAATGTAACCGCTGATCAGCTTGCACGAGAAGCCATCATTATGTATCGCAAGACAATTGCTTAATCCATTTTGTATCCGAATGTATACATATTGTAACTAATTAATGCAAAAGAAAACCGCTGGCGTATGCCAACGGTTGTTTGTATATCCGAGCTTATTAACGAAGCAGGGACAGAACGCCTTGTGGTGCAGAGTTTGCTTGAGCCAGCATCGATTGGGAAGCTTGAAGAAGAATGTTGTTCTTCGTCAGGTTGACCATCTCGCTCGCCATGTCCGTATCGCGGATGCGGGACTCGGAAGCCGTCAGGTTCTCGGTCGTCGTGCCCAAGTTGTTGGACGTGTACTCGAGACGGTTTTGAACCGCACCCAGCTTGCCACGCTCCGTAGCAACGGCTTTGATCCCATCATTTACTTCAGCCAGCGTAGTCGTGTCATCAAGGCCAATAAAACTAGCCGTGACAATTTGACCAATATTGATGAGAGTTCCTTTATCGTCAGTAGCGATAGCGACACCGGTTGTGTTGTTGATGTTGATTCCGTTGAACGTGGTGTTAGACATGATGTTGTCGATTTGACCACCCAGCGCTTTCATCTCTTCGCCGATGTTGGCTTTGTCTTCAGTCGAATACGTGCCGTTAGCATCTTGAACTTTCAGTTCTTTCATTCGGCTCAGCATTGCGGATACTTCGTTCAGCGCACCCTCAGCCGTTTGAACATAGGAGATGCCGTCTTGCGTATTGCGTTGAGCTTGCTGAAGTCCACGGATTTGTCCGCGCATGTTTTCGGAGATCGAAAGACCTGCAGCGTCGTCGGCAGCGCGGTTAATGCGGAGACCCGAAGAAAGCTTCTCCATATTCTTGCCAGCAGCCGTGTTATTCAGGGCCATGTTGCGGTGCGTGTTGAGCGCGCTAATATTGTGGTTGATAATCATTTGTATTACCTCCGTGTGTGTTAGGTAGTAGATGATTCCTTTCATCTACTTGGATTGATTTACTTATCAGCGATTTCCGCCCTTACAATGGAAATCTCTTTTGGTGCCTCGATCTTTAACCGAAGCATATCGTCTTCGGTTTTAATAACTGTCACAACGATGTTGCCATTGATAATGATGCTTTCATTGGGTTTTCTACCAAGCACTAGTGCCATAGTACACATCCTCCTTGATGTTCTAATAGCTATATCGACCGTACAGATGGCATTGTTTATACCTAAATGACATGAAAATTAAAAAAATCCATGGGTCTACTGAATTATTCGTTTTGACGATGCAAATCGCTGCAGAATGCAGCATATTAGATCAGATCAGATTTCATTAGATTCTTTTTTAGGAGGAAAATGCCGATGAACGCCTAAGGCAGTACATCCAGACAAGGAAAGGAGGGAATCAGCCAATGATATACGCCGTCATTATTTTGCAGGTCATCACCATCGTGATCTTATTCGTTACATACACCCTAAACCGAAAAACCATTAAGATCTACAAGGAAATGAACAAGCGATGAACCCGTCACGCTTCAGGTAGCGTCAAAGTTAATTAACCGTTCATATTTTCCATAGGAAAATGTTAAATATTTTCGTATATCCTAATAGTTATATGATTATATTTCTATATTTTCCATGGTTACATGATTCTATTTTCAAAATACCTCATGAAAAAGGAGGCCTCATCAAGGCCTCCTCATTTGTCTTTCTTCACAAACATCCTCACAAACCACGGGAGAGATTTGACGATCTCCTGCTTCATCTCCTGCTGCATCTCCAGCTTGGCCTGTTTATCATCCTTCAATTCCTTCAATTGCTCTAGGATTACTTTATCCCGCGTATCGACATCCTGACGCATTGTTGAGACGGCCTGCTCGATGAGCTCTCGTTGCTTATCATCTGTCACGTTTTCTTGAAGGGCAGTAAGCGCACCGGCGATACTCTCGATCTTCTCGTTAATCTCCTCGATCCGATCCTCACCAGGCAGAAGCAGCTGCATCTTTTCATCCATTCGCTTATCTACAACTTGCGCAATGAACTCGGAGAGCATGCGCATCTGATCTTCCGATGCATTGGAAAACGGATCGACCAGCCCTCCCTCCCTGCTGGGGCGTCGGTCATCATCAATTTCATCTCGCTCGAATACGCGAATTTGATCCGACGACACGATGCCTACCAGCTCGGCACATCGTGAGAGCTTAATGTTCTGCGACTTACGAAGTAGCAGCGCCATTTTGAGGCGGAAGACGGCCTGGTAGTCCATGAGGACGGTCCGGCCACTCATACGTGCCTCGATGTAGTGGTTGAGCTGCTTCTGCCAGCTCCGCATGGTCGAAGGCTTGCACAAGAAGTTCGGAGCCTGCTCCTGCGTGCAGTACCACTCCTCAAACTCGGATGTGGTGTAGTCAACGGCCTCTTTCATGGCCTCTATGTAGTCATCAAAGAGCTCGTCGGTCAAATCTGTCTTCAATATCAGCTTAAATAGCGGGTCCTGCCTAAATTCCTGGCTCAGGCGGGCACTCATTACGCCGCCGGTCCCCTGCTCGCTCATCAGATCACCTCAGGTTATATTTTAACCTAATCTGGTCTGATCTGTCACGATTTAAGCTGGATCAGCCTCCATTATTATCGATCAGGCTCCATCAAACTCTATTAGTATTGATTATATTTCATCAGATTCTATCAGATTAAGCTTTCTTATTCTATTCTGTTTATTTCTGATTAAATCTGAATCAATTTAAAACGGTATACATCCGAACACATTAGATCAGATTCTATCAGCTAATTTTCTGATGTAATCTGAGGTGAAAGGGGAGGGCGGTTTCCATGCGGAAGCAGATTTTCGGTGTTTTTTGGGCGGCGGCCATGATGGCGCCTGGTATCACCATGAATTTCGTACCAAAACTAGCGGCGGCCGGCATCTTCGCCGCGGCCATCGCGCTTAACGCCTACATTTTAGGGAACATGACGTGGCAAAAGCATGCCATGACCGATAAATTGACGGGTCTGCGTAACAGGGCAGCACTCGATCAACAGCTGAAGGTATATCGGAAGCGCCAGGTGTCGGTGCTCATGATCGACATCGATAATTTCAAGTCCATCAACGATTCCTTCGGACACGCGATAGGGGATGGGGTCCTTTATGATGTGGCCAATACGATGATGAGCCAAATTCGAGGTGCTGACATCTACCGCTATGGGGGAGAGGAGTTCACGATCATCTTGCCTGGATTGCAGATACGAGAGAGCTATGCGATCGCAGAGCGCCTTCGGAAAGCCGTAGAGCAACACGTTCACGTTTATGGAAGGCCCGTGACGATTTCAATCGGCGTAGCCAGCTGCTCAGATATCAAGCTGGCGATGAAGCAGGCGGATGAATGCCTGTACGAATCCAAGCAACGAGGGAGGAATGCCACAACTGCTTGTGCATGTTGAGCCTGACGGCTCGTTTCATATTAGAATCTGACCGCCATCGTGCGGTCTTTTTTTATTCCATTGAAGGGAGGAAGCCGCGTGGCCATGCCTGAAGGCAAATTAGGGTTCGATAAGCTCCGGGTAGAAATGTGGGTGTCTGGAACAGCAGGGGAGGATGGTGCAGGTGGATACTGTGCTCATTTGCACAGCGTGCTTGATGGGCAGAAGTACACCAAGACTATCGCAGGCTTTGGGAACGGCGTGACGCCGACCCGTATGACATTGAAAGCCGTACTGGAAGGACTCAAGCAAATTAAGAACAAGTGCTTCATTCACATCTATACAGGTATCCCGCAGGTGAGCGCCGGCATGAACAAGCACATTCATCGCTGGGCGAAAAAAGATTTCAAAGGAGCCAGCGGCCAGGATCTCCAGCACGAAGATCTCTGGCGCCAGATCCATTTCCTCTTGGAGGAAAGGGTGATGTCCTACAAGGTGCATTATCTAGGTGACAGCCCGAAGCCGGACAACAATATTATGGTGATCCATACGGCCAGCCAGTATGCACAGAAGGCACGCAAAAACTTCATGGAGGTGTCGATCGGATGAATCGCATAGGCCCGATCATGGATCGGATTATCGATAGCACGCTGCTGCTGGTCCTTAGCCTTGTTATCTTGACCGTAGCTTCTTTCGCACTCAGCATATACGCACTCATTCTGTTCATCGCGCTGATCGTGCTTTTTGCATGCTATGTGCGATGGTCTGTACAAACCGAACCAGTTGAGGAGGATCACCAACATGACGATGGTCACAACAACATGCAGCCTTTGTCGCACCGACGTCACGCTTGATTTTGAAAACCTGTCGCATGACGAGGCCGTCGAAAGACTTCGCAAGCTCGATAAAAAGGCGATGGAATGCCCAGGCATGCATGTCGAGATGGGCGGCTGGTACAAGCGCTGGAAGTTGGATGAGGCGCTTCGCGCAGCCTATCCGGATCATTACACCAATGGAGCCTGACGGCTCGTTTCATGCTGATCTACATATTAGAGAGGAGATCTCCATCATGCATATAGCTTCTGTCGTTGCAAACCACCTCATCAATGCCGGCTCTAAAGCCGAGATTCAAAGCACACTTCAATCTTGCCGTTCGCATACCGAGCAGCACGATGCATTGAAAATGGCTGCGGATCATATTCTGCTGGCCGTTGAATCGAATATCGCACAAAAGAATCATCAAGTCGCAATCTGGGAGCTCTCGAAGCTGGCGATCGTGGAAGACGAACTGCTGAAGGCGGAGCGTCGCATGAATCACGTATTATCGCTCACAGGAGCACGCCTCTAATGCTTTGGCTTGGTGCATTCATGATCATCGTTCTATCAGGGCAGGTGTGGTGCCTGCCCCTATTGTTCATTTTCTTTTTTATTGTAATGGCTAACAAGAAGATCAATTAGGCGCCTGACGGCGCGATTCATCTTAGCTAATATCCAATTTCCCGAGGAGGAAACTAACCATGTTAAATCAAGTCAAATCGCTCGTAGCAGGCAATGTCAAGGTTGAGATCCGTGACCGCAATCAGTACAACCAGTATCCGGTTATCGTGACGGACATGGCGCAAGATTCGATCACGTTCGGATGGGCGCTGACGTACTATGCGCGTCACATGACCAAGGGCAATGAGCGCATGTACGACGGCAAAGAAGCATTCACCACGTTAACGATCACGAACTTTCAACGTCTCTATGATCGGCTCATGTCGGTGGATGCTCGCTTTGCAGCCGGCGACGGTGTGACGGTCGGCAACAACAATGCTCGTACCGCGGTCTACGAAATGAGCGAGAAGGCTCGCTTCCATGTGCGTCAATTCAATGACAGCATCACGATCAGCCTGTCGATTACGGATCCGGCATCGCCGTTCTATCTGCTGGCGATCAATTTCCGCGTGGTCAATAGCAAGAAAGAGCAGGGCAAGCGCCACCTGATCGGCTCCGAATCCCAATGGGATCTGAATACGGACACGTTCACGGAGAACAACGCCGTCATGTCGCCGAAGAAGAAGAAATACCTGCAGGTGTTCCAGGAAGATCAGAACACGATTCCGTATGTAAAGGCGCCGAGCCGTCCAGGCATGAATAACACCACGCAAGTGGATCCGAATAACAGCGAGTTCCTGTACATCATGGACATCGATAACGAGTTTCGTGCACTGGCATTCATCTATGAGCGTGCGATTCTCGAGCATGCGATGACCGCAGCCCTGCCGCTGGTTCAAGCGAAGCAGCAGCCTACGCAAAATGCATTCGGCGCGAGTGCCCCGGGCAGCTTCAGCGATTACAGCGGATTCGGACAGCCGCAGCAAGGCTTCGGTGCGCCAGCTCAACAACAAGCACCATTCAACGTGCCGGCACAGCAGCAAACTCTATTCGGAAGCGCGCCTGCGCAACAAGGATTTGGAGCAGCGTCACAACAGAGCTTCGGCTCGCAGCCAGCCGATCAAGCACCATTCAGCCAGGGGCAACCTGCAGGTGCTGGACTCGGCAATGCATTTATGCAGAAACCGAATTGGAGCGAAAACGACCGGGCATTCTAATGCTTGGTTGATCCTCCTATAAGAGAAGAGGGAGTGCTTTTACAGGCTCCCTTGGATCTTTAAAAAATCCGGTTCCCCCGGGGCCAGGGAGTCCCCTCAAATGCGGCGATTACCTGCGATAAGCTTTTATGAGCTGGTTTTATTAACGAAGCGAAAATGGTATACTATTATGAAGTGGAAAGGAGGGAATCGGATGATACAGGTACGTATGCAGTACAACAATGTTTACTTGAAGATACTTGATGGACCGGAGACATTTGACCATACGCTTGAAAAAGTGCGTTACATCCGGAACCGTGGGTTTAACATGGAAACAGGTGAATGGATGTTTGATCGTGAATATATCGGGGATTTACTTGCTTTATTCGATAATCAAATTACCTGGATGACACCGCTTCATGAAATTGTCGCAGGCGTCAATTTGAATCATGAGATCGTCAACCAACACATTCAATGGGAATCCGAAGGCGAGTTCAAGAACTTCTTGTTGCCGCTGTATGCGTATCAAAAAGTCGGGGCCAATTTCCTCATTGACCGTGGATGTGCAGCTGTGTTCGATGGCTGCGGGTTGGGCAAAACTCCTCAGCTGATTGGAGCATGTGAAAAGCTTCATGAGCAGGGAAGGGCCCAAAAGATGCTTATTGTCACACTCAGTTCCCTCAAACGACAGTGGGCAAAGGAAATCGAGAAATTCTCCGGGAAGACGGCGATCGCCGTTTCAGGTACGCCGGCTAAGCGCGCATCTCTTATCAAAGGATTCGCTCAGCGCAAGGACATTCAATACATGGTGATCAATTATGAGATCCTTCGGAATGATACCCTCCGAGAATTGATTAAGAATATACCGTTCGATGTGGTAGCGCTCGATGAAGCACAGAAGATAAAGAATGGCGTGCGCGACACCTCTTTGAATATGGAGCCGAGCCAGATTGCTGCGGCGGCCTATGAGCTTAAACACATCAAATATCGTTTTGTCGCGACGGCGACCCCGCTTCAAGGCAAGGCTGAAGAGATCTTTAGCATCTTTTACTTTCTGAATGAAGAAATTCTTGGGCCATGGAATTATTTCCGTGAGCGCTACTGTAAATACAGCACGCGATATGGCATCACGGGGTACATTAATTTGGGCGAGCTGTATTACCGAATCGCACCATTCTTCATCAGGCGGACAAAGGATATGCCAGAGATTCAACAGCAGCTTCCGCAAGTCCAGCATTCCCATGTCTTCCTTGAAATGACGGATGCACAAGAAAAGCTGCATGATTATCTGATCGAAAAGCTTACGGACATTAAAGAGCAGGCCAGGAGTATCACGGATTACAAGTTCATCAATGGGCAATCCATGTCCCCTCAAGAGGCAAAGGAATACTACGATGCCTTGGCGCAAGGCTATCAGAGCTTTCTACTCAGCACCTGCGACAGTCCGGAGCTGCTGCTGATGTCCAAGACCCCGATGGCCGAGAAGATACTGAAAGAAGTCCAGCTCAGCGAGAAGGATCTGAAATCACCGAAGATCGATCAGTTCAAGGAGTTCTTCAGCAGCATGCTATATGATGAGCCAAACTCCAAGGTCGTTATCTTTTCCCGCTTCGAACGGATGGTGGAGCTGTTGTACCGTGAGCTCAACAAGGATTCCCGCGGCCGACCACTCGATAATCCGATCGCAGTCGCTTATCATGGACAATTGACCGAAGGCGCCAAGGAATACGCTAAGGAACAATTCCTTCACAATCCAAATATTAAGGCCATTATCTGTACCGATGCAGGATCAACGGGACTAAACCTTCAGGTGGCGAACTACATGGTCCACATCGATCTGCCTTGGGATCCGACACTGTTGGAACAGCGCAATGGCCGCATTGACCGGACAGGTAACGCCTTCGCCAATGTGACCATCTACTATTACGCCATGGAGAACAGCTTCGACGAGCATCTGCTGGAGATTCTGGACCGCAAGTCCGATCTCGCGAACCAGGTTCTCACCGGTGGTGCTGACAACCGCAGCCGTGAGAGGGATGTCAACAAGCTGGCGATGGATCGCCTCCTTCGGAAACGAAACAAGCAAACGAATAATGAGAATGTGGGGTAGGCCTGACGGCCTGCCTCTTTTTACTTTATGGGAAAGGGCGGGAGAAATGAGCGAAGAAACGGTTATTAAGGAGCTTAACTTTGATCTAATCGCTGCCGGCATCCGAAACATGAGCGTTATCCCTGATTCGGAGTATGAGCATATGCATAAGGCAATGCCGGTCTTCAATGTCCTCTTGAATGAAACTGAAACTGATGTTGAGTTTTTGAAAGGCACTACAATTGAGCAGTTTGAAATCACGTTCGATTACATAAATAATGCCATTACCTATGAGGATGGATTGGAAGAACACGAGCTGCAGTTCGCACAAGAGATGCGAAATGCGCTGTTCCAATACTGCGCCGTGCGCGATTGGATTCGAGATGCATCTGCGCTGCAGACATTTCCCCGTAAGGTTACATTCATTTAGCGAGGTGAATCATTCATGGTTGAGCCGTTGTACGGCTATTACGAGAAGGAATACTGGCTGGCGCAGCTGGACCGCTTGGTTACATTTAAGATCATGGTGGACCGCGGCCACGAGCCGGAGGATCTGGAGTTCTTCAAGGGGCATGAAGCGTTTGCCTACAATGCTCCCGAGTTTTTCATGCAGACGTTTAAGCTGCTGACCAGCGATTTGCTGATCGATTATCCTGAAATCACGGAGGAGGATCAGAAGATAGGCATCGGCTATCGGATTAAGTTTCACTTCCGGCCAGACCTGACGCCAGAGGAACTGGAGCGAAAGGGGGCGCTGAAAAAGCACCTGCATGTCGCCTTTGATCATGTCGATGTCGAAGGCGTCAATACAAAGTGGGACCTGGATAAAGATGAAGACGAGCTAACGATCGAGGTGCAGCTCTGGACCGGTTTTGGATTTATTTTGCATCACGTCATGCGGGCCATGGATAACATGAAACCATTCTTGATAATGAAGGAGGTTCTGATCGATGTCGGACAAAGTAGTAATCACGCTGGAGAGGAACAAGATGCCGCATGTGGCATTCGAGCAAAAGGGTGGGGCGAAGACCGGGGGCCATTGCTACCACGATCAAGTGATCAGCTTGATCATGTCTGCGCAGAACGAGCAGCTTGTAGTGGAACAGAAAGAGACGGTGCTCAGCTCGCCGGCGCTGCCGAGTAATACGGTTAAATACGCCCAGCATTCAGATGGCACACATGTGCTGTTTGTGCTGGAAGATGAGGCGTATTCGGACATTTCCTATTACACGTCCACGTTTCAAAATGTGGCCTTCCCAAAGATGGTATTCGGTTATATCGTGAAAGGCACATCGTTGGCCAAAGCCTACGTGGCCTGTTACAAGGACAAATATTTGCGGGACACGACGCCATTATTCAAGTTCCCGTACTCCAACGTGCATGCGAACGGCGCGCTTTGTTATTTCTCCACGGAGGTCATCAAAGACCTCGTGCAGTTGCAGACGTTTGCTTATCGTTGGCGCCAGGTGCCGAACAACGATCACCTAACGGGCCAGCGGACGGAGCTCGATGCGTCGCTGCGCGAGTTGTTCGAAATGCACCAAGACGCGGATTTCAATTACGACATTTTGGCACCGATGAACACGACGTTCGGCGAGTGGGGCCAAACAATCACCAGGCCATAGGAGGGCTGCTTGATGTCCATGCAATTTGAAAGTGAACAAGATCTGATGCAAGAGCAGGGGCAGGTCGTACATAAAATCGTTATTCCCGCTCCGGCCGATGACAATAAGGAAGACGCCGATCTCGAAAGGGAGGTATGGCAGGCTGAAGCGCAGGAGTCTGCCACTGAAGAGGAGGATCTCACGGCCGAGAACTTCTTCGATTTCAGCGGCGGCACTTCCCGGGCACCGAAGAACAAAACAAAGCCAGCAGTAAAGGCAAACACGAGTAAGGCGGTCAAGCCAAAAGATCCGGAGAAGAAATACGGATCGGATTTCGTGATCTGCTATGCCCGTGAGCGCATCGAGATGCCGGCCGGCGAAGATCTAACGCTCGAGCAAGTTCGGCAATGGTTGGAGACGGATTTCCCCGAGTTCGGCAAGGAACGAACAGAGATGCTCGTGGATGAGGATCAAAAGTTCATCGTGCCGATCCTCAAGTCGCCGAAGAAAGGATGATCTCATGAACGTACCAACGCTCAACCTGCCCTCCAACTTCTTTACGATCGTGCAGATCGGCGTCGGCGGCAACGGCGGCTATTTGACACAGCGGCTAACCAAAATGATGTATGCCTTCGGCCGGACGACCGAGCAAGCATTCAGCTACTGCTTAGTAGATGGCGACCGCTTCGAAGCCAAGAATCTGCTGCGGCAGCCATGTATCGCCGAGGATCTCTTGGAACTCAAATCCAAGGTGCTCGCCGAGCGATATGGCACCGTCTATGACCTGAAGATCAGCTATCGGGACCGTTATGTGGAATCCGTACAGGATCTGCATGACCTCATGATCGGCGTCGAAGCCCGGGGGACCGTAATCCTGCTTGGCTGCGTAGATAACCATGCAACGCGCAAACTCATGCATCGGTTTTTCCATGAAACAAAGCACGACATCATCTATCTCGATAGCGGGATCGAAGCTGTGCTGCCCGACGAGCCAAACAGCGGCTATGCTGGCCACGTCGTCTGCGGCGTAAAGCTGCAGGGGAAGGTCCTGCTGGAGCCTGTCGGCGATCTTTACCCGGATATCCTAGAGGATGATGAATCCAAGCTGCCTACGGAATCCTGCGGCGACACGATCGTCAATCATCCCCAGCGCATGATGACCAATGAAATGGCCGCACTCGTTATGGCTGGCTATTTGAATACAATCCTTGGCGAGGAACAAATTGTTGCGCATTACACAAACTTTAATGCAAAAACCATGCTTTCTAAGCCCGCCTATATTCACAAAGAGGCGCTTCAGGGTGTATAATCCCCTGGAGCGCTATTTTCCAGGGAGATGATGCAATGGGCGCGAAAAAGCTCAAAGAATATCCATCTATTACGAAAAAATGCTCGTGGGAAAGGAAGGACGTTACATACGAGCAGCATGAACTAGTTCATCTTGAAGCCACCGGCGGTTCTCCTTATCCGGACGGGGAATGGGAGTGGAGTGGCAGCTACAATATCCGCGTCAATGTAGGTGATATCGGCAACTGCTACCCCTATGAAGGCGGGCTTTCAGGCAGTCCGAAGTATTACTTCGATAAACGCAAAGGACGCCGTGTAAAGCGTTACAAATTCGATCTTTGCTTGAAAGTCGTAGGGGGCGATCGGCTCTCGCTGGACGTTGGACGTGCCAAGAATCTGAGCAAGCTGGACTGTAAGCGGCTCATCGTACACATGATCCATGAGTTCGAGAAGACGGACCGCTACAAGGAAGAATTGTGGCCAAAGATCCTAGATCCCGACAATCGGGAACCGATCATCAAAGATATCGACGGGAAGCTCGTTTGGATTGCAACGACGTGGAAAGGCCTCTGGTCTGCAGTACAGCAGAAGCATGCATATAAGAGTACCGGCTTGGGAAGATCCTATGTCCTGCCATCGGGCCAGTATTTCACACGGCAGGTCAATGTCAAAATGGAGTATCCGCATAAGAAGGAAGATGGCTCGACCGATTATTACCGCGGCGTGAAAATCTACAAGGATCCGTGGTACAAGCAGGTTGATCATAGCTGCGGCACCAGCAGCGGTGGCGGCCTCGACATGAATAAGCGGGGGACATATGAGGCATTGATCGATGCAGCCATTTGGAATACCGACGATACGCTGCTCGAATACATCATGCAAGATGAATACCGTAATTTGTCCGGGTGGTGAAAATGTGTTTGAAGTAACGAAACCCTGCAAGGATTGTCCATTCCTCAAGGAATCCACGATGCGGCATTCGCTTAACCCGAGCCGGCTGCCCGGCATTGTAGAGACATTGATGGATGATCATAATCATTTCACCTGCCACAAAACGATCGATTATTCGAAGGATACGAATGACGACGGCACAAGGCCTTTCCAAGAAGGCAATCAGATGTGTTTCGGTGCCATGACTTACCTGGACAAGGTGGGGCGGCCGAACATTGCGATGCGCCTTGGCATGCTTACTGGCAAGCTCAGTAGAGAGCAACTTGAGCGTTGCCATAGCATCATCGTCAATCCGGACGAAATAGGTGAGGATCATTGAATTAATCGATGCTTACAATTACCGGCACCCGGGCGAGTTCCAAGCCGCAATCAACCGGCAGGAGGCCATGCGAGGCGCGCTGCAGACATGGTGGGTGACCAAAGAAGGCGTGAAGCTCAAGCCGTTTCAGATGACTGATCGCCATCTCCTGTCGATTATCAAGATGATGGAGGATCAAGCAGAGAAACGAGCCGTCCTCCATTCAGCCAAGCGAATATTGAAAAGCCATGCGACCTACAAGGCTGCTAAACGTGAAGCAATCAAAAGGGGGCTTATACAGGAATGAGCGATACGTGGCGGTTGTATGATCGTGATCATCGCGATTTTATGTACGAATTGATGGATACCAAGGTGGAGTCAATCCCCTTGCCTTTGCTCGGTGAAATCCAGCTGCGGCCAGACATTCATGATCATATCAAAATCAACGGAGAAATCTATTCGGTATGCATTTTGAATTTAGCTAACAATGCTGCCTTTGTTCGCCGGCTCGATTTGAGCGGTAATCATGATACTGAATACAAGCCCAATGCGAGATGTCCGCACTGCGGATATGAGGACATTGATTGCTTCGAGTGGAGTGGCGATGAGGGCGACAGGGAGTGCGGGCACTGTAGCTTGCCATTCAGCTATACGCGAGAGATCATCATCGAGTATTCAACAGAGAAGAAAGGGCCGAGCAATAAGCCGGTGCGGGTGGAGCTATGACCGACGAAAAAGATGAAATCAAATATTCGAGCCACAAGGAAGTTTCCGAAACCTATCACATCTCCTTGGATAGCCACCGGTGCCAATGGGCTCGGATTACGATCAATGAAACCGGCGATTTTAACGCGATCACTGATTGCGGCAATTTCAATTATGCATGGCATGGCTATGGCGGCGGTTCATTTAAGGAGTTCTTGGTCAAGATCTTCAGCAGAAACGCAAGTGGCAAAGGCAGTTACGTGTACGATAAGATCTCCGACGACAGCCGAAGCCGCGTGAACTGCAAGGAAACCATTGCTCCGATGTGGAAGGATTTCATTGAAAAGTACCGGGAGCTTTACAAGGATAAGCGATCCGACGCAAGGATTGCCGAACGCTTGAAATATTCCAATGCCTATAAGGCAAAGTGGGCGTTCGATGAATTAAGAGAGAAGGCGAGATCAACCAGGGATGTGCTGAAGTCTATCGAAGAGGAAGGCGAGCTCAGCTCGGATCGCTTCTACTCCTTGATGTGGGACAATGCTCAAATATCGGACTTATTCTTCGATGGTGACTATATTGCCCACTGCCTTGATGTGGAGATGACCGGCGACCGACATGCCATTGCTTTTTGTGAAGTGGTAGCACCTGTCTTTGCTGAAATTCTGCGTCAAGAACTGAAAGAAGAACCTGTCACAGCCGCCTCTTGAGCGGCTTTTTTCTTTATCCAAAATGTCGAGCATTACATACGCCTGACGGCGTGTTTCTTGTAGATTCACTCATAAAATTGAGGTGATGCCAGTTAATACGAGCATTTAACCACAAGATATTGGGGTTAGTATCGGATATGACACTAGATCATTCTAGTCTGTCTTATTCGTATTGTAATGCCTTGCAAAACGTGGGGTGAGTGTGTTAGTATAGGCCTACGACGACAACCGAATATAAAGCGGGGTGAATGCCATGAACATGCGCAGGAGGATAGCGTCATGCTTCGGAATTTCACTACTTGCTGCCGTACTTGTCATTGAGGCCAAGGGCAACTATGACTTGAGTAAGGAACGAAACGCGGTACATGACGCCAATCTGACGCTCAAACAGCAAATTGAGCAGCATCTGACTGATCTGGAGCAGAGTCAATCTGATCTGGGCGAAGTGCAAAAGCAGAAAGACGATCTGCAAAACGAGAATCGTTCGCTTCTTCAAGAAGTGGATAAGCTGCAAGACCAATTGAAACAAGCAAGGACCGCGCCGCCGGCACCGACGCACCTGTTATATTCAGGCGACTCGATGCAGGAATCGCAAACAAAATGGTTGTCGTTCAAAGCAACGTATTACGATTTAGGCTATGCATCTTGTGGTAAATGGCCTGGCGACCCAGGCTACGGCATCACTGCATCTGGCCGGCACGTTAAGACGGGCCTGACGATTGCAGTCGATCCGGATGTGATCCCGCTCGGATCAATGGTCGAAGTCATGTATCCTGACGGCAGGGTAGAGAAACGGCGTGCCGATGACACTGGTGGAGCCATCAATGGCCGGCACATCGATATCTACGTACCCAAAGTGACGTCAACTCTGGGTGTAGATAAAGTTAAAGTGCGGATCATCTCGTCGCCAAGCGAGTTGTAATCCGCACGAGGAGAGGCACATGAAATAGTCGGGAGGAAGCAGCATGTCTAAAGAGCAACCTGGACAAGGTGATTTATTCGATGAATTGATTCCCAAACGCAACGAGCAGAAAGGCCTGACCATGGAAGATGAATTGCGTACTTCGTATCTGTTGGTCAATGTCCTGCTGGGGCTGTTGGTTCAAAAAGGCGTCATTACGCAGGCAGAGGTTGATACGCTACTCGCGGAGCTGTATGCCGAATATAAAGCAAGACGGAAGGTGGGTTAATCGCCATGCCTACCGTCACCCAGCTGCGTCCGCATGTGACGCATTTCTCTGAAGAAATCAAGCTGAAGGCACAGGTGAGTCAAGAGGTCACCGTTGCCGGACGAATTGATAGTGTCAGCCAAATCGACGACAGTACGATCGTCATCATGTTGGACGATTACATCGGACAGCTGCGCGTTGTCATGTCCAGCATTATGTACAGCCATTTCAAGTCGATCATCGACGTAGGAAACTTCGTTTCCGTTGTTGGATACGTGAACGTGGTGTCCCATAAAGTCGCTGGCGAATTGAAAAGCGAGTATTCGATCATCGGCTTTGACATGAATATTTTATCCTTTTAGGGGGTGGTGAGCATTCGTAACGTGCTTGTTTTCCCAAGCGGTGAGGAGCAGGACTTCATGTACCCGACCGACCGCGAGATTGTCGATGGAACAGAGCTCGAGTTGGTAATGATGGATGAGTCCATACATAGGCTCAATGTTACGTCCGTCGTGCGTGAAGAAAAGCGCATCTTGTACCATCTGTCGTACTAACCAGTCGCTGACGCTCCTATTCATTTTACATGATTCAAAACCCAAAACCAGAAAGGTGATGCACAATGAACGGTCAACAAGGATACCAAAACGGCGGTCAACAAGGATGGGGCGCTCAAGGCGGCCAACAGCAAGGATGGGGCGGCCAGCAACAAGGCGGATACCAGGGCACGCCGAACGGCGGAGGCTATCAAGGCGGCGGCCAAGATAATGGAAACGGCGGCGGCAACAAGAACAGCTATGATTCGTTCTGCGAAATCACGCTGATCGGCAACATCGCCGGCATCACGGATCCAGAATCCAAGCAGCGCGTTCACGCGTACTCCAAGCCGATGAACAACGGCGCGAAAGTAGCCAACACGAACATCGCGGTTAATCTGCAGGGTAAGGATGCCGGCGAGTTCTGGAAGCTGGAAGTCTGGGCGAACTCGCCGGAGCGCAGCCGTCTTCACAACTTCCTGATGGACCACTGCTCGACCGGCCGTAAAGTCTTCATCAAAGGCATCCCGATGCTGAACCGTGACGGCGACAAGTATTTCCCGACGATCCGCGTAACCGAGCTGATCGGATTGGGCAGCGGTCAACAACAAGCTAATGGCGGCAACGGTGGCGGCCAGCAACAGCAAGGCGGCTTCCAACAGCAGGGCGGAGGGCAGCAACAGCAAGGTGGTCAGCAACCAGGCGGTTGGGGCAACCAACAAGGTTACCAGCAGCAGCAAAACGGCTTCGGCGGCCCAAACCCGAACATGGGTGGAGCACAGCCACAGCAGCAAGGCGGTAATTTCCAACAAAACGGCCCGCAAGGCGGCTTCGGTGGCCCGCAAGCCGGTCCTCAAGGCGGTTTCGGTGGTCCACAGGGCGGTTTTGGAGCACCACAAGGAGCGCCTGGTCAATTCCAAGGCCAGCGCTAATCATGATGTAGCGGGGAAGCGGATGCTGGTATTCACTTCCCCCTTTCATCAGATCTATAGGAGGTCATCGCCATGCACATATTGAACCATGTCGGCTTGATCTTTCTCGGCTACCTGTTGATCGGTCTGATTATGATGGGCCTTTCATGGCTGTATTATAAGCTTACGAACCGTTACACAGGAGGCGGACTTATTGATTTTGGCTGGCAAGTTGAGCTGCTGATGGGTATGACGCTTTGGCCAATCTGGGTGCTAAACCTGATTGGCGACATTCGCTCCAGACGCAGACTGCGCAGAGAGAGGATGCGAAAAGCATGAGTCAAGCCGTTAAGCCGGCAGACGCCCTCGGACGATTCATGTTTGGAATCTTCAACCACTATCGGGATAATGGGTTGTCCATTCCCATGGCGAAAGGCCGCATGTTTGACGAGGCGCTTCAGACCTGCGCCAAGATGATTAAGGATGAGACGGACATTCCGGATCACGGCTTGGTCATCGCGGCGCAAATGGTATCGCAGCTTTTGAATCATCGCGGCTACGAGCTGTCACAGGCGGTCGAGAAATCGCAGGATCCGAATGATCCGCGCCTCGAGCCCATGCGGCAGATCAAGGCGGCAAAAGATGCGATTGATCTTTTCATTTCCACTTACAAGGGGGAACAGCAGCATGGCTAAAGAAAAATCGCATACCGACAAGCTGGAGGAATCGTTTGCGGGATCGAAAGATATTCGTAAAACGTTCGACCAGCGTTTCGGTCCGGGCACGTTCTTTACATTCGGGGATACCACCAAAGCGGAGGTCTATCCGATTTCGACCGGCATTCCAACCGTGGATTATGCCTCGGGTATCGGCGGCGTGCCGCTTGGCCGGATCATCGAAGTCTTTGGACCTGAATCTTCAGGTAAGACGAGCCTCTGCCTGATGACGGTTGCTCAGTTCCAAGAGCAAGCAAAAGTCCCAGGGACGATGATTTTCGGCAAGCGGGCTGCCATTATCGACGCCGAGCACGCGCTGGATCCGATTCACGTTCGTAATCTTGGTGTCGACGTTTCGCCTGAAACCGGCATGCTGGTGAACCAGCCGGACAGCGGCGAGCAGGCCTTCGACATCATGGAAGCAATGTGCTATTCCAATCAATTTGGACTCGTGATCGTCGATTCGGCGGCAGCTCTCGTCCCATTGGCGGAAGTGGAGAATGGCATGGATTACAATCCGATCGGCCTGCAAGCACGGATGCTTTCCAAGGGCCTGCGCAAATTGAAAGGTCTTGCGTATAAGCATAACGTGACATTCATTTTCATCAACCAGCTGCGGGAAAAGCCCGGGGCACAAGGCACCGTTATCGAAGTAACGCCGGGAGGGCGCGCGCTTCGATTCTACTCCTCGATCCGGATTGACGTCCGGGCGAAGAAGATCGAAAAGAGCGGTACGTTCATCGGGAACGCGACGACAGCCAAGTTCGTTAAGAACAAGGTGGCGCCGCCGTTTACCAATGCGGAATATGATTACTACTGGCATGGCGGCGTCGATCGCATCAAGAACATCATGGATGTAGCGATTGAAACGGAAGTCATCACCCGTGCCGGCGCGTATTACTTCTACGGCGAGGACAGCAAGAACCCGTACATGGACGGAGCGGGCAATCAGCTGAAATGGCAAGGTAAGGAGAGCCTGCTTGAGGCGCTCCGTAATTCGCCGGCGCTTTATGAGTACACGAACGGCATCGTGCAAGGCAAGATTCCGAAAGACACGCAATTCATATCCGAGTCCGCCGACGATCCTTCCGAGGAAAATGAGCTTGAGCTGGAACTCGCGTAAGGAGAAACGCTCATGGAAGAAGATCAAATTTTCATCAATGAGCTCCAGGTCCCGGAGATTTGCCTCCAGGGCCTGGCTCATGAACGCTTGAAGGAAAGCATATTGCACTGTCAGGCATGCTCCAGCGCCAAGCTGACGAAGCCGCTGACGCTGCACAATAACGAAGCCAGCTTGATGATTGTGGGCGAGCGCGCAGACGATGTACTGTTCGATTCTCCACAAGGCAAACAGCTGGCTAATCTTATGGCCGCCGCGAACCTTGACATGAAGGACGTGTATTTCTCGTCGCTCCTGAAATGCCGGGAGTCCAGTGAAGCAGCCAACTGCCAGCATCATTTAATTGGAGAAGTCATGCTTGTGAGACCGAAGCTCGTCATTTGCCTTGGCTACAACGTTTGCCAAGTATTCGATCTGCAGCCTGATCTGGGTTCATACTGCATGATTTATCCGAATGTTCACGCTCTGTTTACGTACTCGGTGTCTGACGCAAGCGGCAATCAGGAATTAATCGTACTACGCACGATCCAGGAGCAGTTCTCCTATGTTGCGCAGACAATCCGACACATGAAGCAGCAGAGCGCATAACTTTCTAGGGGGTTTGTGCCATGTCCGAAAGAACCGTCACTGAAGGGGTGTTTACCGTCCGTCAGGTTGCTTCCATTCTCGGGATTCATCGCGACACGATGAAATACTGGGAAGAGAACAACTTGATCCCGAAGGCACGCCGAAACCCGAAGAATGGATACCGCATCTACAATGAAGCTGAGATCAAGGAAATCGCTAGATCCAGGGGCCTTCTGGCCGTTGAAATAGAAGCTGCGCTGGTGAAAGAGCGACTCCAAATTTAGGTAGTGCTGTTAGTTGACAGCTTCCAGTTGTACCCTTATAATTACCTCTTGTGACACTATGGTATACCGATAAGGGATGCACTTGGAGTACAAAATGCGAGCGTAAAGGAGACGGATGAAACTCAGTACATATTTCCACGTATCCACTAGCTTTTTCTCGTATTTTTACGCTATCCGGAGGAAAATCGACTGATGCGGCACAATGCACCCTGAGATCACGCCATATGGCTCCAAATTGTAATGCATTATTTCCATCCGTCTTTCTCTATGTTATAATATTTGTATCAATGGAACGTGTTACAATTTGGTAAACTGCCGCGAAGGGTGGATTTGGAAAATGTCTGAAATGAGACAGCTGGAGGAAATGGGACTGAGTAAAGGAGAACAGCTCGTCTACACATTTCTCAAAGAAGAATCGCAACAACACGAAGGCGCGATCGTGCAGATTTCGATGGACCAGATGCGTCACATGATTCTGGAAAGGTACGGCGAGCTCATTGTGCCAAGGAAGCGCGCGAACGGCCCAGCCGAGCGCACGTTTAGTGAGGCCACTGTGCATCGTGCGATTACCAAATTGCAACAAGCCGGTGTAATCGGCATACGCCCATCCGTGGATAAGGCTGAGGCCAACGCTATTAAGTTCTTTGGGATTCCGGATCCATGGGAACAGGTTGAGCAATTCATCGAACTGTCAAGCAACCTTCAAATGGCTGCGCAGCAATTCAAATCGATTCTTGAGAGCAAAGATCGTGAGATTCAACAGCTGCAGCGTGAAAGAGCCCAACTGTTCCGTGAACTAGACGAACTGTCCGATGCGACTCGAAGGGCCAACGAGCTGAACGATCAACTCCAGCAAACAATGCGCCAAATGCATGAGGGGAAATCAAGTCCTTTCGATGAGAGCATGATCATAGCTGTAGCAGACTTGGAGGATGGGACCACCGCTTACATCACGAAGAAGTTAGAAAGTTAAGCGAGGAAGGGGCCCCGCGGCATGTTCAGTGGAAATCGAGTCAAAAAGAAAGAGTGTTATACCAGGTGGCTGGCCAGCGTTGTGACCAACAACGTTGGCCTACATGATCCCATCTTCCGAGATCGAGCGATTAAAGCATTACAGTCCAGTCCGCTGGCTTATGCTGAAGTCAAAGCAGAGATTGGGGATGACATCGCGGACAACTGGAAGCGAGACATGGCGCCATTCGATAAGCCTATGGATGACGGATTATGCTTCCGCTTAAAGCTGGATCGAAATCAGTTCATCGTGACGTACTGCGACGCAGAAGTGGCTTATCGGTCAGGTTTTACGACGAGACAAGCATTGGGAAAGCCTGTAGCAAGCATTTTTCAAGATAAGGAGGTTGTGGACGCACTCTCAGAACTGCACATCAAAGCCTGGTGCGGCATGGATGTCATTTTCTTCGGCAGCGGAAACAAGCCAAATAGCGATTATCGGGTTCACCTAAAGCGAGTAGGCGAAGAACTTGTTGGGTATCTCGAATTTATTGATCGCTATAAGCTTGACGACGACATCGTGAAAGCCAAAACCGTCGATCTGCAGTCATTAAAAAAGAAAAAGCCACCGATCTCCGAACTTCTTCGACCGCACATGTATCGGTCGTTAACGGAGGATCAGGTGGCAATTATTCTCGATCAGCTGCGAGAGATGTAAGGGGGCAATAAAGTCATGAGTTACGTCTTGGAACGCCTTCTTAGCGAGGATCTTGTCGCTTGGGAGCAGCTCGTATCCGACTACGAGATGCATACCGTCGCGCTTAAGGTTCCGCGGGAAAACTCAATCGAGTCATTACATGACTTCAACATTCGGGCTAACGAGCTGTACACTCGGGCCTCTTTTGATTTCGCTCGTGCGCGTCGAAATAAGGACGCCATCGAACGATTTGTCGAAAACGTGCTCAAGGACTATTACAACGGTCCGAATGAGCTTGCGCGTAAGGCCGGCGGGATTCAATATGCCCGGGCCTTTCCGGCACCAGATGCATGGCGTGAGCCGCACGTCAACCTGTTTGACCTGGAAGACCGCTTTCGCCATTATTACTACATGATGGATTCGGTTATCAGTTCGTTGGAGGCGAAAGCTGAAAGCCGGATCACAAATAATTCACTGCTCAAGCTTGAACAGAATTTAACTTGACAGTAGTAGTATAACCCGCGGCACCAAACTGATACAATTGCTTTAGTTGTACGGATATTTATCTTGACAACGGGCAATTGTATCTTTATAATATCCATTTCTGAGCCTAAGAGGAGTAGGTTACGTGAAGCTGCCAATGACGGTCATGAGGCTTGATGAAGAAGATAATCCATCTCTGGCCATCATTGATCTGCATGATTGTGACTTTATCGAAAACGAAGGAAGGCGCATCGTATATCATATTAGGGATGAGAAATATTATCATATCGGAACCAAGTCCGAAATGGAAATGCTTCTTGAGAAGGAAGGGTTTGAAATATTGGACCGTCCATACCTGGTGAATATGAAGCACATCGACCGGTTCGACGAAAAGTTTTGCAAAGTTTTTTTCAAATCGACAACCAACAAAAGCGTTACAGTTGCGCGAGGATCGGTTAAACTGGTTAAAGAATATCTAGCGCGCGAGAAAAATAAGGGTTGAGGGTAATACTTTCGGCGGTATTCCGAACACGGTTTTGGAGGAAATTAGCATGCATAATTTGTTAATGGAATATTACCGTCATTTTTTTCAAGCTTCCGCTTACATGATGATGATCATCGTATCCCTTCGGATATTTCGCTTCCACGTTTCCGTTCAGGATATCAATGCGCTTTTTATCGTAGGCATCGGTGGCACGTACATAAATCATCTCATTAAAGGGGATGAGGCTGGATACCTGCCACTTAATGTATTAGTCATTCTTTGTATCTTTATAATTTTGATTATTGCCATGACTCAAATTTCATGGCAGTATGCCTATGTTATTGCCACGACAGGCTTTGCAGCGTTGGGCCTGTCCAGCATACCTGCTTATTTCCTGATTCATTTTTTTGATGAGCAGAATTTTACGTTTGAACCTAAAGGCGATGGAATTGCCGGTACCTTCTTCCTGATTAGTACCATCGTATTAAGTATTATGAGTATCATTATTAAAGGATCTAACTTTGGATTTGTTATTAAGGAATACTGCCATTTGAGCATTCGAACTCGTCGAGGCCTAATGACGTATGCAGTTTCAACGACTTTCTTGTTGCTTCTTATGCTGGTAAGCGCAAACAAGCATACATATGGGATGACGAATGCCTACGAGCTGGCGGCGAAAACACTGCTTCTCGCCTTGTTGATGTATGTCCCATTCGTGATTTTCTGGTTGTTTTATCATAAATTTCATCGAAAATGAGGGATATCATGAGTGACTGTGTGTATGAGCAGGAGTGCGCTAATGCAGGCAGCTCCTGCTTTAAATGTTTTGACTTCGGCATGTATAAGCCGAAGAAAGGGCCGTCTCGGCTTGGTGGGTCAACAAAGCGAAGTAAGGAGAAGAAGGCCGGCATGGACTTCGAGAACCGCGGCACACGGGCTTATAACCACGCTGTCACTGCTGCAAAGGATGTGGCACGCCGCCAGATCGCTTCTGGGGCCAAACATTGGGCACTCGGAGACATGATCACTGAAGAGGCCCTTACAGCCGCCCTGGCCGAGTTTAAAGAGCGAGGCTCGCTCTCCGCGAAGGGAGAAAAGCAGATCACGATCAAGCGCGAGTGGCTGGAGAAGCTGGCCGATGAAGCACGTCAGATGAAACGCGAGTTCCACTTCTTACCGTTTGCGTTCTCCGGCGATACGAAGGACTACGTAGTAATGGAATACGATCGGCTGCTCGCGTATATTCAGATCATTCAATCGCTGGTAGAGGAAATGCGGCTGCTGCGCATGCAAATGGAGGTTGAAGCTAGTGGGAGATGACTCAATCCTGGATGAACTGAATGCGCTGGATTCCACGCCGGAGGCTAGCTCCATCCAAACAGGCAATGTGTTTGACTTTGATCAGGATATTGCGGCATACTTTATTATGAACGTCAAAAAGATGCACATTACAAAAGATCATCTTGAAGTTATGCTTGGCGTCTTGATGACACATGTGCATCAGTTCCATTTTATGGCGCAGCATGTGAAGCCTGAGCTTGTCTGGAGGATGTATGATGAGATTATCCGGGGATCCGGCATTCAGACGGTTCAACAGACAACGCCCGCGGGCTGGGATGTTGAATTTGACTGATGGAGACCTGTTGTTCGACTTGGTTCAGTTATCGCGGTTTTTCGCCGCTGACGCGGCATCTCATATCGAATTATAAATGAGGAGGAATCATCATGTCTGCATATGCCACCCCGTTTGAACTTGCCCTATCCGAAGAAGATCTTTCGATGCTCGACAGCCTGGATCAGCTTATTGCGAACGTCCAGGAGGCCGGCGGCACCGTTTCCCGCGAGCTCGATGAGCTGACGATCCGCAAGATGGTTATTCGCCGAAAGTTCATGCTTCGGGAACAGGAGCGCCTGAAAATGCTGCGCGACGCGATTAAGGCTGAATGGGATCAAAAGATCAAGAAGATTGACGATGAAATCGCAAACATGGATAAGCTGATGCTGCAGTTCGTGGTTGAGAAAGGCGATAAGCTGCAGCTCGACGTCGCAACGGTCTCGCAACGTAAAGTGGGGCATAAGGTGACGATCAGCAACGAGGATGACTTTAAGGCGCAGCTGTCGGCAGCCGGCTTGCTGGAACAGTTCCTGGGCGATCGCCCAGTCAATCTGGCGGCGGCCAAGTCGCATTACATTGCGGAGCTCGACAAAGAGATCGATACGATCGAGGAGTCGGCGAAGCAAATGATTAAGGCGAAGGAGGAAGCGCTCAAGTTCGCCATGAAGGAAATGAAGCCGGCCGACAAGAAAGAAGCACAGGCACAAATGGCGCGTGAGAAGAAGGAGATCCTGCAGGGTGCCGAGCTGGCAATCCGCGAAGCGATCGAATCGTTCAAAATGCGCCTGCCGGCGGCACTGGCGTATGAGCCGGAATCCAAGGGATTAAGCATCCGCATGAACTATTAAGAGCCGAACCTTAGTGGCGTTCTCTGTTTATCTACAGAGAGCGCCATTTTTCTGTTGTTTTTTCAAGAATATTAGCATATACTAATTGTAATGCATTACATAATGGTGGTGAGCACATGAATAGCACGGCAAGAATACCCGAGAAGCATAATCAACTTCGCTTTATCGGCGTGACGAAAGACGCTGTGACAGCAGGGCCCGGAAAGCGTTTGGAATTGTTCCTGAAAGGCTGTATCCGCGGCATTATCAATCCGTGCGAAGGATGCTTCAATCCGACGACATGGGAATTTGGCGGGCTGCGACGCGACATGTATGTTCAAGAGGTCGTAGATCTCATCGTCCGTGATGCGTGGAACTGGCAGGTGACGTTCTGCGGTGGCGAGCCGCTGTTGCAAACGCGAAACCTAATCAAAGTCTGCCGCGCGCTCAAGGAGCGTGATCCCCGGTTTCACATCGTCGTCTATACGGCCTATACGTTGGAGAACTTGCTAAATCAAGGCATTGTATTCCACTACAAATCCGTCAAAGATGAAGAGGAGCGGGCACAGGTAAAAGAAGCTCTCGATGCCTATTCCCGCTGGGATAACAAACAACCGGAAATGAAAATCATCGTTAAGGAACACGAGATTCGCGAGCTCATGAAGCATATTGATCTTCTAGTGGACGGCGATTATCAATCTGATAAGCGGATCCCGACCGAGCAGTTTATGAACGAGGGCATGTTCGTCGGCTCCAGCAATCAGCGTGTTATCGATACGAAGGAGACGCTGCAGCGCGATCCAAAGTTCGTCTTCGAGTATGCCGATCACTGGATGCGCAAGCATCTGACGTTTAAGCACTGCAAATGCTGCGGCCACCCACTCCGAAATCGGGCCTTCACATACTGTGACAGGCGATGCCGCAAAGCATGGCATAAGCGCAACAAGGACATGGCCGTCTTCGGCGGCGCTTAATGTCTAATCTCGACTTCGAGCCGTTTTATGATTTTCTGCATCAGGAGCTGGATGCCTTGTCTGTCGATAAACCAACCCTCACGATCAATCCTGCCTATGAGCAGGCCCAAAGCAAGAAGCAGCGTCGATCGCTGCGTAAATTCCTGGAGGTGCTAAAGATGCCTGTTCCAAGTCCAAAGCCGACGTTCGCCGGTGAGACGGATTACATTAATACCGACCTTCTGCCGCGCGTCATTATCGAGCCGGAGTTCCTGTTCGACTTCGATGATAAGCAGAAGAAGAAAATCGCATTCAATCTGGACGTTGATCCTGAGGACAAGCAAAACATCCTGCTCAACGCCACTTTTCATAACGGCTACGTCGGTCAGGCCAATCTGAGCTTGGTGCATTTGGAAAAAGAGCTATCCAACATCATGCATGGCGACCGCTCGAAGCGCCTGGAGCACAGTCCGCTGTTCAAGGATGCCATCGGTAACATGCTCCGCGAGTTCACGTACAACTACCGGGCCCGCGGCGAAATGTTTATCCAGCTCGGCGTCCAGTATGAAATGAGCGCCGGTCTTGGTATCATCCGCGACACCAAGACCGATCAGGATGTCGGCACATTCGAGAGCTTCTTTTATCGGACTGATGCCAAAGACAAGTCTGAATACATCATCGGCGATGTTATCTTGTCGGGCCGGACGGAGAAGGATCTGGAGGATGTAAGACGATTCGTGTATTATTTCTTCGATCTGAATGAAGGGCGCATCTATTCAATCGAGCCGGTCAAATGGGGCACGACTCAGCACGGTGAAGTGACCGACTTCTCCATCAAGCTGCATGACGTGAACATCCACATCGAGAATATGGAGGACGATCATCCGAAACTGGAGCTTGTGCGTCAAGCTCAGGAGACCAAATCCGTCATCCGCTCGTTCAAGGCGGATCCGCTGTTCGACGAGGAGTTCCAACGCTTCAAGGAGCCGCGCATGGCGCTTATTAAGTCCAGCCAAGAGTCGGCCAAGAAGCAGAAAATGGTCAACATGTTTGCGGATATCGATCTATAGTCGCTGACGCGACAATTCTTTTAAACAAAACCGAGGAGGCTTATCATGACAACAAAATTGATGACCGGTCTGGAAGAAATCAATACACTGATGAACTCGCGCCGCCGCGCGATCTTGGTGACCACTTATGAGGAGGAGAGGTTCCAGGAAGACATGAAATCGCTCGTGGAGCAGAAGGGCTACCACGGCTACGCATGGTCGATTACGGCAGGCGTGTCGGATATCATCACCGGCGAAGTGAAGCAGAAAATCTACGATCCGATTAAGATCATGGATCATATTGCCCAATACGACGAGCAGGCCGTTTTCATCATCAAGGACTTCCATGACATCTGGACCAACTACCAGGCTAAGCGTAAGCTGCGCGATATTCTGGAGTCCGCCGATCAAATCTACAAGCCACTCGTGCTGGTATCGCCAACGGCGAGCATCCCGGCCGAACTGGAGAAGATCATCACGGTCGTGCCATTCGAGCTTCCAAACCGTGATCAAGTCGTTGCGATGCTGGAGTCGATGGAAGAATACCTTCGCCTGAAGGATCTGGAAGTGCCATCGGGCCGTGAGCGCGAAGCCATCATTCACGCCCTGACCGGTATGACGCAATCCGAAGTTGTGAACGTGCTGAAGAAATCCGTGGCAAAGAACCGCAAGATCGAGCTCGCAGAGATCGTGGCCGAGAAGGAACAGGTCATCCGAAAGACCGGTCTGCTCGAGTATATCACCAAGCTGGGCGACATGAGCAATGTCGGAGGCATGGATATGCTCAAAGCATGGGCAGCTGATGCCTACTTCGCTTTCGATCCGGAAGCCCGCAATTATAACGTCGATGCAGTGCGCGGTATGGTACTGACGGGTCCTCCGGGAACCGGTAAGTCGTTGTCGGCAAAAGCGATCGCCTTCGACTGGAACCTGCCGCTGCTCAAAATGAACATGGGCGACATCATGGATTCTCGCGTCGGCCAGTCCGAGAAGAACATCGCACGCGCTCTCAAGTTGGCTGAAGCCGTCAGCCCATGTGTTCTCTGGATGGACGAGTTCGAGAAAGGTTTGTCTGGCCTTGGCAGCTCGGATAAATCCGATGCTGGTACGATGAGCCGCGTAATCCAAGAGATCTTGACTTGGCTCTCCGAGAAGACAGCTGCAGTGTTCGTCGTGGCTACGGCGAATGATGTAACCAAGCTGCCGCCGGAGCTCACTCGTGCCGGTCGTTTCGATGCCGTCATGTTCGTATCGCTTCCGCATGAAGCTGAACGCTTCGATATCCTTAGCATTCACCTGAAGAAGCGCGGGTATGAGGTCGATCCTGTTGAAACGGCGACTGACGCGACGAACTGGTTTGGATCTTCTGACCTGAAACGTCTGGCAGAAACGATGAAAGATTTCTCTGGCGCCGAAATCGAACAAGTTGTGGCTGAAGCCGGCCGCCGGTCCTACGCTGCTTACCGCAAGAATGATCGTGCGCATCACCACATCACGCTTGCCGATCTGCAGGAGCAAGTCAAGAATGTTGTGCCGCTCGCGAAGCGGGATCCGCTCTTGATGGCCGAACTGCGCCGCTGGGCGAAACAATCGGCAAAGTGCGCGTCGAGCAGCGAGCATGCGTTCCTGCATAACGAGTACAAGGAAGAAAACAAGCCGATGCTTCGCACGATTCCGGATCTCGAATTTAACGATTAAGGAGATTGCCGATGAGCTATTACCGTGAAAGCGAAAGGCAGAGAGCCTACGAGCTCGTGGGGCAATCCATTGGCATGGAATCGGATATCTCCAAGCAGGAGAAGGTCCAGCGCGCCATTGAATTTGCCAAGGACGAGCTCGTGGAGCTGGACCAGGAGCTGCAAAAGTTTATGGAGAAGGTTCGCCATCTGCATGTCTTCGACGCACTGATCCGGCATCCGTTTGAAGCCCATGTCGATTCGTTGAAGCAGCAGGCGATTTATCTACTGGAGAAGGATTACACGCAGGAAGAACTGGATCAAATGCCGGAGCATGTCTTTGATACGGTCGTCGTTGTCCAGAAGAAGCGGGTCGAGGTGCTGAAGGCAATCGCCCGTACGTATTTGAATCAATAAATTGTATGTGGTGGCGGAATAGGTAGACGCAGGAGAGCCCAAAACATGGAAGGGTTCGATAGACGAGTGCTTCGGTGGTCTGTGGTAAGCGCCCCGCGCCGTGCGGGGAGAGTCGGAAGCAGTTAAATGAGTCAGTACACCTTGCAGGGTGCAAATCTCTGCCCACATATTGCTTTACAATTATCATTCCCAAGGAGGAACACATCATGTCTCACTTTGCTGGTTACGAAATGAAGGTAGACAATCTGGAGTACCTGAAGAAGGCGCTGACGGAGATGGGCTACAGCTACAAGGAAAACACGACGATCACGGATTGGGCTCATCAAACGCGCCAAGTGAAGCTGGCCGTAGTCGACAAGAACGGCAAGCTGATGGCGCTGGGCTTCAACGAGAAGCAAACGGCCAAAGGCGTATCCTACGAAGCCGTTGCAGACTGGTTCATGGTCCCTGGCGGCCAGCGCCAGTTCTCCGACACGGTTGCCCAGCTGCATGACAAGTACCGCGTCCTCGACATCTGCGAGGAGAATCGCTGGAATGTCAATGCAGAGGATATCGTCGTCAACGACAAAGGCGAAATCGAGATCATGGCCACGCAGTGGAGCTGACCCGGCAGCGTTAATCTGCCATGGGAAAGTACAAACGAATTAAATCTGATCTAATCTGATCTGAGCTGATCTGGCCCGCTCCGGCGGGCTTATTCTTACCCAAAATCGAGAGGAGCTATTCATCATGCAACAGCATACAGTCAAGTTTACGGTACCAAAAGGTGGCGGCGTTAAATTCGAGGTTGTAGGCGGCACGGGGGAATCCTGCACGCTGGTGACCAAGGACATCGAGCTGCATCTGAATAAAGCCGGCACGCAGATCGACGAAGGCAAGAAACCGGAGTTCTACGAGAACGGTCCGGATATCAACGTCTTCAACTCGCTCGGCGAATAACCTAAAATCTTGTAACAGGAGAGATGCACAGTGGCAAACAATCGCAGTGGACGGAAAAGTGGCAGCTTGGCGAAGGGAGGTGAAATCAATGACCATCAAGCATTATCCTTCGATCAAGCCGGCACCGATGCCGAAGAATCTCGGGACATCCTCGCAGCTAGCGCTCCAGCAACTAGCGCGGCAGGACAGGATGGCAACGCAGATGGGCTTCCGACCACCGCGGTGGATCAAGATGAAGTAATGACGCTTTTGGCGCCATTCATCTCGAATCCTGAAGGCAGTGTGTACGCCGTTACCAACTTGCCGGAAGAGTTTGTCGCTGTGCTCTTTGCTTGGGTGTCGCGCTCGTCGAAATCCTTCAAAGAGCATTTGCTTCAAGCCATCAAAGATGGCCATATCGACATGAACAAGTACAAGGATGCCAATGCATTCGAGCAGTTGACCGAGAAGGCGTCGGCCTTCCACGAGAAGTGGACCGTTGGTTACGGACACAGCTCCGTCGCCGAGCATGCCATCACGCATGTCGGCATCGAGAAGGTCAGTCGTCTGGCATCGGCTGAACTGGAGCTCTCCAACGAGTTCTATTCGATTACCGAGTATTCGCAGCGCTACCAGAAGCCGGTCCTCGGCGGATGGTACAATCCGTATGGCACGGAGGCGGAAGCGGGCGACACGGATGATTGGATGATCTATGAAACCTTTATGCACCGCAGCTACATCGTGTTCGAGCAATTGATTGAAGGCGTGAAGCGTCATTTCATGGCCCAGGAAGATAAGCAGCTACAGGCGATGTCTCCGAAGCAATACGAACGCCGCATGGCTGCCATCGAGAAGCTGGCCTTTGAAGACGCGCGTTATGCACTCCCACTCGCCATGCATACGCAGCTCGGCATGACGGCAAACGGTCGCGCTTGGCGGGATGGACTCGTCAATCTGTACAGTTCCGATTATCGCGAAACACGGCAACTGGCAGATGACTTGAAAAACGAAATCACCAAGGTCTTGCCGACCTTATTGAAATATGCAAATCCTTCGCAGTACCAGATCAACAGTAAGAAACGTAATAAGGCGTTCTTCAATGGAGCCAAGGGGCAGGGAGAAGGGCAAGCGGCTCGCCTGATCAGCTTCCCGGATGAGCGCGCTGGCCTCAATACGCTTCTTGCACTGGTGTATGTCGAACAGTATGGCATCCCGTTCAATGAAGCCCTTGCTCGAGCTGGCACGATGTCAGATGAGAACATGAAAAAGTTCATGGACGGCATGATGTTCGAGTTCGGCAAGTTCGACAACCCGCCGGAGGCATTCAAGCAGCTCGATTACCGCGCTGAGCTGCTGATCTCGGAGGCAAACTGGCACCAGCTGCTGCGACACAACCGTAAGACAAATTTCATCTTTAACGAACCGACTCCTTACCAGGGCATCACAATCCCGCCGCGGATTCGCGAAGCCGGCTTGGAGGACCTACTGATCTTGCATGCTAACCTTGCTGAGTCGATGTTCAAAGGCATGGAAGCGGACATTGCGCCGTATGTCGTGCTGAATGCACATCGGCGACGCATCGTCGCTCACTTCGATCTGTGGGAGGCTTACCATCTGATCAATCTTCGTACCAGCGAAGAAGCACAATGGGACATCCGTCAAACCTTTACCGACCTGTATAATCAGCTCATGTTCGTAAATCCGAACCTGATCCAGTATGCAAAAAGAAGGTAACATGATAAAATAGTAATGCATTACATTTTATCATGATCGGAGGATGACGGACGTGGCTAATCTTGTACAAGCACAAGCGATTTTCACAGAATTGCTGGGAAAATACGAAGGCGCTGAACAAATGCGCAATGCACAGTTCGGCGGCATGTATCGCGAAAATAATGCAGCTGCTCATCAAACGAAACTGTCTTTCGACAAGCAGTTTAAAGATGCGGTGGCCGCAAATAAACCGGCCGATATGCAATCGACTTTTGACGCTTTGCTCAAAAAGTTCGAAGGTGCAGATCACATGCGCAACTTCGCGGCTTCCACTCGATACATCGAAGATGAGAAGATCACGAAGGAAACAGTGAAGGCGTTCAAAGCCCGCTTCGCGGCGGCTATGGCCTAAACACCAAGGGGGCCACTTTATAGTGGCCCCTTTTCTTTTTCAGTTATTAAAGAGTGGAGGGGAAGACATGAAGGGCAAGTACATCTCTGAGGTTGGGCATTTTGATGGCTTAATCAAAAATAAAGTGTATGAAATCATTGATGAAAACATCGAGCAATACAAGGTAGAAAACGAACTTGGAGGATTTTCTTGGTGTCAGAAGGGGAAATTCGAGATTCAAGACTGAATAAAATATGACTTCCATCTACATAAGTCGCTGACGCTCCGTTTCATGTCAGTTAAGAAAAAAGGGGGACCATCATGGCCATCGAACAACAAAATGTCATTTCCATGCATCAAGTTCAGGCACTGCTGAATGAGCTCAATCCCATGCAGCGCCAGGCTGCAGAAGCGTTATATGGGCCGGTTCTGGTACTGGCCGGAGCGGGAAGCGGCAAGACCAAGACCCTGACCTACCGGATCGCCAATATGTTAGCACACGGCATTCCTTCCAGCGACATGTTTGTCGCCACCTTTACGAACAAAGCCGCTCGCGAGATGAAAGAGCGGATCGCGAAGGCAGTTGGTGAAGAAAACGTAAAGGGGCTCTGGATGGGCACCTTCCATAGCCTGTGCGTCCGAATCCTGCGTCGTCATGGTCATTACCTGGGATATGACTCCAGCTTCTCGATCTATGACACCAGTGATTCGTTAAACATGATCGAGCGGATCTATAAAATCATGAAGATTGACGAGAAATATAAGCCGGGCCTCGCGCTGTATTACATGGACAACGCGAAGAATAACCTGGCGCTGCCGGACTGGTGCATGCTGCACATGGCGCAAACGCCGCAGGATGAAGTCATGGCGATCGTGTACGACAATTATCAGCGCATGATGAAAGAAGCCAACGCCATGGACTTCGGCGATCTGATCATGAACGTCGTATATCTGATGGAGACGAACCAGACGGTCCGGGATTACTGGCAGAACAAGTTCAAGTTCGTGTATTCAGATGAATACCAGGACTCGAACCACGCCCAGTTCAGATTGCTTCTGAATCTGGCCTTCCCGCACAACAATCTGTTCGTGGTCGGCGATCATCGGCAGTCCATTTACAAGTTCCGCGGAGCTGATGTCCGCAACATTCTGCAATTCGAGATCCAGTATCCGGGCGCACAGCTGATCAATCTGAATCAGAATTACCGCTCCACGCAGGTCATCGTGCATGCCGGCAACGTCATTCACCGCAACAATTCGGTCCAGAAGGGCGAGGAGCTCTTTACGGAAGCCGAGACGGGGCAGAAGATCGTAATCGCAAAGAACGAGAACGAGACGAAGGAAGCGGCGTTCATCGCCTACATGATTCAGAAGAAGGTCAAGGAGGGCCGCAAATATTCGGACTTTGCGATCCTATACCGCGCGAACAGTCAGTCGGCGCCGTTTGAGCAGCTGTTCATGCATAACATGATTCCGTATAAGGTCGTCGGCGGTACCGGATTCTTCCAGCGCGAAGAAATCAAGGACGTCGTGGCTTACCTGCGCGTCATGCATAACCGCAAGGATGATTCCGCGCTACTTCGGATCCTGAACAAGCCGGCGCGCGGCATCGGCGACACCAGCCAGAATCATATCACAGCCTATGCTGACACGCAGAAGGTGAGCGTTTATCGCGCACTGAAAGCCGTGGACAGCATTCCGGAGATCAAGAAGGCCGCGGCAACCAAAATCAAGGACTTCCTCGATCTGATCGAGAAGCTGCATGAGCGGCAGACCGGCGATATCTTGAAGTTCGTGCGTACGGTGGTAGAGATGAGTGGCTACTGGAACATGTGGGCCTCGAAGCCGAATAAAGAGCATGAGGAGCGCCTGCAGAATATCGAGGAGTTCTTCCGGCTCGTCGAGCGTTACAAGACCGAAAATGAAGGCAAGACGCTCGCCGACTTCTTGCAAGAGATCAGCTTGCTGATGGACTTTGAGGACGGCAAAGCCGACAATGCGGTACGTCTCATGAGCATGCATGCTTCCAAGGGCTTGGAGTTCCCAGTCGTCTTTATTTCTGGATGTGTTGAAGGTGTCTTCCCATCCTGGCGAAGTCAAGAACAAGAGGACTTAGAGGAAGAACGCCGACTTGCATACGTGGGCATTACAAGAGCCGAAAAGGAACTGTTTATGACGCATACAGAGAAGCGTACTCACTTCCGTGGCGGCATGCAGGCCTGTGAACCATCTCGTTTCTTAAACGAGCTTCCTCAAGAAATCGTGCAGAATATCGATCTTTCCGCTAAAAAATCATAGATTTCGACGAGCTTCTTGATTATAATAACTTGTAGCGGGTTATATTATGCTCAAGAAGCTTTTTTTTGAGGAGAGAAGGTGTGGTCTTATAATGTCTATGACCCAGCGAAAGGTTGCTAGGGAAGATATTTTTAAGTACATGGAAGCGTTAATTAAGAAGTCTCGGAACGGTGAAGCCGAGGTTTCGACATCTCATCTTGCAGAGCACTTTGGTGTTAAAGGACCATCTATGGAATATCATCTGAAGAACCTCGTTGAAGAGGGTTCATTATTACTTTCAGATAGACGCGGTGCCTATAATCGTAAAATATATAAACTGCCTGGTGGGCGCGCCATGAACGTTCAGACTCCACTTTCAGGTGACGCTTTGAAGGAACAGCTTATAAAAATCAAGGATCAAGCTCTCGGGATCGGGTCAGCAGCCAAGACATCCGAGCAGGAGAAACCATCCAGCGATCTTCCACCCGTTCGGCGCTTGCATGTAGTGACGCCGCTTCATCCGGAAAAGCAAGGTGAGCAGCCAGCTGCACAAGAACAAATTTGGGATGAAGAACAAGAGAAACGCCTGCAAAAGGCGCGCGAGCAACTAGATAAAGAAGATCGGGAAAAAGAGCAGCTTTTGCGCGATCTTGAGCGTCGCGAGAAGACGCTGGAGGAGAAGATCGACGACTTTACGGAGCGCACGCGGGCCGTGCCGCAGCCGCAGGAAATGCTCACGAAGGATGATCGTGAGATCCTGGCGGTGATGAACGAATCCATTCAGCAGAATATCCTGTACATGAAGGATCTTGCGCAGCAGCTCTCCACGGTGGAAACCAAGGCGATGGTGCAGCATCTAATCGAGGATCGCAACCAGAACCTGGAGAAGATCGCCAAGATGGAGCAGGAGCTAAAGGATACGTATCGCCGGCTGAACGAAGCACAACAGGCGCAGAGTAACAAGGAAAGCAACGCGCCGGATCCCGGCCGCATTCGTATGATGCAGCAGCTCATCGCGGCGACCGTGGACCAGTTTGTGGATTCACCAAATCATACGATGGCTCTGAACAAAGGCGAGTTCCGCAAGAACTTGAACAAGGATATTACGAGTCTGATTCAATACGTGCTTGGCATTCAGAATTAGGCGGCCGCGTGCCGCTTTTTTCATGTCTGGAAAGGGGCTTTAATGAATATCGTACAGGACCAGAGTGATCTGATCATCAAAGAATATGATGACTTCCTGGAATATCGGACTGATCGAGATACGATGGAGCTTGAAGGATATGAGTATCTGCTCATCTCAACATGCAATTCCCGCGGTAAGTATGTTGTGAACTACATGCGCCGCTGACGCGGCAGTTCATCAAAGTTAATTACATGGAGGTGTCTCATGTCGCGTTATTATCCTGACTGGTTCAAGGAGCAGTTGAAAGATAAGGCTGATCTGGCGCAGGTAATCAGCCAATTCGTACAGCTCTCTCCGCTTGGAACCAATTTGTTTGGCGTATGTCCGTTTCATGACGATCATAGCCCAAGCATGCAGGTCAAACCGGAGACGAATACGTTCTTCTGCCATTCCTGCGCAGCCGGCAGTAAGCATCATAGCCGGGTGCAATCCTCGGACGTATACGGTTTCCTGAAGGGCGCATTGAGCGGCAATATGGCTGATGCCATCGAATGGCTGGCCAATTTTCTGGGCGAGCAGTTGCCGATCATGGATGCCGAGGAACAGAAGAAGGCGACGCTTCGCGGCAGGTGGTATGATTTCTGCAATGCGGCGGCCGATCGCTTTACGAACAATCTACTGAACAACAAGGAAGCAGTCAACTACTTGTATCACCGTGGCTTCACGATGCAGGATATCCTGAATTGGAAGCTCGGCTTCGGTGATAAGGTGGACTATGACTTCCGAAATACCGATGAACGGATCGTATTCTCGTTATTCGACTACAGCGGCAACGTGGTCAGTTTTACCGGCCGAGTCCTGATGCCTGATCATGTTCTCAAGGAGACGAATGAGAAGCTCGGCACGGAAGGAAAGGGGAGAATCCTCAAATACCTGGATCGCTATCCGGTAAAGAAGGATGATCCGTATTACCATGACCATCCGTATCCGGAGTTCGACAAACGCAATCATTTGTACGGCATGCATGCGGCTAAGGATTATATCCGACAGTGGGGCACTGTGGCGCTCGCTGAGGGCTGGACGGATGTAATTAAGCTGCACAAGTATGGCGTGAAGCACGCGGTCAGCACGATGGGTGTGGCGCTCACAGAGGCGCAGGTAATGCTCATGAAGCGCTCGGGCGCTAAACGGTGCATGATTCTCCGTGACGGGGACAAGGCCGGTTATGATGCGGCGCAGCGCGACGGCGCGATCCTGGAGAAGCATGGTATCCTGCCGATGATCGTGCCGCTCGAGATGGGCATTGACCCGTGCGAGCTCTGCGACCAGTTCTATGGCGAGCACGACCGGCTGGCCAAGTACCTGACAGACAATGCCATGACGTTGCCTCAGTTCAAGATCATGCGTGTGCTGGACGAGACGACTGGCCAGATTCATTATCATCAAAAGCAGCTCGCCTTCCTGCAAAACGAGCGGATGCAGCGCGTCATCCAGGTGCTCAGTACGATTGAGGATCCGGTGGAGCAGGACATTTACATCCGGCAGGTGTCGGAGCTGTTCAGCATTTCTTATGCCGCCATTCAGGAAAATGTAATGCATTACAGCAAAAATCAGACGTTTATGATACAATAAGCTCATAATGAAGGAGGTATTGCTGCATGAGCAACTATAATAACGGCGGAAAGCGTAATTTCGGCGATGGCGGGAGCTTTGATCTATCCAAATATGAAACGGTTAAATCGCGGAAGACGCGCCTGCGGACGGATCATCCGAATGCACTCATTTATCCGATGCAAATTTCAGGTGTCCAATACGCAAATCACTTTGTTGTACATCTGGCTCTCGTCTGGAAGGACAAGGCGACGAAGAACAACACGGCCGAGGCGATTCTTGCAATCACCGAGCTTTGCAAAACGATCACCATGGACAATGCAAGCATCGTTGCTTCAGCGATCGGCTTGGTTCTGAACGCCGATTCGGTTGGCCATAGCTTGTCGATCGCCGGCGGTGCCAAGGCGGACAAGAACGCCTGGATGGAAAACTGCGAGGAGTCCGCGGTTGGCCGCGCGCTCGACAACATGGGCTACCATAGCGGCAGCGCAAGTCAAGAAGAAATGCTCAAGGTGCAGCATACCGAAGCGGCCCAGCAAGAGCGCGTCCAGCTCGAAAACGAGATTAATGGCATGCTGATGGATTATGCTTCTCGCGGAGCCAATCTGCAACAGCTGCAGCAAGCTTGCATCATGAGCACAAAGCAATTCACATTCCTGCACGAGCTGACAATTGACGAGCTGCGCACCGTGATCGGCGTGCTTCGCGGCACTCCGGCAGCGTAATTCTATTTTTCTATTTTCCTATGGAAAACTTCTCCTCACTTGTGCTATGATAGGCGCGAGAGGGAGATGATTGAATGTCGAATCATTTAAACATGCTACGAAATGCTCCAACAGCAGCCGACTTGCTCAAGCAAGCTACCAATATCGACGATAAGCCAAAGCCAGCTGCCGGGATCGGCATCAGGCGAAATGCGGGACAACCCCCTGTTCCTGCTCCGATTGAGCATCAGGAGGCGTCAGCAGGCATCCAGGAAAGTGCAGCGGCCATCGAGGCGCCGCCGGCAAGACGATCAGTTTCACGAACTGTCGATGCCGAACCAAGGAGCTCGGCAAGAAAGAAAAACGAAGGCGAGTCCGAACTGGGCTTGCAGCGCGCATGGCGCACAGGGCTGACCGAAGCCGATTACGGTAAGCGGTCAAAACCGCACCAAGTTTACATTTACAATAAGCATGTGAATCGCTGGCTCAAGAACTTCTCCGACGAGAACAAGGACGAGGGTGGCGAGCCGATCATCAAGAATGCACTGTTTGAGGCGATTCTTGATGTGGTCATCTACGACATGGGCTTAGAGCCATCGGGCTTTAAGAATGTCGAGGAGATCCGCAACTATTTACGCAGCAAATTGAAGTAATTTCGAGGGCATTGCATCTTATAAGATGTAATGCCTTTCATTTTGTTTAAGATATGGTATAATCATACGAGAGGAACACGGAAGGGGAAATATCATGGAGCTCCTGAGTGCTTACATATACAGCAACGCTCCGATGCAACTGACTTTAATCAGCTACGAATCGCTGGAAAAGTTGAAAGACATCGAATGGTTTGAAGATGCACGCACGCCGGACCGGTTTAAGATTCTCAATAAGCGGTTCAAGATTGAGGGCATTTGGTACCGCGTCGTCTTGCGTTTCAAGAAGGTTGGCGAAGTTTTGGACCTGGATACGCCCATTCCGTTTGCAGTTATTCAAACAGAAATTGCCGGCATGAAAGGATCCGTGCAGGACATTGCCGTTCAATTCAAGGATGTGCGCGCCTGGCACGGCAATACGATCAAACAGACGCATAATTATATCCGCGAAGGCGTCCCCGCAGAGTTGATCGATACGATCATGCAGGAATTGCGGGAAAATCTGATTTACCAAGGCGATAAGCGGAGGCCAAAGACGCGCGCCGAAATCGACCGAAATCAAGGTGAGCTCGACATTACGCATGCGGATTTCATGGAGCGTCGGGAAACTCAAGCCCGTCCGATCCGGATGCTGCAATTAGGCCGGTCAGTGGCGGAAATGATTGGCATAGAGTCAGTCATGGTTGATGAAATCATCAATCGCGCACAATCCATTTATCGAAATGGTGGGCCTGATCTTGATATTGATTTTCCAGCCATTAACGAGGAGGAATAGGCATGTACGCAAGGGACGTGAACAGTCCATTATCCAAGTTCACCGCAAGGCTTTTGAGCACGTATTTAAAATTCCCGGATACCAAACCGGTCACGGCGATCGACGTCAAATGTGGCAACGGTGAAGCGCTGAATGAGCTGACGCGCACCGCGGCCATTCCGTTCAAATACGGCATTGAGCCGAACGATTACCTCGCGCGTGTCGCCGGCGAGAAATTCCATCGCGTTTGCAAGGCGGATTATAAGAGCCAATCGAAGATCACGAACGATGCGTTCTCGCTGGCTATCGTCAATCCGGTCATCGACCGCCGCGTGCAAGACGAGATGCTGAGCAACTTCGACTATTTCAAGGATCCGGACTTCGAGGCCGAAGAGCGCACACGCATCCTGGCACTGGAGGCCACGAAAGACCAGCTCGATCTGAACATGGATGACCTCTCCGAGGAGGATAAAGCCAAGCAGGAGGAAAGCGTCGAGAAGAAGATCCAGAAGGCCGTCCAGGATCGCAAGATCGCGTACCTGCGGGCGCTGCGGGAGCAGGAGAAGCGGACTGAGCTTTACCGTGACGATAAGTTCCTGCTGGCCATGATCACGCGCTATTTGGCGCCGCGCGGCATCCTCGTCTTCATCACACCGAAAGAGCTGATTGACGGTCAGATCTGCTTCAAACTGGCGAACAATTATGAGAACATCAGGATCATGCGCCAGGAGGACGATGAGTATGATGCGCAGCGCAAATGCATCATCATTGCTCGCAAGCGCGCGCGTGTCGTGCGCGACGAAGAAACAGCCGCCCAGTTGATGAAGTATAAGCGAAAGTCATACAAGGACATCCCGACGGTCGCGCCGCAGGTGGAAGCTCTTTATGAAGTGCCCACCAAAGCAGTTGAAGAGATCTTGAACTTCCGTGTCGGCCCGATTACGGGTGAGGAAGCAATGCATCTGCTGACTCGCGCAACCGCTGTCTCCACGTATATCAAGACGTATGGTATGGCATTCGAGAACAAAATGCCCAAACCGCCGACGCAGCTGCATAAGGGGCACGTTTCCTTGCTGCTCGCAAGCGGACTCTTGAATGGCTACATCGGCACCGGCCCAAATCAGCACTTGGTTAAAGGCAGCGTCATCAAGATGAGCCAGGATCGGGAAGAAGAAGATCCGGAAACTGAAGAAACCAAGACCGTCGAGCGTGAATACTTCCATATCGGCATCAAGTATCTGGACCGCCACGGGCAGTTCCACACACTTCTGTAGGAGGAGGGACGGACATGAAACTCTGGTTTAGCTTAAACGAATTTCGTCATTTCTTGGCCGGTGAAAAGGCCGTTGGATATACCGAGAAGAACGATGCAGCTGGCGCCATTCATCCTCAAAACGTCATGAGCGTTGAACGAGAGGTGGAGATGGGGGCGGGCCGCATCATGGCGCAGAAAAAGATCTAGGAGGGCGACACCACATGGCTGAACTGATTGCCAATGAGATATACAAGGTCGAGCTGTTCGGACGGGGCGTCAACTCGTCCGCATACTGCGACCTTATGGTCTATGATGCAGATCCGAGGAAACGGGAAGTATACCTGCTGAATGCCATCAACACCGATATTAAAATGAAAATGCTGGCCGCCGACATGGATCAAGTCAAGACTGGCAGCGTTAAACGTGCGGAAGGCAATGTCTACGACAAGCCGCATGTTCAGCTGACGATATACACGCGCAACAAAAATATGTTTGACATGCACGAGAGCAAAATTGACGACATGACAAACATGCTATTCGTAGCCAAAAGCGCGAAGCCGAATATCAAGGAGCGCCAGGAATGGCGCGCTCGCCGCGATAATGGCGAGCAGGTCGGTCTGCCGCCGGAGGAGCTTGTCCTCGCTTGGGACGGTAACCTGCGCGACCAGCTGTATCGCGTGCTCGACGATCGGTATAACACACCGATGTTGGAGGAATGGAAGGATTATATCGTGGACATGTGCTTGGAGTATGGCTACTTCCGGCAGCTCAGAACCATGAGCTTTGGTCGCCATTATGATCTGGAGGCCGGCGTACTTCAAGTTACCGAAGAACAGCTGGAAGAAATCATCTCCGAAGGCATCAAATCCTATGAATTGAACTTTGCAATCATGGAGGACAGCACCGTCGAGCCGGTCTTAGATCAATGCGAGACGCTTGATGCGTACCTGGAGCACTTTGCCGGTGCGCTTGGCCAGCGGATTCAAGAAAACTCGACGCTGCGCTTCGATCCGCGCAATGAGGATCATCACCGTGCGCTCTATGAGTGCAACCTGCACGCGAATAAGAACGGCATCACAGGCCTGTTCCCACCGCAAGCGGATGTGGTCATGGGTGTCGCGAAAACACTGCAGGAAGAGAAATACTGCTTCATCATCGGCGAGCCGGGCTCCGGCAAGACGGTCATGGGCAGCACCTCGGCGCATGTCGCTGAAGCCATCCAAGGGGGCAAGGATACGCCAGCCCCGTACCGTGCTCTTGTACTCTCCCCCGGCATCATGGTGGAGAAATGGATGCGTGAGATTCAGGAGCGGATCCCAGGGGCAAAGGTGTATCAGATTTCGCGCTGGACGGACGTGAAGAAGCTGGAGAAAGCGCCGTATCGTCCGAAGGAGATCGAGTATTATGTCATGAGCTCCGATGCATCAAAGCAGACGTATCCGATGGAAGCCATCGCGGATTACCGTCTCGGCATCAATCGCGAAGTGACGCAAAATGTCGGCAATAATGATGTGCGGGATGCACTGGAGCGCGGCGAGCACCCGCGTATTCGATTCCAGAAAGATACGGTTTATGTGAATGGCTCACCCGTGCATCGTGTCGATCTTGGCCCGACTGCGATGGTCTGCCCGCGCTGCGGCGGCCCGCTCCAGGAGTCCAAGCAGTATTATGCCGGTGAGCATTTCTTCGAGCAGAAACGTGACGGCAAGTGGGGCATGGCCATGAAGGCCGAGAACTACCACTGCAACAATGTCGTCGAAACCAAGTTCCTCCCGAAAGAGGACATCAAGGATCCGAAAGAAGACATGCAGAAGTGCGGATTCGTGCTCTGGCAGCCGAAACGCCTGTCTCCGGCTTCGCTGGAGCGGAAGGTATCGCCGGCGTGGTATATCAACAAGCGCCTGCGCCGCGGCTTCTTCAAGTATCTGATCGCTGACGAAGTGCATGAATACAAGTCCGGCGAGTCTGATCGCGCAACGGCGTTTGGTCAGCTGGTCAACCACACCGAAAAGCAGATTCTGTTGACCGGTACGCTGCTTGGCGGCATGGCACGGGACATTTTCTACCTGATCGCGCGCCTTGATCCGCGGAAGCTGCAGAAGGAAAGCATCAACTTCAATGACGAGAGTGTCTTTGTCGAGCGTTATGGCGTGTTCGAGCATACGATCACCCTCCGCAACGAGCGCCGCAACCGCAAGAAGAAGCAGCAGCCAGGTGTCAGCCCGCAGGTATTCCCGCGCTTCCTCATGAGCAACTGCGCCTTCATTGAGCTGTCCGACCTCGGTTATGCGCTGCCGCCGTACCGAGAGCAGCCAATCTTCGTGGATATGGATGATGACCTGCATCAGGCCTATCACGAGCTGGAAACGGCCGTTGGCGACCGGATGCGCGAGAACGTCTTCCACGGCGGCATGAAGCACGTCGCCACGTACATCACGAAGATGTATCAGTACGTGGATCTGCCGTTTGGCCATGGTCCGATGATGTACGACGATCGCGGCACGGAGCGTCTGCTGCATCAGCCGCGCAACCTGCCGGATGATTACACGCCGCCGAAGTACAACGCACTGCTCAGCTACCTGGATGAGCGTATCGATGAGCGGGGCAAGAAGGTGCTCTTGTATGTGCGCTTCACCGGCAGCAAGAACCGCTATGCGGCGGATACGTGGCTGTACGACAAGTTGAAGGCGGATGGCTACAATGTCGGCATCCTGCGCTCCTCGGGGCAGTATGACGGTCACAAGTTCCCGAAACAAGAGGATCGGGAAGCATGGCTCCGTCAGAAGATGGAGAAGCACAACTGGGACGTTCTCATCTGTAATAGCCGCTTGGTGTCCGTGGGTCTCGATTTGCTCATGTTCCCGTGCATCAACTTCTATCAGATGGACTACTCGGCGTACAACTACATGCAGGCTTCCCGCCGCTCCTGGCGGATTAAACAGACCGAGGATGTCGAGGTATCCGCGATGGTCTATCGCGAGACAATTCAATCGGATGTTCTTGAGAACATTGCCAAGAAGATCGACGCGGCTATGGCGCTGCAGGGCAAGTTTTCGGAGGAAGGCCTCCGAGCAATGGCCGACAGCGGCGACGGCATCAACGCACTGGCGAAGAAGCTCATGAGCGAAGGCCGACTCGACGACATCAGTTCGATCGAGGATCGCTGGAAGCGAATCAATGCGTCTTACGAACAAATGCAGAACTCGTCTTACGAGGGCTACGACAGCTACGAGATGAATCCACTCGGCATCGAGGAGGTTCGCCGAATCTCTGCCGGCCTGGTGTCGAAGATGCGCGACGACGTGGCATCCGGCAAGATCTCGGTCGAGAAGCTTGACAGCTATCTGGCACATATCGAAGACATGTTCGTCGAATTTGCCAATGCGAAAGAAACGAACAAAGGCCTCAAGAAGGCAGATCGTATCGTAGAGGGACAAGGGATGCTGGTCTTGGAGTTCTAAGACTGGCTTCCTGAAAGGGGGTGATAAGCGTGCAAGAGGAAAACGCAAAACCTAAGCGCAAGCGCGGACCCGCCCCCGTTATTGTTCCAAAACAAGTATCCGATTGGATTAAGCAAACCAATACCTGTGGCAAGGTCAACAGCTGGAAAGTTGGCGGCGGATTGTCTCAGCACCGGTGAGAGGGGAGAGGCTATTATGCATTTCGTAAGCATTATTACTGACGGTGGCATCATCAGCTCGGTTGATCTCTATGATGGCGACGAGCTGAACCAGGCCATCGGAGATATGGAGCTTCATTTCTATGGACATAGCTTTGATGGCGAGACAGATGATGCCCGCATTTTCTTTGTGCCTGCTACAGTGCCTGCTACAGGCCAAACTGGCGTGGAGATCTACTCGTTCGATCCCAATAACCCGGCTAAAGCCCGAGCTCGTGCCATAGAGCGCTTTAGCCAGTTACGGCCTTGATAATGTTCAGGAAGCTGCGTCCGCGGTTCATTCGCGCAAAAACGGTGCTGTTCTTGTGGTGGACCTGGTTCAACGGTGAGCAATGCTTCATCGCGTTTGAATGCAGTCCGCCGATCTGGTGGCTGCCGGCTTATCAGAAGGGAAGCAACATGCGTCGGGTTGGCTTCCTATGGTTCGCCATTTGGTTCGGCAAGGCGCCCGTTGCTGGCTTGTACAAAATCAAGGAGGTGCTCGATGGCTAAGAAGAAGCTCGATAAGGATGCGCTGTATCGGATGGAGCGTTTCACGCCAGAGCAGATGATCATCGTTCAGCGTAGCATCTATGACTACGGTCAAGCGATCGGCGGCATGCCGATGCATCATTCCGAGGTTTACGAGAAGCGGGGCTGGCTGCTGCCTTTCTTGTTCGCCTACGACGATCTGCTGCACGGCCGCTGGTCGTACTGGCAAGACATTCTGCAGAAGGGCACGATCGTCGGCAGCGGGCCGATTCCGCGGCTTGATTTCATCCAATCGGCAGACGAGCGGCTCAATCCAGCGATGAAGATGCTCAATGACTGTTTATCACAGCATTGGACCCACGGTGCGCTGGATGATTTTGCGGATTGGCTCCTGTGGGGCTTTGCGGCTACGAATGAGCCTCCAAAGATCGATCCCCAGGTGAATGAGCATTTCTATCGCACTTTTGATCTGTTCCTGGTTCTGGATCGCCCTTACGACTACCTGTCGATGGTGCTATCAGAGCAAACCAGCCGCGGCTACAAGTCAGGGCTCGGCTACTTCCCGACACCAATGAGCATCACAATGCTGATGGCCGAGATGACGATGGCCGGATCGGATCCAGAGAAGGCGAAGAAGCAGTCGTTCATGGAACCGTGCGTCGGCTGCGGTGCGATCATGCTGCCGATGTCGAACTATGTGCTCCGTGGCTTCGCGTCGGACATCAGCATGATTGCCGTGAAGCTGTGCAAGATTCAAATGTACTGGTACGCGCCTTGGTTCGCGTTTCATCCAGAAAGCCTGCAGGGCTTCAGCGATGAGGAAGCGATTAAGCTGGTTCCATCGTTCGGCGGCCGCGGCATCGTCGAGGGTCAGCTCGCACTCGACCTTGTGGGGGTGTGACATGATCTTTATCTACTATCAAGAACGATAACAAGGAGGATTCACACATGAATGCAGTTGTACAAAAATTAATTGGCACGATGTCGGTAACCAAGGATCAGATTCTGGAGATGGTGGAGCTGCTGCCGGACGGCGAGACGCTGGTACCTTTTGCCGTGAATGGCGTCGCAAATGACGGCACACCGCTCAATCTCGTCGGTTACTTCTCCGAGGAAGCCGCGAAGCAGAATCTTACGGAAGACAAGGTAGATGCGTTCAGCGTGGCCTTGCTCCGCGAAGTCGAGAAACCGATCCCGGCCGGAGCCGTCAAGACGGTATCTATGTACGGTATCCGTATCGCTGTCAAAGGTTAGTTCATCCGAGGGCGTACTCCGCCTGACGGCGGGTTTCCATTTAGAATAATCGAGGAGGTTCACTCATGATGACCCAGGAATTGATGTCTGAAAGTGAAATGATCAAGGCTGCAGAAACGACCGTATTCACGTCCACGCAGAAAGCGAAACTGACCGTCAAGACGGATGCGTTGAAGAAAGCACTGAGCGAAGTGGCAGGATCTGTCGATGCGAAATCGGCAATTCCGATTTTAACCGGCGTCTTCATGCTGGCCACGAAATCGTCCATCGTGCTTAAGGGCTCGAACAGCAACTTCTACGCGGAGGCATCCATCACGGATACCGAGCAATTCATGCTGGAAGAAGGCTTTACCGCGGGCATTGTACTGCCCGGCAAGCAGTTCAATGAGATCGTGAATAAGGTGTCTGGCAAGATCATCACGTTCATCTTCGACGGCCTGAAAGTGGAGATCAAGTCCAAGGGCTCCAAGTTCCAGTTGACTGGCCAGCATCACGATCAGTATCCGGCATTCCCGGCCGTAAGCGAGCAAAACACGTTCGAGATGCCGTCTGCAGCGCTCCTGCACATGTATCAAAAGACGGTTTACTGCGCATCGAAGGCGCAGGATCAGCCGGTCCTGACAGGCGTGAACCATGAGGTGCGCGATCAGATGTTCCGTACGATCGCAACCGACCGTCATCGTCTCAGCCGTTTGGTTTATGAAATGAAGGTCGAAACTGGCGATTTCTCGCACACGGTGCCGGCTTCTACGCTGGTCGAGGTGATGCGCCGGCTGAAGAATACTACGATGGTAAAGGTCAGCTTCGATGAGGCCCATGTCGTTTACGAGATGGACAATGTTACGCTTTACGCGCGCGTTCTGGAGGGCAAGTATCCGGTCACCGACAAGCTCGTGCCGCCAGGCTTCAAGAGCAGCGCACAGATCCCGTCGCGCGATCTGAAGGCCATCTTCAAGCGGACGTCGCTGTATAATGATGCGTCCACCAATGGCTGCGTCGTGGTCCTTGTCTTCCGCCCGAAAGAGAACCAGCTCCGCGTCTTGACGAACAGTGATCTCGGCAAGTTCCAGGAAGACGTCAGCACGCTGAAAGGCGACGGCGATCCGGTCGTGATGACCTGCAACTCGAAGTATATGGTGCAGCTCCTCGGCACGATTCCGGATCACGAGACGGTCCAGTTCTGTATGAATGATCCGCAGGCGCCGTTCGTGCTGCATCAAAACGGCGTGCCGGATGCGAACGTGGATCTGATTGTCCCGGTTCGCCAATCGGTGCCTGATGCGGAGATCAAGGACTTCAATCCAGCTCCGACCGAGGAAGATCCGTTTGAGGAACGCGGAAGCGCGTATGCTGCTCAATCCGAAGAAGTAGCATAATCGATCAATGGGCGCTGCTGTTCACAGCTTGCGCCCTTTTTTGTTCCAAAATCTCGCAATTGCTATTGAAATCTTATCTTTAGCTTGCTATACTGTTTTTGTAACGCATTACATTATATAAAAGGGAGCGATCGTAATGGCGGTTACGATGGAAGAAGTATTACGCGGGGTGCCCGCAAAACATATGATTAATGAGTTGCCGTTCCGTCTGGTAAAGGGGCAAGCAGTTGCTCTGGAGAATGGAGACTACAGCCATCAGGACGAGGTGTATATCGTTGAAGATGGCGTCGTGTCCGACATCTACAAGAACGTCGAAGGGCAGCTGGAATTTCAACTCGAAGGGATTTGAACCCGCATGAACATCGCCATCCAGCGCGCAATCTTTGCCACGAATGCCTTCGCGGACGCCTTCCCGGAGAAGCATGTGGAGCTTTGGAAACGGTTCGTCAACGAAGTTCCACCGAATAAGCGTGGCGGCGTTTATGGAGCCGAGAACAAGGCTTATATCAAATGGCTGACGGAGATTCGCGAACCGCATTTCGTGATGTTCGCCCAGGAGCACATCGGTACGATGGAGAAGGGGCAATGAGTGCAGCAGCTGAGGATCTGAAACAGGTTTTGCCTGATGAGATCATAAGGCGCGCGACGCGAATTGTTATGAACCAGGCGGGCGAGAAGACAGTTATCCAAGACCGTTCTGAACATGATGATCTGGCTGATGCGCCGGACAGCGTGACCATCTCGTTTACGATGCCACTTGAAACTGCCTTAAAGTATTTTGGAACGCTCAACGAAATCAAAAGATTTTCTGAGAAAGCAAGATTATAGGAGGGGCATGTATGAACATCGGAGATAAAGTGACGTGGAAGCACCATGCAAAAGGCAAACACAAGGATCTGACCGGCAAGGTGATCGCAGAGATCGCGCCGGACGAAGATGGGTTCACTAAGCTCTTTCTGGTTGATAAGCTCTCGTTGAGCCGCATTCAATTTGAAAAAGGAGTGAAGACCTATCGTAGGTTGCTTGTGGAAGTCGAGCGCGGCGGCAAAAGCACACTCTCCGATTTCTACGCTCCGAATGCGGACTCGGTAAAGCTTGCGTAAGAAGGCAGCAGGATTTCGATCCTGCCTCCCAATCAGTACGGGATCTGTGGCGGAATCGGTAAAGACGCAGAGCAGACTTCCGGTGAGTCCCGCAGGGTGCAAATCTCACCGTGCATGGGTGGACGCCCCATGCCAGATCCCGTTTTGATTGGGGGTTTGTTTTCTTCCCGTTATGTTCCCCCTGCAAAATACGAAGAATGGGATGGGTTTTATCGTGGCAAGCCCGGGATATACGCTGGCGAGCACGAGATCGAGGCACAAGTAGGCAGGTATGCCGAACGTGCAGTAGGTGAAGAGCCGAAGATGCTTCGATTCCGACTCAATGCTGGCTGATGGTCCTTAAAGCGATACGCAGTGAGGCGCAATGCGATAATTAGCGCATGCAGGCTTGTCCTGTGGGGTTTTGCCAGTCCCCTCGTGAATTGACTGGAAGTCGCCACAAGCGCCAGCAGAGGATAAGCTGTAAACCTACAGAGAAGGCGAGCAGGGTGTGGGCTCCCCATGATGACCAAGCGGCGGGTGAGGGTTATCGAAAGCTGTGACGATCGAGAGTAGGTTAATATCAAGTGCTCGGGCGCTTTGCGTAGTAGAGCAGCCGACGCGACCTGAAATCGCGCATAGTAACGACGTCATTGGCATGTTCGTCCGATCTTCGGATCGGACGCTGCATTCAGCACATAGGTAAAGGCCGTCAGTTCCCCGTTTGCAATGTTTCAGGAAAAGCTTGTTAGATGCTCCACTTGCTTCGGCGGGTAGGAGGGAGGCGTGAAGGCGCGGGTTCAATTCCCAATCTATCAAAGCTGACCACAACAAACGTGAGCGCGTTTATATAAGCGCTGTAGGTTACCGGCATTATGCTACTGCGCAGGCTTTATGGTTGAAGCGGCTGCCACATTCTCCGCAAGGTAGGATATGATGGAGATTCGTTTTTGTGTTATGGACGAGCATACCGGGAGCCCCTCTATAAGCAAGATCGATCTTATCCGAAAAACGGCTCATGTCCATATGAATGTTGGCCCTGCAGCCTGTGTGTTGAATGGAGTAATCCAGGTTCGTCCCCTTGAAAGGGGGCCATTCGAGGTAGTGGACCATAGCGCTCCCCGGCGCCGCGGCCGGTGGTTTGAGCAGTTAGTCCAGATTCTGAAGCAACTCGTCCGAGACGGCTATGGTCTGGTGCCGTATGGCGTCTCGGACTGATCACTGCTTGTCCGATCTGGCAGTCAGCCTCTTAATCCCAATGGAAAGAGCAGCGCAATGGCCCTCTCTCAAGGGGACGAACTTTGTAATGGGCCCGTGATAAGCGGTCTCATGATCTTGACCAACAGCACTACATACGGCGGATAGTGAAATCTGCCCTGAATAAAATTGAATATCGGGTGGTGGATTTATGAAAATAAACGTCCAGTTCAAACTGCAGCACGTCTATTTTGCCATGTCGCCCCGGGCTGACGAGATCGAGGTGATCCGCCGGAAGCGGCCAGAGAACCTACTGATGTCGTATGCGCTCTGGCGGCATCAGGATTTGTCCGATTTTGTCGCGCAGATCGGGTATCGGCCGCACATCATGATTGACTGCGGCGCCTACACGTTCAACAACCAGGGGCGAAGTCTCGGGATCTATGACGTCTTCGAGATGTACGGCAACCAGCATGGGACGCCGGAGGCGGCCGCATCGGCGATCCGATATGACCTGTACGCCTTGGATCCGTTTGTCGCTGAATACGACGAGCGAGGCGAGGTAGAGGAGAGGGAGGACCTGGACCTCTGGCTGCTGCATCATTACGTCGAATGGGTCGATGCACATTCTGAATACATCGATCAGATCGTCGTGCTTGACGATCGGCATGATCCAGATATGACGCTGTTCTCGTATTACACGATGCGCGCGCTTGGCCACAACGTGCTGCCGGTCTTTCATTATGGCCACGACTTCCGATATCTCGATGAGTACGTGGTGGCCGGCGCCGATTACATTGCGCTTGGCGGCAGCGTCGGCATCAAGCCAAGTCTGCGGGCTGCTTGGGCCAATCAGATCGCCATCCGTTACCCGGCCATCAAGTTCCATCTCCTCGGTACGCTGGACAAGAAGCGGTTGATCGATAAGCTGCGAGGCATCTTCAGCGTCGATGGTACCGCTTGGAACACGAGCGCGAGCTTCGTGCGGGACCGTGGTGGCCGATCTAAGGTCGAGCAAGCCATGGCGAACGTAGAACGAATGGCCGACTTCGCGCAAAAGGGCCAGCTCGACATCTATTACACGCTATTTTAGGGGGGCAGCATGGATTACCTATACGCATTTCTGTTCGTTGCCGTGTACATCGGCAAGGAGATCATAATACGCAAGTATTATCGCAAACCGGCGGTGAGTCGCAATGGACGACAAGATCAAGGCATTCCTGAAGGATTTAAGTAAGCTGTCTAAAAAGCATGGCTTGTACGTGGCTGGCATGATCGACATCGTGGACTGCCGAGACATCATTCTGGCGGAAGACCTGGAATGTAATGCGGATCAATATGAAGTAAGGATACTACCGTCTCAAAATAATGAGGAAGAGGCTGAAGCGTGAACATCATCGATAATCTATTCGTCAAACCGAATCTTCAACATTCGAGCTTCGTGAAATTCAAGGAACACGATTCCGTCTTCTATGGAAAGGTCACGCATAATTCGGGCATGGACTGGGATATCGTTGACCTGCAGTCTGGTGATCGACTGACCTTAAATTGCAGCTCCCTGGCGTCGCTGCAAGCGAAGCTGGAGAATAAATACGCCGATCTGGAGATCATTCCGCACAATAAAGTGACCATAACATTTGAATAAGGAGGCATCATTATGCCAAAAGAACACGCATGGCCAGGATTATTTTTCTGCATTCTCTACCTTAACGATCCGGAGCAAGCCGACATCTGGGACGCGGACGCTGAGCAGTTCATCTGCTGCACAAACCCAAACCCACAATGCCTGCTCCCATCTGAGAAGGCTGCACAGCAAGTTCTGGATGCCGAAAACTTTGATGACCGCGCTGTCGTCGCGCAGTTCCAACTTCATGCGATCGATCTAACAACCGGCAAGATGGATTACTCGATCAATCGACTGGAGGACTGAACATGCCAAGCGAAAAATGTCTCAAGGCTGCTTCTGTTGTGACCGGGATCCCGGAGGATTCTCTGCACGTACAGGAGGATTACGGCAAGTACGGCTGCGTTATTCAGGATCGCAGCAGCATCGAATATTACGTCGAGCCGACGTATAAGGTCAAGGCTTTCGAGCCGGAGCTCGCGGGCATCGTGATCCTCGGCGAGCATGACGGTTGGACCGTCTATAAAGAACAGGAAGAAGACAAATCATGAGCCTCGCGATTTACCACCGAACGACGCAACGGACCAAAAAACTGTACATCGGCAACCTGATCGATAATGGCGCGAAGAATGCGAAGATCACGGTCTTGCGGGACGTCTTCGGCAAAGAGCTAAAGGGCGCAAGAATTAAAGCGCCGCTCGACCACCATGCCATGTATATCAAGATTGACCGGAAATTTAAAAACAAGATGCTCGAGGCGCCTGCCGAGGAGATCGAAGAAATGATGCGCAAAGCGCAGAGCCGACGCATACAAAGGATCGTCGATCGACTCGCCAAGATGCTCGAAGCAGGTGCAGCATGTCCGAAAGCCTGATCGTCATCGTCTATTGCGGTCATTACCGGCGAGCGCTGCTGCATCCGACAGATCATGAGAGCCCGAGTAATGAATGCTGCTTTGAATCACGTGTAAAGGTGGATCCAATCGAATGGGAGGAAGAGTGCGTCAGCATGACGTGCCCGTCCTGCGGCAACACACTATATCAAGGCGACGATCACTTCATTGAAGATGACGGACGCAAATATCGCGATGATGCCATCATTGATTTGACGATCACGGAGGGCTGAATGTAGCCCGTGAACGCTTATCTGCACAGAATGTATGGCATTACAGATGTCTTCTGCCCTGACGTGGGCGACTGCTACATAAACAACGAACGAGGGGGTAATAACTCGATATGAGCATGCAAAAGAAATTGGAAGCAGCAAGGCGCGAAGGATTCGAGGCTGGCCTGAAGGCTGGTGTTGCCCAGAAGGATATTCAAGCAGCCTTCCTGGATGGAATTAAGGTCGGCGCGGATGCAGCGAACGGGGTTTGGATTTCTGCCATCCAGAATACCCGCGGCGTAGGAGAAAAAACAATCCAGAAGATCCATGCCCAGGCCGAGAAGGAACACCAAGAGCGCAAAATTGAGCGTGAAATGCTCGCAAAATCTAACGTGGCAAAAGGAGCCTAAAGCACACTCACAGGGAGGTTGTTCATGAAGCCAAATTCAAAGCTGTACGCGCTCACAGATAAAGAAGTGAACCAGGTTATCGCGGGACTTACGCATGTTGTGAATGCGACCGACCTGATCGCTTATCTTAGAGAGCTGCGCGATACGCAGGATATTGCAATGTCCGATAAGGATAAAGTGCAATTCGTTCATGATCATTTTGTTGCGCGTGAAGAGGCTGCAGCAACTCGGTTAGGCATGATGTCCATTAACGCGAAGGCCATCGAGCCGGCCGAATAAGCAACGCGGGGGCTGTAGAGCCCCCAGAGGAGGTTATAAGAGATGGGTAGAGACATGGAGCCGTGGCTGAAACTGCGCGATGATTACGAAAAACTGCAAGCCGAGAACGCCGCGCTCAAACAGGAAAACGAGCGTCTCCAAGCGTGGTCTATGTGCAAGGTATCACCGCAAGAGGCGTTTGAAATTCAGCGGCGACAATCGTTAGAAATCGAACAGCTGATAGCCGACAAGGCGGCGCTGCTGGAATGTGTGAAGTGGTACGCGGATGAATTTAATTATGGGCCGCTCCATGCCGGTTATGGACCGAATATAAAAAACGATCAAGGATGGAATGCCCGCGAATGCCTCAACCGGATCGGAGCTGACCAAAAAACGCAGTAACGGCGCATGGTTAGACATATGTACAAAATGCCGCTTTTATGAAGTAGTGCGTTAAAGTAATAAAGTATAGAAGGATTGTGTAAACGAATGAATCTTCTCTTTCGCTATCTCGTTGAGCACAACATGCTTCGAGGCTTTCGTGCGGGTGAAAATTGTCCAGTCTGTGGAGAGGTATGTGATGATCAATCCGAATACGTTGATGTTGGCGTAGGTATGGTACAGGTCACATATGACATGTACTGCGTCTGCTGCGGTGTCGAAGGGCACAACAGCGGCACAGACGTGAACTGGTACGCCCCAGATGATAACTCCCCCACAGGGATGGCCGCACTACATGGTCCAGCAATTTAGGAGGTATTTTTATGAGCAATCTCATCGAAGATTTACAGTTCCTCAAGGAGCTGCAGGATGAATTGAACACCCAAGACCGTGACAGCCAGGCTGCTCCCCGCTTTTGGACTGTCGGTGATTATAGATGGATTGGCACTCCTGACGGTAATGCCGAGCGCTATTCCGTGTATCTCCCCATTGATGGCGAAGCTTCCACGATTGACGATTACATCAAAAATCTGGACCTCGACGATCTGGAAGATGACGCTCGTGAAGCTTGGAATGAACTCGATCTCGGCGATCATAGCGCCGTTTTCGATTGGATCCAGGAGCACATCGATGAAGATGCCTATATGTTCGGCGAGAGAAAGGAACATTTCATCAGAGAAAATACGATGTTCCTGACGAAGGCTGAAGCTAAACAGCATATCGAATCCAATCACTATCATTACACCAAAGAAGCTCACACTTATGCCATGACGGCATGGAGAGCCCCAAAGGTTGAAAAGCTGCTTAAGCTGCTAAGTGATTGTGACTTCAACAAGATCTTGTCTTCCCTGCCCGATTCCACCGTTGCATTGTAATTTATTCAGCAATGTGGCGTTCGCAAAAATTCTGAATCATTTTCAATGTTCTTTTCAATTCGTTATTCTCAGCCTCAGCAATTAAGGCTCTCTCTTTCCAATTAATATCTTGGCTATCGTTATTCTGAAGTTCATTGATTTCAGCTTCGCTTAAGTGCCCTGCTGCTTGCATCAGGTCAGTGTATGTAATGTCTCCTACGGAAACATCAGCGATTTTCTTGAGAAATTGAGCAGATGGCGGCGAATCAATCTTACCTCGCAAAAGACGCGAAATATACGATACGGCGACATCTGCTTCACGGGCTAAAGCATTCATTGAACGACTACCTTGCGCACTTGAGATGAGCAAGGCAAGCTTCCTTGGATCAAAGACCATTGACCAAAACCTCCTAAATATTTGAATTGGCTCTAGTGTATCATCGCTGTTCTCTGTATGCAATATTTGTTTATAGAGAATGATTGCGACGGATTTGTTCTCTATAGGCAAAACCAACAGGTATTTAGGAGCTAGTGATCTTGTGTCAAATCCCTTATAGGGCCAAAATTTCAAAAAAAATTTTCTTCGATATTGGAACGAGCAAGGAGGATTTATGGACAAGTCAATTGTGATCCATGTAAACGGCGGCGTCGCTGAGGTTGCATCCAATCCGTTTGAAGTACCTGTCGTCATCATCGACTTCGACAATAGCCGAGAGCTTCCTGATCTCGGAACGAGCGATGCGAATATCATCTGCCCCAAATGCAAACATGCCGGCAGCCAGCTTGAATGGAATGCTGCAACGCACGACGACTTCTCCGGCGGCGATCCGGATGCTGTGTTTGTTCGGATCCAGCATGCTACAGCTGGTACGGAGTTTACCTGCGCTTACTGCTATCAGACATCGACCACCGAAGAAATCGGGTTGACGCCTATAGAGCCTTTGGAATCTGAATCGTCTGCCGTGGAGAATCCGGACGATCTGAAGTGTCCGAAATGCTTATCTGATGCTGAGAATGTCAGTGGTGCCTTTGTGGAAGCTGGCGAATGGGACGGTAAAAGCTACGAGCTGGAGGTCAATGTCCATCGGTACCGCTGCCGCAATGCGGAATGTGCGAAGGAGTTCTTCTTCTAATGGAACTGGTCGAGGCCTATACGCTATGGAATGCGCAGTGGCCTCCGATCATGGCCGAGGGATGGTCGCGGCAGTGGCTCAAATGTCATGTTTGCAATCGGCTGCAATATTACGATTACATCCCCTACTCCCTGCAGAATCCAATCATGTGGAGCGCCTGCGGGCACGAACTCAAACGAATGCATTACCTGAAAGAGACACCATTAACCCTCAAGGAGAGTGATGACAATGAGCATGACCCTGATGACGTTCGGTGAATTTATCGAGAAATGGAACACGAACCATCGCCTGATTGGACCACATGACTACGAAACGCGGGACCACTGCGAAATCGGTATCATCGGTGGCCGCCACTGGTGCCCGGTTTCCTTCTCCCCCGCCCTAGAGCATCTGACCGGTGCCTTCGTTCGTGCGCAGATCGTGGAGCGCGCGCGGGCGCGAAGTATTCAGCTAACCGAAGATCAGATCCGCCTGTCACGTAAGGGCGTCGAAAACTGGATCTGTTCCAGGATCAATGAGTCCATCGACACCGCGCTGGACGAGCTGGAACTTGACCGCGAGATTGTCGTCCTGGATGCATGGGCGGTGCCCGGAACGGACATCGAATACGGAGACGTCTATACGGATCCCGAAACCGCCGTCAAAGAAAGTGGACTGCCAATCGATCAGCTGATTCACGGCTATACACTGAGCGGCGGCGATGACATTCGGGAGTTCGTCGAGGACAAGTTCGATGACTTCTACACGGACAAGGAAGAAATCAGCCAAATCCTCGTCGAGAATAACGTGGTCCACCTGGTCAATGACCTGAGCAATTTCTAA